TCAGCCATTTGCTATTCTTAAAAAATCGTCAACTGTAACAGGCAGATTGTACTCTGCATATACATCCAACGTCATTCGTATATTAGCGTGACCCATTAAATACTGAACAGATTTAACGTTCATACCAGCAGAAATCAGTCTTGTGCAGAACATGTGCCGAAAAGTATGTGGTGTCGTCTTTGGTAGAGTGTCGCCTGTTTCTCTATGGTATGCTCCAATCATACTTTCAATAATTGACTTGACGGAATCTTTGTCTTTTGGAGAAAGGGTTCCTCTTTTCAAAAATAGGAACGACGTATATCCATCCATCTCTGGACCAGGATCATTTAATGCTTCTCTTTGACAAATAAGCCTTTCGAAACTTTTTCTTGCGCTATCAGTAAGGGGGATTTTCCTTTTCCCGCTTTCACTTTTTGGCTCTTGCACAAATGTTCCAATTCCTGGGACATATGATATTTGATGTGTTATGTTTAAACAATTATTTTTTAAATCAACGTCATCAATTGTTATTCCGCATAACTCACCAACACGAACTCCTGTTTCATGCAGTATAATAAGCATATCTGTATATTTCTTATAGACTTTACTCGTTTTAGAAAAGTCAATAAGTTTTTTATACTGCTCTTCTGACAATAAAATTTTTTTCTTTTTCGTAGGCTTTATAAGTTTATTCAAGCTAAATGAAAACGGATTATAAGAAATCATATTCTCGTCAACAGCCATTTGAAAAGCAGGAGAAATTATATTTTTCATATTTCCGATAGCACATTGGCTCATTCCATTTTCGTTAAGAGATAAGAACCATTCTTTCGCATCTAATGTCGATATTGATGATATATTTTTTTCTCCGAATGGATCGTTTTTTATTTTTCTAAGATATTGCCCTCGTGTATAAGCAGAAGTTTCTTTAAGTGATTTTTTGTGAATAGTTTCATATCGTTTTATCAACTCATACATTGTTATTATCACATCGGCCTGTTCCACGTCAGACTCTAAAGTTTGTTTCTTTTTATCTCGAAGTGCTTTTAAATCATTTGCGTACATAGTATGCCGTTTTCCAAATTTATCTGTCCAGCGATATTGATACAGGCCATCTTTTCTTTGACTCTCACCTTCTTTTAAAACTCTACCTTTGTTATCTTTACGTCTTTCCATAATATTAGACTCCTTACATTATAATAAAGAGCCTTGATGTGACGACATGAGTATACCACACCAAAGCTCAAATTTCAAATTGAATAAGACTGATCTATGTACTTTTCAAGAGCTTTACGTTTAATAAGACGTTTTCGGCCTACAAAAAGCACAAATGGACAGTTTTGTTCTTCCGCCATTTCTCGAAGTTTGCATTGACCAATATTCGAATATGCTGCAGCTTCTTCTATTGTCAGGGTGGCTTTTTCCCAGATTGGGACTTCTTTCATTCAATCACCTTCTCCATCTTCTCTTCCCCATACCTTGCCACACACACATTATATAAGAGCATCGCCCTGGTCATCAGACCAACGCCACCGATACGAGGGGTTACTTTAATGTTATTCATTTTATAAACTTCATCAGCACAGTCTCCATGTTGCTTGCCATTCTCGTCGTAGTTAATGCCAACGTCAATGCAGATGTCTGTGTTGAATAGATCTATATGAGAAATAAAATTGCGTTTTCCAACCGCAGAGATGACAACATTTGCTAGTTTTGTAACGTAAGCAGTATTCTTCATGTAGCTCCCTGTACTATTCACAGAGATCACATTACAGTGCCGCTTAATCAGCATATCGACCAGTGGACGACCCACAATATCAGACTGACCACATACAAGCACATTCTTGCCATCCAGATTGTAACCGATGGAATCAAAAATCTTCATAACGCCAAGCGGAGTGCAAGGCTGAAATGGTGATGCAGAATTAAAGCCATCAACATCAAGTTCATCTGGAATACAAATATTTTTAGGATCGATATGTTTTGGCAGCGGGAGCTGGACAATGATACCGTCCACATCTTCCCAATTATAATCTTCCAGTATCCTATTATTTAATTCATCCTCCGTAATATTTTCTGGCAGTTTGATAAGGTTTGCTTCGATTCCCACCTCTTCACAGTCACGTAATTTACCTTTAATATAAGCGTTGGATGCAGGGTTGTCCCCTACTTGATAAATATGTAAAATAGGAGCATAGTCATCTTCTGCGATAATATTCTTGATTTTATCTTTGATATCTTGTGCGATAGATTTGCAATCAATAATCATTGTGAACCTCCTTTATAAGAATCCAAGTTTTATCAAGGTCGCTTAGTAATATCGTAACCCATATCTCGTGCAAGCTCTAAAAATTCCTCAAAAGACAAGTCGTGCATAATTTCCGCAGTAGATACTTTATTCGGAGAGACGTATCGAAATTGCTTCTTCAGTTCGATATAACTGTCACTATTTCTTTTGATTTTTACTGTTTCTGAGTGCTCACCGACATTTGGAATGGCAACATAAAAATGACTTTTAATTGTCTCCCCTATCCAATTTGGACGTCCAGCTCCATCTCTGTTATAAAATTTCGCTGAATATTCTTCAATCGAATTCTTCTCAACGTATCGTAGCAAAGTTTTTTTATAAAAGATTTCTCTACGGTATGGAGCAATGCCACATAAGTCAGCAGAGATAATATAATATCCAAGCTCTTTCATCGATGTTCTCCTTTATACCCACTACTACTATACAGAATATTTCGTAGCTGATTGATAAAATCATCCACAACGCATTCACTGCAATCCAAATTAATCGTACACATACTACAGCCATCTATGTAATGCTGCATCAAATCCTCTAATGATTTTTCGTAGTATTTTGCCTTGTTTTTGTAAAACCCTAATTCTTCCATAAAAATTACCTCGTTACTGTACTAACTCCATTATTTTTAATCTGTCCTTTTTGAACATGAATTATTACAGAGTCAGCATTAACAGTATTGGTTGACTTATATTCGATATATGGAGTGTTGCTATCATATACAATTTTTACATGTCCTTTTATATTCATATAAGTGCCATTACAAAGAACCGTAAGCATCTCGTAATTTTCTGCTGGGATATTAGACACCATAGTAGATGTATATCCGTAGATACCAGATTCCAGTTCTTCAATAGTTGCAGTCCACTCAATCGGATTATAATGACGATAGATACCGTCGCCAATCGCCCATACAAAATATCCAATGAAGAGAGTTGCAAATATAACAATGATTGATAACAGGATTTTCTTGCCAAGAGAAATCTTTACATCTTTACCATCCAAGTTCAACACCACTTTCGTTTACAATATAGATGCCGTTGTCTTTTAAATACTCAATAAACTCTTCATGTGGTAATTTATGGGCGAGCTCACAAATAGTGTAGTTACTTCTGCCTTTTACCCACTTTGTTTCTTTTCTCAAGTTAGACCACTGATGTACACGAAATTCCTTACAACGCCATTTTAAATGAAAGGTATCAGCGCACAAATCGCAAATTGGTATCTCTACATAAAAGTCACCCGGATAGCGTTTTCGTCGCCACCACTCCATATCATAGAATACAATACCATAGAGTTCAGGATAATCTTCAAATCCATGTTCTCTAAGGTAAGCAAAACCCAATCCATTGATGGTCCATTCTGGCGGCCTTGGGACTGTATATCGAAGCTGCGATTCTGTATGTGAGATACAGGCGTTGTTGTATTTACCGTCGATGCCCATAATGTACCAGTCGGATCTATAATAGCCTATTTGTTTAGTCACAACTAATCACCTCCCCCGTATCATCACCCAACGGCCACGTGCATCCATAAAATGTTCCCAAATTTTTGATTTTAAAATAGTACCATTTTTTCGTCACGTAGTCATAAATACTGTAGCAAGTGCAGCGGCTATCCGGCCAATGGTTCTTTTTAATAGTATCAATATCAAGTTCTAAAAATCGTTTAATCTCGGATAATTTATATGAAGCAAAGATATAATCCCATGGGCCACGCCAATGGATAAACCACATGTGCTCTACGAAGTTCGGCCATTCTACAGAAAATCGTTCGACTGGTTTACTTCTGCCAAAATTCTTATATTGAAGAAAATAGTTGCTGATACCGTGTACACCAGTCCAATAATGGTCTTTAGTGCAGATGAAATGAGAATAATTTTCCCATTCTGGATTTTGTATTTCCCAGTGATTCTTTTCGATTGAAAATCTATCGTCCATTCAATCTACCTCATAAAAGTCTAGTTTTACCGTATTATTTTCTAATTTTTATAGCGATAATACGTTATTATTTACCGTTCGGAACTGTTTCTCCATAAAGTCGTCCCATTTCATACCGAGAGGATTACCGTCAACATCCACACAGTTGCCATCATCATCACAATAAACAGCAGGCTCTGTTGGCTTGCCATAAAATGGGATAGATTTCTTTGGAACAATTTGAATTTCTTTGTTAGGATCATAATTGAAATCGTGAGTTCCATCGCAAGCCACAATATCTCCATCTGGCATTATATAAACCGGCTTGAAAAATTTTTTATTTGGATTGTTTGAGGTGTCAAAAGAGCATCCTACAATCTCATATTTATCCCATATTGGATTTCCTACACTCGTACTCGTTGTTAGCGATTTTTTCTTGCTCATGCAAATCAAGTCCTTTCAGCCAGTAAGATGGACATTCGTAAATTTTTTCGATGGCGTTTACATCGTAAAAGTGCTCTCGATCCCGCTTATTATAATCGTAATATCCGATAAATGACAGACCACAATCTCTTATTACAACGTTGTCTTTTAAAGGGATCGGGCGCTCATCCATGACATTGACCCAACCAAGGAAATTTTCGCAAGAATCAGTACATCCATCGCTAAACTGCTTCCTATAAGCGCATACTTCTTTATGTAAGCATTTACTGCAAACAACCATTCTTTCTCACTTCTTTCTAAATCATACATTCTTAAAAATAAGCTTGATTTGGCATATTATTTTTCTTTATCGCAAATTCTACAATACCGATGAAACGGAGATTCGATAATCTGCCAAAACATAGGTTTCCACTTGTGCTCACTAAAGATACGATTATTCTCCATAATGTCAACCGGATAAGAACCAGAATCACATTCAGGACAGTTGTACTTTAAATCACAATAATTGGCTGGCTTAAACTCTCCAAGAGAGTCTGCGTCTACCCAAAACTCGCAACCGCAGCGAGAACATCTAAACTCTACTGCATATTTTATTTTTGCTCTTTCCTTACCATGGACTTCAATTCGTACAGCCATTTGGCACCTCAATCCACAAAAATTTTTTCTCTTGGAACTGCAGATAAACACGATGAAACTTCTGTGTTGCATTCTGGGCAAATCGCCTGTTTGACCGGTGAGTATTCAGTCCAATCAAATTCTTTTGGAATTTTCGTATCTTCGTCATCAGCCCAAAATACGCATCCACATTTACAAAGGAATTTAACGGCGTATCTTATTTTCTTTCGCTCATGTTTGTGTTCAATAATCTTAATTGCCATACCATACTCCTTACTGCATACTCACACGACCATATACTGACCCATTTTTATCAGCCAGCAAACACTGTTCCAGATATTCTTGTTTCTTCATAAGTTCGTATTTGGCAGCGAAAATCATACCATTATATTCAGTTGCGGCTTCTTCATAAGTGTCTGCAAATCGATAACAATCAGGATTTTCCCCAACGCTAAAAGTCTTTGATCTCGTTTTGTTACTCAAGGTATGAAACTTAGAATAGCAACTTCTTTCTTCAAAAGTACCAAAAACAGGCTCACATTTGATGCCAGCCTTTGTATTGTCAAATCTAAACCCAGTACACCATAGAGGAGTATCTTCTGGGACTGTTTTAATGTCGTAAACCATATTTTATTCCTCAAATATTATTCGCTGCAAACACAAACGTACTATTAAAAATATCATGGAGATTTCTTTCTTGAATCCTATTCTCTTCAGATAAAGCAACCTTGATAATTTCATCGTCAGTATGTGTTTCGTCATATTCTGCCGTGTCGCAGACCTTATGACATTCGCCATCCTTCTTTGCGAATAGCGTTCCTTCACCAAGGTTTAATGGAGTTGTTTTATTTTCTTCTCGAATATGCGCTTTCATACAATCACCTTAATCAAATATCGTTAAACGTATCTATAATCCATCCAATAAGACTATTTAGTTTTTCTGCAATCTTATAAAGGAAATCCTTCAAATGAGGTTTTGGATCAGGCATACTGCATGTAAATTCCGCAGGGTCTTTTCTTTTCGGAGAACTTGTTTGCATGACATATACTTCATCGTTGCGAATAATTCCAATTTGAGTACAGTTATCGCAATTACAAATTTGGGTCTGATTTATTGTAACATTCCGTTTCATATATTTATTCCTCCCACCCACCCATAAATTTTAATTAGCAATCACAAATGATTCCAAGTCGAACTATAGTCAAATTCATCCAGAATTACCGTGAGGTCATATCGACCATGACCAATTTCATAAAAACCACTAAAGCCCTTTGCATCTTCTTTGAGCTTTGCAATATCTTCATCGTAATGATTCAGAGCACGCTGCCATGCACGATAATCTTTTTCGAGTTCTGTTTCTAAATATCTTTCGTGAAGCCGTTCAAGCCACTCTTCTTTAATATCAAGAGCTGGATAGATCACAAAAACATATTCGTAATCACTCTTCAGAAGCTGTTTACGAACTGCATCATGTGAAGATACGAACACAACATGTCCCTGTCTCGATAAATCAATAGCGACGTTGCAATACGATTTGGCCCAATTATCATCCTTTACAAAATTACTGCTTTCAAGATCGATTGCACGATACCAAACTTGGCGTTTACCTTTTTCAGATTATCGGCAGCCTCAGCATATGCGTCGCGTGCGGCATGATAATCGGCCATCTTAGCTGCCAGAATTCGTTTTGCTTCCTGTTCGGCAGTATCAGCATTTGCGAGTTCCTGATTCAGCTGAAAACCTGCCGCCTTGATACCACTGGTAAAGCCCTGCAGATCACTAGATGCAACTTTTTTCTCAGCGATATAAGTACTCTTCTTGCCATTGACAACAGAGTCTGTGTTGAACATCTTTACGATGCAATCAGTGGTGCCATCATTAACGTGATAAACATAAAAATACTTAGCCATAATCATTTTCTCCTTTACTCTGTGATATTATATCTTTCTTTATGTTTCTCGAACTCATTACTAGCTTCTAAAAATTTTTGCGTTGTATAGAATAATCTTTTCTGAAAGCTTTCACGCTCTTTACAAATTTTCTCAAGATCTTCTCTTGCCAACTTTTCTTTGTTCCACGCACATAGAAAAATCGCGTCTACTTCTTTATATCCAAGGTCTTCCAATGCCATACAATACATTAAAGTCTCTTTTTCCGAGGAAAACCGTTTTTCGATAAAATTCTCCCCATCAACAACACAGGCAAAACCAACCGTATTCCCATCACATTCTTTGTGAAATACTTTCATAGTATCCTCACTTTCCAGAACTCCCAAACCCACCGGCTCCGCGCTCAGTTTCGTCCAATTCGGAAACTTCTTCAAAATCAGCCTGCCAGAACGGAACAACTGCCATCTGAGCAATGCGATCACCGTGAGTAATCATTTGAGGGATATTAGAATGATTATGTAGTGCTACAATATACTCTCCACGGTAATCCTGATCGCAAATCCCTGTTTTGTTCGCAGGAGCAAGTCCCTGCTTGGTTGCCAAACCGCTGCGAGCATAGATAGCGACATACCAACCTTCCGGCGGAGCCATCCGCAGACCAGTATGAACCTTAACGGTTTCGCCAGGCTGAATCATAATACAACGGTCACCGTTCTTATTCACCATCGTTGCATCATCATAACCAATATAAGCGTACAGGTCTGCACAAGCAGCGTTTCTTGAGCCATAAGTCGGCAGATGAGCATCTTCGTGCAGTTTATTGATTTTAATGTTAGGGCGATAAGCACGAGAACAAGCCTCAATAGTTCCGTTACGTCCAAAATACTTAGTTGCGTTTCCTAAATCCATATTATTTTCCTTTCTTATCTTCTGGAGTCCACCAAAGGACTGGTCTTCGTAAAGCAAAACTCTTATTACAGCCGATTACACGTTGATTGGAACTCCCAATGTACGGCAAAGAGATATCTCGTTTGGATTCGATATATGGGCCATCGACTAGCACGTTTATATTTCGAATAATTGTTACCGTTGTCGGAATAGTTTGATATTTCAATTCTTCTGCCGCCTGTTGAATCAATTCTTCCCATGTATATCCAGTCCACATCCAAATGTCTTTGCTTCCTTCAAACTCGTGTCTGACTCTTATTAGAATTTTGCAAATCATCTCCCTGTTCTCTGGATACAATGGGTCTCCACCAGTAAGCGTAAGCCCCTGAATATAATCAGGTCGAAGTAAATCTACAATTTTATCGAGCGTTTCATCTGTGAATGGCTGACCACCATTCGGGTCCCATGTAGTAGGATTTTGGCAACCGGGGCAATGGTGATTGCAACCCTGCACGAAAAGTGTGACGCGCACCCCTTTGCCATTCGCTATATCACATGGAACGATTTTAGCGTAGTTCATTTTGTATCACCCATCGATTTCAAGATTTTATTTCGTTCTTCATAAAGATCCACTAATTCCTCTCCAACGATAGAAATTGGCTGACGCATCCTCATGAGTTCGTGCATGTCGTATCTTACAATTTCAATGTCTCGGTCTACTTGCTCTAATGTTCTCATTCATACACCTTCTCTTCCATTTTTGCGCCACAATAAGGACAATACTTAAAAGGCTTGTATTTCTCAGAGCCGACACAAGGCGTCTCGCGCGGATAGAAAAAATCTTCGTAAAACTGTTCATCACAATTAGAGCAGTGATATACAAAGTCTTCCTCGTCATCGCACGGCCAGTGGTTCCAGTGTGCAATAGCACGAACTGTATTAGATTCTGCTTTCGGAAGTCTTAGTAGGTCTTCGCGTTCTTCTGCTAGAAAATCCGAATAATCATCTTGTTCGTCATAAAAGCGCATATGTTTCAAACCACTGTCAATCTCATTAAGTAAAGGTGTAATGTCCACCCATCGAGCGTTTTCAGGGATATATTTTGCCATTTAAATAAACCTCGTCCACATACTTGCACATACGATGATAAAAATATTTAAAATGATACAGCCATACATTCCGTTCTTCTTGTCGCCTCCGAAAATATATGTAGAGGTATCATACAGAATCTGCTCAGAACGAATTACAGTTGCTGTTAAAAGCAAAATAATATAAGCTTTGGTCACGAGCCAAACAATCTCAGCCAACATCGATCAACACCTCCTCGACAGGAATAATCTGACCATCAACGTAGCAGCACATCTGACCGTATTCATTATAATAAGGAGACATGTAGCCGTAACCTTGATTTCCGTTACTTTCACTGAATAAGTAATACATAATGTGTGTATCCTTGTCGTATACCATAGGGGTATCACTGATACGATAGAACCAGCCATTCTCTACAGCTACATTCCCTACTGAGTCTTTCACGCTTGTACTGCATCCAGTCAGTATAATAGCTGCTAGAAGTACGCATACGGCAGTATTTTTGAAAGTCTTAAACATAATTATCGTCCTCCGGCCAGTCAATCGGCCAGTCAATCCGAGTCCCGCACTGACCACAAAAGTTGTTGAGATTTCCATCTTCGTTATAAAGGTATTCACCACTGCCACAGCACTGGCAGGAAATGATGCCATCTTCTGCAAAAGGATTGTTAATCATTTTTAGCCTCAATTTCTTTCCATCCAATGAAATCACAAATACAAAGCTTCTCTGGATCACACCGATGAAGCAGGAATTTATTCTGTCCAGAAAGCCTAGAACCGCCAGATACTTCAGCGTATTCACAACCATCTTTAAACATTTCGGAAAGACTCCATTCCTCAACAGCAGATAAATCAACATCATTTTTAATGATATTGCGATCGCATCCACGGCATTTAAAGATTTTTACGTATTTCTTTTCCATGTCAATCTACCTCAGAACCCTTATCATCGTAAGTGTCGTTTTTCATATCATCAAAGAAAGATTCATAATCAAACCACTTATCCTCAAGAATATTGCCAATGATTTTAACTGTACTGCCCCAGCCTTTTGTTGCCACACGGACATATTTCCCCTTCATGTCCTCATATTTGCTACAGCCAACCGTGTCCATAATCCGCATGATGGCCTCAATGCCGGAAGCATAACCTTTAAAGTTTTTTGCTCCAACATATCCTTTACCAAGGACATAGCCACCATAGCAACAACAAGGGCCATGACCATCAAGACTCAGATAAGAAACAAGGCAAGCGTGATCTTCCATGCTAAGAGACACATTCTTGATTTCTGCATTCCAAATTTCGTATCCTTCAGCCTCAAGCTGCTCTTTTGTCCATTTCTTCATATATTTACCTCGCTAGAACGGCACTTTTATAAAGTTATAATTTGGTCAGTAAAATCAAGCTCATAAGCCTCTTTCCAAGACCATTTACGAACTGGAACAGCCTCGTATCCTCGTCTTTCGTAAATCACTACATCACGATTTGTTGGAGAATACTCTAACTCATATTCATACGAACTCTTCTCATAAGACTTTCCGTAAAAATACACAATCTCATTCTTCTGAATGGATTTATAACATTTCCATGCCTCACGAAGAGCTTCTGTGCTGGCTGCATCTTCAGTGTCGAAAAAATCAATGGCAATATCACTGTTGTCAATCGTGATACCATTGTAGAAGTTTGTAAAAACGCCCCATTGCTTCATAAAGCACCCCACTTTTCACGGCCACAGGTATCACAGACGAAGTGCCACTTATCGTGCAAGCTGTGATTGCTGTCATAGAGCATCACACCACTACATCGGCTGCACTCTGGAAGAAACCAACGGAGAAGATGTTTTAAGAATTTAACAATCATCGTTTCCCTTCTTCTCTAAAATACCCGCTGCTTCCATAATCTCAAAGAAATCATCCATGAGAGCATCAGCCATCTTTCCAGAGATTTCTGGAGGTTTTAAGCCAAAATCTCCAAATGCACAGCAAAGGCAACCCCAAGGAGTCAGAAAATATCTTTCGTTGTCATCTTCAGGATTGATGTTTTCATAAACGATATTTTCGTCTTCCATCTTAACCACCTACCTTTTCTGTGTTCTGAACCATACAACTCATACCGGGATGAGATTTTTCAAAACGATGATGTGCTTTGTTTATGGCATCATTTTGATCCTGCGCTTTGACCATATATGTATTGAGTTCCTGATGTCCATCATCGTAGTACATTACTTCAACAGACCAATAATCCATATAACTCCTTTCATGCCACCACACCCACCCTACTAATTTATTTATTGACTCTTGTTAGTTTTAAAACCTCCAAACACAAGTAGAATTAACCAGATTCCACTTGCAACCCACAGTCTAAAATTTGGCCCGAGCATTTTCCAAACACCATAGAGAATAAGGACTGTGATAAACCAGGATAAAATAAATCCTAAGATATTTGCGAAAATTTTCATTTTTAAAGCCTCGTTTACTCACCCTTGGTGACGACTGTATCTGCACCCTGAACGGTGACCCAACCATGCTTCAGACGAGCTTCTGCTTCCTTCATCTGAATCAGCTCAGGAGTGATAGACTCGGAAAGCACCTTATTTGCATCAGCCTCAGCCTGTGCTTCAATCATCTTAACGTCAGCTTCCGTCTGTGCCTTAACCTTATCAGTCTCCGCCTGAGCCAGAGCGGTCTGCTTATTCAGCTCTGCAATTTCTGCGTCCTGCTTTGCCTGTTCCTTTGCGCGAATCTTCTGCATCAGGGTATCGTCAGGCTGTGCGTCAACAATCAGCGCGGAAGAGACATTGATTCCATATTCTGCGGTCAGCTTCTCATTCAGATAGTTGGTGATTGCAGTATTAACACCTGCGCGATCATCAGAATAAATCTGCATGACACTGAACTGAGGAGTGACTTCCTTAACATAAGCAATAATATCGTTCTGGATCTTGCTCTCCATCAGGCTCTCACCATCCATACCACCAAACTTGGTGTACAGTTCAACAACATGCTCCGGCAGGAAGTTATAATTGACAGTCAAGTTGATTGCAATCGTACCACCATTAGCAGGAGCATCAATATGCCAATCTGCGTGTTCCTTTGCGCCATAATCGGACGGAGAATTAGAAAATACCACTCGCTGCTGAGTAATCGGAAACTCAGACACATGCTTCAGAGGGCTCATAAAATGCCAGCCCTGAGAAATAGTTTGCTGCTCGACTCCCTTCGCGGAATAAACAACACCAACATAACCAGTATGCACTCGCTCGGTACAAATCACCGCGCCAACTGCAACGAGGAATGCAACAAAAATTGCCATAAATTTCTTCATAAATATCTCCTCAATCTTTGTAGTTATCTTTTAAAATGTAATAGGCGATAACCCATACAATCACAAAGAAAACAATAATTTCTTTCATATGTAATCCCACCAACCCACCACTTACACGTTAATGAATCACTCGATTGTGCTTAACACGAAGCTCAACTTCTTGCTGCTTACCAAGATTGAAAGCTGTAGTGTAATCGCCCGTGAGATAACCCGTCACACGACGAAGATGCCGAATATTATGACTTCCACACTCAGGGCAAGTATCACCAATCTCATCACAATAACCGCATTCCATACAGGTATCATTTGGAACATTCACTGCAAAATACGGAATGTCATGATCCATTGCATAGTTCACAATTGTTTCCAGCGCACCGAGATTATTCTTTACAGTCGAGTCGAGCTCTACATACGCGATGCAGCCTGCGCTTGAATATCCGTCAAGCTGAGACTCAATATCGATCTTTTCAAACGGTGTCACTTCTCGCCATACCGGAACATGGACACTGTTAGTGAAGAACTCTTTGTCTGAAACGTTTTTAATATCACCATATTTTGCCTTAAATCTCTGCATGGCAGTAAAACAAAGGTTTTCTGCAGGCGTAAAGTACACGCCAAAATTTAGAGAATACTTGTGCTTGAATTCGTCGCAGCGATCTTTGTAGAGCTGACAAATTTTCTTTGCAAGCTCAAGACCATTATCACAAGTTTGATCTTCTCCAATCAAAATCTGAAGAGTTTCAGCCATGCCGAGCAAACCAACAGCCAACGTGCCATGTTTCAGAGCAGAACTAATATCTTTTCCGTCATATCCGGCCATTGTTCCATTCTCCCACATGAATTTTGCAGACTCAGGAGACTGAGAGCAAATCCACTCGAAGCGTTCAATCAGCATATCTTTTGCTTCATGCAACTTCTGGTCAAGAATGGACATAAACTTGGCTACAGTCTGTCCTTCAAGGTCTTCTCCAGTAGCGTTTTTAATGGTATATTCCTTCGCTTCCATTGCAAGAGTAGGAAGAATAATCGTAACAGGACAGATATTCCCTCGGCCATCCTTCAACTGCTCAAAGCCGTTGACATCCCAACCATTTGCAGTTCTACAGCCCATCGTCGAAAAATACGTTTTTACATTATTTTTATCGTATCCTTCATTACCGCTCCAATCGACATTGGCATAATTAGGATAAAGACGCTGTGCAGTGGAACGCAGTGCCAGCTGATACATATCGTAATTAGGGTCTCCGGGAGCACGATTGATTCCCTTAGCCATCTGGAAAATACCACAAGGGAAAATGCTAGTTCTATGTAATTTGCCGATACCCTTAATGGAAGCGTTTAGCAATGCTTCGATAACCATTCGGCCTTCAGGCAATGTACATGTGCCATAGTTGATAGACGTGAACGGAAGCTGATTTCCGCTACGTGATTGGAGTGTATTCAGATTATGGTACATGCCTTCAACGGCTTGGTTCAACTCACGTTTGGTCATATCCATTGCGTACTGATATACTTTTGCATTCCTTGGATCATTAGCCTCTAGGTCGTTAAAAGATAATTCTTTGGGTACTCTGCTGGGGTCATCTTCAGGCTTAATGTATTTAATCCCATCTTTAAAATGCTTCGAAAAGCTCTTCCGTACATAAGGAACCATAGTCCAGTCTAGGTGTGTTGCGCTCACGCCGCCGAACTGCTGAAGACTTTGAATCTGGAAGATGACTGCGACAAGCTGGAATGCCGTACTGATAGACTGTGCAGGACGAACATCAGTCTGGCGAGTGTTAAAACCATTCGCAAGCAGGTCATCAAACGGAATACTCAAGCAATTGTGCATACCAACTGCGTAGCTATCGAGATCGTGGATATAAATTTCGTTGTTCTCGTGATTCTCACGAGCCATCTTAGACATGCAATAATCAAGGGCATATCGCTTGGAAACCACCCGGCTCATCTCGCCAATACGACCGCCAAAAGATGCTTCATCAACATTGGCATTCTGGTTATCAATCTTTTTGCCGAGAAGTTTCTCCTCGACTGCATCCATCAGCTCTTTGTAATTGCTGCGAGCAATACCATGTAGATATCGGTAATTCATATAAGAACGAGTCGTCTCGTAATAGCCACTCTGCATAAGACGATTCTCAACTGCATTCTGAATCGCTTCTACATCCATAGTAGAGTCAATGGCTGCGATTTCAGATGCAATACTATCACTCAGCTTGTGGTCAACAGGATCTGAAGAATCATTCATCGCCTTCTCAATCGCATTTACAATCTTACTTTTATCAAAAGGAACTTTCGTTCCATCACGTTTAATCACATATTCCATGCAATCACCTCTTAATCTTCCAACCAACGATTTTGGGCCACATAAAAAACTCCGACCACAGCTACAATCAATGCGATCCAGAATACATAAAACCAAATCACTCGTGTACCAGCTGCAGAAATCATATAATCTCGTGCTTCTTCGATGTTTTTATCCTTAATGAATTGTGCATTATGTATACTTTCGTCGCTCAAATTTGCAAACAACGTTCCATCATAATGAACTTCTTTGACATAAAACTCGAATTTCACATGAGGACTGACTTGTACAGTTGTCAGGTACTTGCTTGATGGCATTTTGATGTCACCATACTTGAATTCTTTGCCAAGAAACGTAATATTCTTAGAATTGTGTTCTTCTGAACTGTAATAATCCCAAGTCCAGTACGTTTCGACTCTTGTTTTTGTATGGCCTTTGCTATCCGTAGTAGTTACAGTTCGTGTATGCATCGTATAATGCTTTTCTTCGCAATAGATGTACATCCACTGTCCGTCGATACGTGAATCACTTACGGTATCTACTGCTTCTAGTGCGCCTTGGCAAAAGGCGTTGCCTACGTTAGTTCTTATTCCATAATCGAACATATTTTCGGACTCAATCGAAATTGCTGTATTATATTCTTTCTTCTGCTCAAGCGAATCTCTGGTAATATTTCCAACGATAACGCTACCAAGTATCAGCATGATGAACACAATACCAACACTGACGATCAATTCACGATAAGTAATTTCGGCATTACCGATTTCCAAAAAGGTTGCCGACTGCCGGTGTTGCCTCATTCCCCTCATAGGACAGATACTCATAATTCTGAACCTCATATCCAGTCAGACCCAGCAGAAAGGAGTTCGGAAACTTACGAACGCTCTGCTTATATTCCTTCACGACACGATTATAATCGCCACGATAGTTTGCAATCAAATTTTCAGTGACGGATAGCTCATTCATAAGCTCCTTGTAGTTGTCGCTAGACTTCAGTTCAGGATATGCTTCCGCAATAGCTGCAATCTGAGTCGTAATCTCTTGAGCAGTCTGGCCGGAAGTGCCACGAGCATTCACAACATCCATCAAGGTCTGATACTCATGTTGGTCATAAGCCTTGACAGTTTCAACCAGATTTGGAATCAGATCAGCTCTGCGCTTCTCCTGAATCTCAATGCCAGACTTAGCTTCCTGAATCTGCTCTTCATAAGAGATGGCCGTGTTCTTAGGCCCCTGCACCATAAAGGTCATGCCAAGAATGGAAATCAGCACGACACAAATAACGATAATAGGTAACTTCCAGTTGTATCTCATTTATGTAAACCTCTTAAAACTTGACCTCATCGGCGCAATCAGGAACCACGGCAGTCTCGATGTTGCACATCGGCTCTGCTTTTGCTAATTTGTCGGATTGGTTGATTGGATGACAAGTAAGCCCATCCCACTCATGGCTAGTAGGATAATCATGCGAACTATTGGGCATCGTAGTCAGCCTATCATTAGTCTCATCAGGAATCTTCTTTAGCGTATCTACGACACTTTCAGTAATCTTCTGTTGCTCCTCTAAAAGCTGGATTTTATAGTCCAAATACCAACGTGCCTTCGTTAAATCCTGAAGTTGAGAATTACCATCTTTGTGTCCTGCCCGGCTCAAATACTTACCAACATTCCAAAGATAAGCATCCTTGTCCAGTTGCCACTCTCGCAGCACTTTGATAGCCTCATAGGGATTGTCTGCACCGCCGTAATAAGACGGGTGCTCGACGTTCTTCTTAATTTCGTCAAGTGTTTGCATCAATAACCTCCTTGTTTTTTTCAATAGGCTTATAAACATCTGCCAACCGAGGATGACGGCCACAGCAGCCACGACCTTCTGGGCAGAACGGATACTTCGGATTAGCCTCACAGGAAGGAACCATCCAGTTTGCTACTTCGGGACAAACCTGTGCAACTTCCTTCTTCATTTTTGTGAACATCTCGCGGATTTCTTTTTGAGCCCTAGAGCAAAGCCGCAGATGACTCATCTCAATCAAAGCACGAGCGTTCATCGTAATATAAAACTCTGTGCAGCAAGCATTCGGAAGAACTGCACGAGCGTCTTCGTTTTTGGCGTTGTGATACTTCTTGAGAATCTGATAATCGGTATCAATGTCCGACATCATATTATCGAAAACATCAGCATCTTCACCGGTAAACGGGTTCACATACTTGAATCCATCCTCGTTGCAATAACGCTGGCTGCGGCAGCTCATGCTAATATGTCGATGACGACTAATCTGTGCCAGAAGTGCTCGACTTACATCTTTGACGTAGAACGTAAAGTTGATGTGTTCAAGCACAGAATAGTGACCACTGGCTTTACATCCTTTGGCGATTTTGTAGTCGTCAGTCATTGAAGAGTCATAACAAATACTCGCAGCTTCCTCTACAATATCTAAAGGATTCTTATCACTTGTAGGAACAACTCGCTGTGTGTACGCGATCAAATCAACTACCATTCAACTCTCCTTAATATTCGTCCTGCCAGTTTTCAGGAATGTCGTTCTCGTCAATTACGATACAATTCCTGGGTGCAACATTCGTTGTGTACTTTCCATCTTGAACTTTAATCATTACATTCATGATGGCGACAACTTTATGAATACTCCAAAGAACTCCTCGACCTTTTCGAGTTCTAGCTCTAAGAACTGTGTCGCCAATATGAATTTCTCTGTTAAGAATATCGGTTACCATTTAATCCTCCTTTACTTTAAAAGTGCAAACTTAAACCAATCCGGTAAACTGGATACTGAAATCCCATATTTGATAAGGCAAGACAACAGCCACAACGCAATCATGATTCCGACCGCAATAAGATAATCCTTAAAAATCTTAATGAAAGCGATCCACATCTTAATCGTATCTTTCACTTACCTCACCTCTTTATCCCATTCATCTCTACGTTTTAGTGAAACAAGATAGTTATGTTCAGTTGTCACAACACAATCATCTGCTTGCCGGTAAATAAGTTCGCCACGTTGTTCAATCGGATACCATCGTTCAAAATAAACTATATCTTTTTGATGATTATCCTTTTCGATTTTTTCGACCCTTACAACCGAAATCATTGCAAAATAAGGGAAGCCAGATGGAACCTCTGTAATCAACACATAATCTCCAACACCAAATGAATTCCCGTATTGGTCAACTGCCACTTACCTCACCTCTTTCAATCAAATCATCAACAGTAATCTCTCCACAGAGAACCTGTTTAAGCTGCTCTTCTGACAACTGATATGTAATCGGCTCTCCACACTCGACAGGATATCGAGCTAAGGTTCTATAATACTCTGCAAGGGCTCGTTCCTTACGACCCTGCTCACGATAGTCAATACCAATCATATCGCCTCACCTCCTTCCTCAAATTCTTCACTCTTTCCGGTCACGACATAGACGTCATCTTCGAGATCTTCTTTTGGAATCATGACAATGTTTAGCATTTTTCTGAATAATTCATTATCAGTTACGATAAAATAAAAAAATTCAGTTTCTGAAACTACTTCGTATGTAGTTCCTCTTTGAAGCCGAACGACTTCATCTATGCCAACATCGGCATAATAGTCCGTCCTGAAGTACATCCTCATTAAGGCTCCTTGTAGGGTTCCATATCACCCTTCCAAATTTGAAAATAAGGATGTGCGTCAATGCCGTAAACCTGACCCTTCATACCGGTACTGGTAATCTTGTAAGGCTTTCCATCCTCAAGGCTATTGATAAAGTCCTGATACTGAGGACTCATCTTAAAGAAGTCTTTCTTGCCCTGAATCCTCTTTACCTTAATAGTGACCTCATCACCAATCTTTGGTTCCCACTCTTCAACTGGCATTCCAGCCAAAAAGTCGGGACCACCGGCCTTCTTGATTCGCCGGGCGAGGATTCGTGCCTTACGCTGCTCTCTGCGCCGGTCTTCTCGGTTCATCGAATTACTCATATTCTGTTCCTTTCAGCTTATCAAAGTAGGGATCGCCGTCTCGCTTCTCTAATAAGTTGAGCTCCCCGGCGGAGCCTACAGAATACAAACGAAAATTTTTAAAAATCTCAGCACCTTTAATAGTGGCTAGAGATGTGATTATGTACAATATATTGTGTTCTTCTGTGCCATCGGTAAGTCGAACTTCAAGTCGTTCTTTCTTAGGGATGGCTAGTTTTCGGAAGTCTGTCAGATAAAACCACCTTCTTCCCATTTCTTTACAATCTGTTTGTTGACATTGATTGGAAGACGTGGATTTGTTAACTGCACAGGAGACACGATGCTAACATAAAAGTATGGAGAAAATTTCTCATCTAAATCCTCATATACTGCTGCAAATTCGCCCAAACCAAAGCGATCTTCTGTTATAATATAGTTCCAAATCGCGAACATCCGACTACTTTTGTATGGTTCCCACCAATACCCATTATTCGAATGACAATTTGCCTTGATAACTCGCATAACCTTTTTACGAGTGTTCTTTGACATGTTTCTCATATGATTTCTTCCTGTTTTGCTTTCTTCGAGACGGTTAGCTCTCTGAAGTCGTTCATTTTGGCATTATGTATGCTTTCTCATTTTTCCGATAGCAATCAAAAATACGTGCGACAACATCGTAGCATCTACTCTCAGAGTTATAACTACCAAGAACAATTCCGCGCTCGCCCATACCTTGCCTTGCGTAAACATTAAGGCTTGCGGTATCAATGATTGCCATACGGTCAAGATTTATAATTTCTCCGCCTTGCGTTAAAAGTAGCATTTTAAGCCAGTCCTTCCCGTTCAGCTTTCCACTGAGCATACTTATCATAAGCAATCTTCTGAGCAAGCTCTTTGTTTTCAGCGGTAACATAAATAGTCCATGTCATACCATTATTGAAAAGAGTGTCCTCAAAATAATCAGGTTTCCACTCCCCATCTTTAATATCTTCGATGTCTCTGTCAGAATGGCATACGATCCAATCCCCATTTTTTTCGTAGTGATAAACCTTCCAGATCCCAATCGGATTTATAATACTATCCTCATACTCTTCGACATCACCGTCGTAGGCCGCAGCGATTCTTTCTGCTTTTTCTTTATCTTCAGTGATAGTAATAATCCGATAATCTGAATATTCACCTTGGGTCACTGCGTAATAAGTCTTCATAACTCCTCCTTAACCGTAACTCACTTCATTCTTATCATCTCGGAATCGTACAAACGTCGGGAATTGCAGAGACTCAAGGCCAGTCTTTTTGTCCATCGTGACCTCTTTGTACTTACATTCCACAATTTTGCCAATGTAGTCATCAGGATTCGCCCACACAGCAGCTCTCGTAGCATCATCAAAACCAGAGCCGACACGAAGCTCGTTGCACTTGTAGTCCACAACCAGAGCGCCCATCGTACCAGCCAGACGGTTCTGACCTTCCTCAATCGCTGTGATTCGTAGATCAACAGTGTAGAATCGCTTGATTTTGAGACATCCGTTGTGACGAGCCCGGCGATAAGGGACGTCCGTGTTCAACATAAGACCTTCCCAATCGTGCTCGACAGCATAATCAAGCCACTTTGGAATCACGTTTTGGTCTTTTCCTTCATAGACCATGGGAACAATCTCAATATTCTCAAGGTGCTTGCGAGTAATCTCTGCGCGAAGACAATTTAACCCAATACGGCGAATTTTATATGGGATAGTACACTTTCCACGGTCGAACTCTACAACAGGAATCACATCAAAAATAACGAACTTGATACCCGTCTTGTCCTTACTATCCGAGTTCAATAGGCCAGTGCCATAACGAAAAGCCTCTCCGTCCGACATTCTTTCTGGGTTCTTGTAGATCAGCTCACCATCAAACACCCACGCATCTCGCCTTGAGGCGTCTTCATCGTATAGAGCGAGCAGATCATTCTTTATATGGTCTAATCCTTTAAACTTCTGAGCCTGCCGAGAGATGAGCTCGCCTTTATACATGGTTCCCCTATTTCCATTCATCTTCTGGCTTAAACTGAACCAAATGCCATCCTTCAGCTTTACCTTATCAATCGGGTATCCCTGCTGAACCTCCCAGACAGGAATAATCTCTTCGCCGTACACCTTATTGATGGTAGCTGCTTCAACTCCAATCGGCAGGTTCTTAGTGAACAGTCGCTTTAGAAACTCTTCGTACTCAGGGTTTTTATGTAAGTAATTTTGGATTGTTGCGATGGATGCATCAGAGCCAGTGTTGTGACCTTTACCCATTAGATAAAGACATCCACAACTGTAATGCTCAAAATCTAAATCAGGCTTTGCCGCCACCTTCTTGTTGATCTTTGCGTCAGACAGTCCAGTCACAATTGCTGGGTCAAGCAAAAATCTGAAGAAAAACATCAGCTCATCATCTTCGTCGCCAAAATCCTTTCGTGCATCCAGCAAAATGCGGGTCTTGTCCGTCTTCTTCTTTGCTTTCTGCAATGCCTTAACCATCGCATCAAGCTTACCTATGAGCTCTTTATCTGTCATAAAGCCTCCTTGCGTATCCTGTATTATGTAGTTATAGCTAATAAAGAAAGGCTTGTCGTTACGAGCAAGCCATTTCTTTCCCGTATCCTGTATTATATAGTTAAAGAGAGAATTTTAAGCCTCCGGGATGGAGACTTTTTATAACTATATTATACAGGATACAAATATAATTGTCAATGCTTTTCTGAAAATTCTTTCCGTAAAAATTCCTTCAAGAACGTCCGCTTATATGGCACTCTCGAAGTCTTTACAGCCCGATCAAGAGCATGAGTTTCGGCGCAAATCACACAATACTTCTTGGCACGAGTGATGGCCGTATAGAGCCATTCTCTCGTCAACATCAGGTATGCGGAGTTGTCCATACCAACAATCACATATGGAGCCTCACTGCCCTGCAACTTGTGACAACTCAGAGCATAAGCAAGTTCAAGCGTTGCCCAGATGTTATTCCCACCAAAGTAATGTGGAATGAAGATCGTGCCCCACTGATCAAAATCAACCAGAATAAAACTATTCTCAATTTTTCGGATAATGCCACGGTTTCCATTGAACACCGGACACTTCTCTTCCTTTTTCTTTGTCTTGAGATTGTATGTGTGAAGCTCATAGTTGTTCTTGTTGATAATAACTTGATCGCCCTCACGCAGAGTATACACTCTATCCTTGCCATCACCATAGATTGTGACCTTTGCTTCTGCTTGACCACGACTCGGATTCACAATTTCCTGAATAGCATTATTGACTTCATAAGTACAGATACTACCACGCAGCTTCTGTGGAAGTACAATCTGAATCTTCGCACTATCATTCCCTACCTTATTATATAAGGTACGGTACTGATTGATGATGTGGTTGAACGATTCACTTGCGTCCTTATAGATATCAAGCTCCAAATCACGAAGTTCACCACGAATCTCATTGCCAGCCCAGCCATAAGGAACCAATTGCGTAGCATTGCGAACCTTGATACTCTCGGTGATAATTGCAGACTTAGCTGCCTGACGATGGATCTTAGTCAAACGAGCCACAGGAACAACCTTAGATGCAAGCATATCCTTGAAGATGTTACACATACCGATACTCTCAAGCTGGCCGTCATCACCAATCATGATGAATCGCTTGCCGGTCTCGATTGCCTGAATCAAGTCATAAAATAATTGAGCTCCAACCATAGACGTCTCATCCAGAATGATAATGTCCTCATCCAGAGGATTGTCCTTATCGTGAACAAACCCACCATTCTCAATATCATAGCCAAGAAGACGATGGATGGTCTTACCATCCTGACCAGTAATCTCCTGCATACGAGCAGCGGCACGACCAGAGAGTGCAGTCTGAGCGAAAGACTTACCATGAAGAACCTTTAGAACACCAGCAACAACGGTACTTTTGCCAGTTCCGCCGTAGCCTGTTAAGATACAGACGTTACTAGAGCATACCTTTTTAATAGCATCTCTCTGCTCTTCAGTATACTCGATGCCAAGCGCATCCTCGGCTTCATTGATTGCTGCATCCATATTTCGACCAATCGGCTCAACAGGTGCATCCGCTAATCGCTTGATTTCCTTTGCGATTTCATCTTCCAGATTCCACACTCTAGTTAAAGCAAATTCCTGACGGTCATCACTCCACCAAAGCGTTTCACGGACATCATGCAGATGAAAAAGTGCCCTTTTGATAACTTCCTGGTCACCCTCGTTCAAATCAAGTTCCTTGATACAGCTATTGATTGTCTGGTTTGCCGGAATAATAGAGTTACCTTCTTCAGCACGGGCGGCAAGAAAATGCATGACGTAAGCTTCGATTCTGAATTGCGAATTGTGCTTTAAACCCATATTCAAAGCAAGAGCGTCAGCTTTTTTCCAGCCGATGCCATACGCATCATCGATCAGGACGTAAGGATTCTCCTCAATCTTTCTTACCAGAGTGTCTGCACCGTGATACTGACGAACAAGCTTTTCAATAGCACTGGTGGTCAAACCGTACTCAATCAGTTTCGTGTACGCTTCACTGTTATCAATGTTGTTTTCAAAAGAGTCAATGATCTTTCGTGCTCGACCTTCCGTAATACCGCTAACAGTACAAAGAGACTTGATATCACCATTCTTGATAATCTCATACGGATTCTTGAATGCTTCATAAAGCATCTCAAACTGATGGTCAGTCAAGATAAAACGGAGAAAGCTTTTTTGTTCTTCCGGGTCAGTGATCTCTTGAAACTCATTCATATAGATGATTTTGTACTGATCGCCAAATTTTTCATGATGAACATACTCACCACAGAACGAATAAGTCTTATCCATATCAAGGCTAGGAACGTTGCCTTTTAGCCGGAGGTCACTGTATCGACTCATAACAGGGTTTCCCTGCTTGATTTTTACCACCTCGGCAGAGAAAGTGGCGAAGCCGCCGGGCTCCACCTGCCTCCCATCTTTTGGATAAAAGACTCGTTTTATCCTGATGTAGCAACGAATAATATTTTCATTAAATTTTTTATCTGCCACTTTACAACCCTCTTACGCTATCTCTCTATCTCGCAGCCACTGCTTGTAGGGCTTCATCTTCTCAACAATGTACGAATTTTCTTTTCTCTTGCAAAGGATTGCAAGATCGCTACCCTTTGAAATCAGACTTGAATATCGTGCATACTGAGATGCCCAACAAATCATTTCAACAATACCACCTGTCGTGTAAACATGTAAGTATGCAAACTGGTTACCACGTTTATCCTTCTTTTTTTGGATGTCTACGATGACACAAATAGCAGTTGCCTCACCGCCATCCTCTACAGTATCAAGACCAGCATCAATATAGGTACAAGCATCCTTAATGGGATTGCTAGTCAAGAACATTGAAAGGGTTTCAAATTCCCACATGTGCTCGTCTTGCATATACTTTTCAGCAAACGCCTGCATAAAGGCATTCCGCTTTTTGTCTTTTTCTTTCTTTCGATTCCATGTGTCCGCTTCCCAGCGCTCCCTTCTTACCTTATTATATAAGGCGAGTCTGGTAGGTTTGTCTTTAATAGAATCTGTGTTAATTCCGTATTCATCTTTGAGAATAGAGATCTTGGGGAGAGATGCCATTTCGTGGAAACTCTTCTCTTTATACTCGTTCTCAAAAACCATATTCGCAAAAGTGATTAAGATTTTTCTCTTGTCCTTTGTTGGAATAGCTCCCGCCTTAATCAACTTTACAACGTTTGAAGTGCCAATCTTGCCACCGTTTGCTCTCTGAACAAAGTCTGCCAATCCAGAATATGGACGATCTGCAATCACTCCTGATGCGACACTCTCGCCCATTCCCTTAATGGCTTTCAAGCCAAACAGAATTGTGTGCTTCTCTGCATCGGCCTTAAATTCCATATCAGACTTGTTAACACTTGGAGGAAGGACCCGAATATGTAAACGGTCACATTCATTGATAAACACACCCATTTTGCCAGAATCATCTTCTTTAGTAATCATACACGCAGCCATGAAATACTCAGTATAATGAGTCTTCAGGTATGCTGTCAGGTAAGAAAGAAGCCCATAAGCAACTGCGTGGCCCCGGTTGAAGGAATAAGAAGCCTGTTTCAAGATCAATGCCCACATCTCAGAAATCTGATAATCGTTCCATCCTTTTTTGTGAAGGCCATCTCTAAACTGGACCTCCAAGGATGCCATAACATCTTTCTTTTTCTTACCAATGGCACGACGAGCATTGTCAACCTCAGTTTCAGGGAATCCTGCATAACGAAATACTGCCAGAGCCTGTTCCTGATAAAGAAGAATGTACTGAGTCTTGGCAAAAAGCTGTTTGATATCAGGATGAAGTAGTTTGATAGTCTCTGGATAAAGCTTATTGGAACAATACGTCGGGAAGCTGTCCTTAGTACCAGGGCGGTTTGCTGCATTCACAACAATGATATCCTCGGCGTTGTCACATTTTGCTTCAACACACATCTTTCGAGCTTCAGCAGACTCCATCTGAAAAATACCAATTGTGTGTCCAGATTTATAAACAGCATCATAGACTGCCTTGTCATTCAAATCAAGATGGTTGATATCGACATCTTTCCAAGTAAGATGGGCCATCTTTAATGTGTCATCAATCGTGTCCAAATTTTCAAGACCAAGAAAATCCATCTTAACTAGAGACAGGTCGTCCATAGCATTGTGCATTTCAAGCTGACACATCTGATTACCTTCTCTATCCATACAGAGAGGACAATATTCAATAACAGGCTTAGGTGTAATCAAAGTTCCTGCAGCATGGCGACCCATACTCTTCGGTAAACCTTCAAGCCGCATAACGTACTTAAACCACAGCGGGAACTTATCATACACATTAGAAAGCTGCTCGCTCTTTCCAAGAATGTCCTTCAATAGAACTTCCTTCTCAACTTCTTCTCCGAGATCATCCAATGTTTTCACGGTCGGAATCAACTTAGCAACTTCATTTCGCAATTCATACGGAATCTGCATATAATATGGGCTTTCTGGATCTTCGTTCAGTACCTTGCCAATATCCTTAATGGCAACCTTGGTAGATAGAGAATTAAAAGTTGCGATTGGTGCTACACTCTCTTTTCCAAAAAGCTCTTCTGCAATAGAAACAAGTTCTTTGCGACGACGACGGCTAATATCAAAGTCGAAGTCCGCGAGACTCTTACGACCCTTATTTGCAAAACGAGAGAAGTCAAGATCCCAACGAACAGAATCAATCTGCGTAACGTTTAGCATAAATAGACATAGACAGTTTGCACCAGAACCACGAGAATAGCCACGAGGGATACCTCGTTCATCGGCCACTTTACAAAGCATATACAGCATGATGAAATAGTCGATGTAGTCAACATATTCCAAAACGTCAAGCTCCATCTCAATTCTGTCCCGCCGGGTTTGCTGTTCTTCTTTACTCATCCATCCGAATTTTTCATCGAAAGTAGAATAAACAAGGTAGCGTAGATAATCCAGATGCGAATCAAATTTACCTTCAATTTTCACTTCGGGCATCTGATTCGGCTGACCGAGGCCAATGTCAATATTATCAATCATATCTGCAATCTTCACAGACATTGAGCAGCCTTCTCGGATGAAGTCTTCATCAAACTGCTTTGAAAGTGTTCTCAGCACATCGTCTTCTGTCTGAAGATAGCAGTCAACATAACTTTCTCCAACTTCTCGTCCTTCTCCAATTTCTACAAAAACTGAATGTGCATCAACATCTTCCTTGGAAAGCATATGAGCATCGGTTGTAATGGTATACGGAAGATTGTACTTTTTGATAAAAGCTGCAATTTTGGCATTAGCTTCAGCCTGATCTGGCGTATCATGAGACTGAACCTCCATAAACACGTCATCAAAGATCCATTTCAGTTTGTTCCATAACTGCCATGCCTCAGTCTCGTTTCCATCAACAAGCAATCTACTCATTCGACCAACTTGACAGGCCGTAAGACAGATAATACCTTTACCCCACTCGTTTTGTTCAATGATGTTCAAAGAAGTTCGAGGCTTTTTATACATGCCATCAACGCAAGCATTTGAAACAACCTTAAATAGATTTTTTAAACCGGTCTCGTTCTTCGCTAGTAAAACAAGATGGTAACGAGGTTGTTTATAGTCTTTTGTGTCAGCTTTCTCTGCCTGATTATCTACTTCATAAACTTCACAGCCGATGATAGGCTTAATACCTTCTACTTTACAAGCCTTAACTTGGTCAACAAAAGAGTGCATCTTGCCATGATCCGTAACAGCAATAGCCTTCTGACCATTCTCTTTAGCAAAGTTTACAAGTTCCTTGACGGTAAGAATAGAGTCAAGTAACGAACCCTGCGCTGTATGTACATGAAGATTTACAAAATTATCTGACATCTATTCTCCTTTTACCATTAAAACTGATTACGTTCCTTCAGGCGTTTAATCCAACGTTTACGCTTCTCATCAGCAATATTATCTGCCTCTGTAGTAAAACTCCAAATTTTTTCTGCGTCATCATCAAAATATGCGTAGATACAGTTCAGCACATCACCGAATTCTTCTACGAGGTTTTCATAAGCCTCGTTAATGCTTACAGGCGTTGGGTTCTTCATGTCGATTGCACGATAAAACTTTATCGCAGCTTTTGACAGCTCAGAACCTTCCTCACCCATCTGAATGAGGATTTCCTTGCCATCAATATAATCAAGCACTCGTAAATTTTTATCTTTGATCATTCTGTCTGCTCCTTGTCTTCGATGGACACTCTCAAAGTTACAGTCTTACCGTCCTTTGTTGTCCATGTGTATCCACCAAAAGTTCTATTGTTGAACTGAGCTTCAGAAAGAAGCCAATCACGAACTGCCTCGATAGCTTCATCCGTGACACGAGTTTTATCTTTCCACTCGGTTCCATTCTTTTTAACAGTTCCTGCGTAAATACCAAACATACCACAGCTCACATGATATTCACTCATCACTCTTCACCTTATCTCCAAATTTAATAACGTCATCAAAAAGCATCACATAGTCATCGGTGTACTTGTTACCATGGAAATGGCCGAAATACCAGAATGGTTTACAATCGTTAGGATAGCATTCGTATATATTATCAAAGAATATTTCAGTTGACTGGTCTACTGTGCTTTGATCAATACCACCGATAAACAATTCAGTTGGAATGAACCGGAATGGACAGGTATGCGTGAGCATAACATCAATATCATCGATTTGAGGGTTATGTGTAATATTCCAAATTTTTTTCTTAGTCTTCTCATTCGGCTGTTCGTCCGGCCACCAATTATATCCCCACTCTAGTCGATAATACTTATCCACAGAATAAGCTCCACCACAAACAAGACAATTCAACATCTCTACGCCGGAAAGAATCTGGTAAACCTCACCATCAATAGCGAAATACTGATTGGGATAATGTGAGTCATGCCACACCTTACCACAAATATCTCCACTGATTTCCTTTGTTCTATAACCATCCTTACGAGACGGGCGGCGCTCGTGGTTGCCATGAATACAAAACAGATTCGCAGGAATATCTGCGGCGATAGTCTTGATACTCCATTCACGAGGGTCATCCTTGCCGTAGTAGTTCAAACCGACATCGCCAAGGCAGACAATCCAGTCATTCTTTCCAAGATTGTGTTCATGGCAAAACTTTTCCAATTCTAAAAACCGATTAAAATCACCATGAATATCACCCGTGATGTATACCGCCATTGCGTCCTCACCTCACTCATAATCTTCTTTGTCAATCACATAAGTTCGTGGATAAAATCTGTCGTTTCTATCACCAAAAATATCAACAAACCAGACTTTAACAATTTCAAACTCACGATTACACTCTTTGCTTCTTAGCATTTCAACCGCATCTCTTGCATTTTCAGCGTAGATTTCTCTGTATAAGTTGTGATATTTCTTGAGTGTGTAATTATATGTGCGATAATCAATTCTGTAATGTCTATATCGTCGTTTTGTCATCTTCATTCAAAATCAAGGACAATCATATTACCCATTCCTTCGTAGAAATTATGATTCATTTTGAGTTTTTCACTAACCGTCCCATGGTCAGTTTCAATACAGATTTCCCAATCAGGATGCTGTTCTGCAAATTTATCAAGAACATAAGTCAATTCATCCGGTTCAATAATATGCGTATCATCATTCAAGACCTGATTAAATGCAGTTCCTTCTCGAAGCAATTCCAAGTTTTTAAGAGCATTCCAGAGTGATTGATGTGCACCATCCAATAGATTTAATGATAAAATGTAATTATTCGCATTAGTCATTGTCAACCAACTCTCCATTCTTTACAGTCCTGGCCTTATCATCCCAATATTCATCAGCACCGACCTTTCTAGGTGCAGTACCAAAATGTTCTTTCCACTCAGGAAGACTTTCATTGATGGCATCAAACTGGATTCCCCAATCAAAACAAGCTTCCATCGCATCATACAGAAGCTTTCCTTCCCGGCAAGTCCAGAGAATCAACCCAGCACCGTGCTTCTGTTCCTGAATTGCTTGATAAATGACATTCCAGTTTGGCTCACCGATATCAGGATAATTATTCTTACAGAGAGTGCCATCAAAGTCGATGGCGATAGCACGTTTCCAATTTCCCATATCAAATCACCTCAAAATCCACAATCTGTGCCTGCGGAGTCACCTTATTTCCGTATTGATTTAAGGATAACCGGCACACGGCATTGATATATTTTTCTTCCTGACCACCATAGAAGTCATTGTTAATCCAGCCAATCATCCGGCCATTATCCGCAAAGCACACAAAATCAATGCCTTTTTCTTCATCAGAATACTTCCACATATTGCCGTTCTTGCCCATCGGAGCACATCCACTATGAATCAGCGGAATGTTTTTAATGTAAAAATACGGCTCAGAGATTCCCTGTGCCCAGATTTTATGCATCTCGTACATGGTCTTCGGCAATGCAACGGTCAACCTACTATAGTCAAAATCAAAATCAACTACGATTGCCTTACTCATCGTGACATTTTTAAGCAGCTCATTACAATCTGCAATCGCTTTTGGCACATTTTTCTTCTTGATTTTCACGCCAGCGGCATTATCGTGACCAAGAACCGACTCAAAATCTCCGGTACTCATCAGGAACTCTTTCAGATTTCCGATTGGAGAACCATCAGGATTTCTCATTGAACCACCAAAATACTCGTGATCCTCATCTGGCTCTTCTTCAGGACAGGCAACCTCTCGAAGTAGTACACACGGCTTTGCATACATTTCAGCCAGCTTGATTGCTACAACGCCAGTCAAATTACTGTCCAGAATTCCAGTGGAATTGCAAAACAGAACCTTACTTCTATCTGCCCCATACTTAGAAATCCAGTTTTGAAGTTCTGCAACAGCCTTATCCTTAGTCTTGTTTTGCTGATATTTACAAGAAGAACATTCACGAGCTACATGCTGCGCCAGAGTCTCATCAATCGTGACACCGGCATTCTTGCCACGAGTCGGAGTGTACTGGAAAGTCTGCTCTTCACCGACCATCGCACGGAACATCCGCTTCTTTTGCTCAGATGAGCCAACGCGAATCAGTGCGTTCATCATCGGAACGATGTAGAACTGAACATCATTGATGGTCGGGTCACCCTTGATGTTGAAACTATTCGCCTCAATCAAGGCACAAATCATCGGATTTACAATTCGTGCCAGACCTTTCGTGCAAAGGCGCTTTGTCTCATGCGAGTGCATATCCATGACATCACCGATGTTTCCAACAGCCACCAGATCAAGATATCGGTCTGCAACATTAGTCCAATTATCTTCATCAACAGCCTGAAGGAATTTATACACCACGCCAGCGCCAGAAAGTTCCTTGTTAGGATATGTACCATTCTGATTGTTGACGATTACTGCGTAAGGATTCTCTCTATCACAGATATGATGGTCAAGAATCAGAATATCAATGCCCTTTTCACGGAGTTCCTTACACTGCTCAACATCATTGCTGCCAGCATCAGGAATAATCAGCAAGGTAGTTTCAGGTGGAACCTCAATTTCTTTAGAGAGCCCATGCTCCTTCCCACTATGATGCAGAACATTGATTTTTCCAAAATAACCAATCGTCTTCAAATACTGAAACATCATTGAAGCACTTGTGAATCCATCTACATCACAGTCTACAAGGATAGAGATAATAGACTTATTCCAGATATGTTTATTCAACAGCCTGACAGCATCTTCCATGTTGTCCAGTTCCCACGGAGAATTCAGACAAGAATCATCTAGGTTCATGTAGGTCTTATAATCCTCAACCCCTCTGTTCTCCATAATCGTTCCAATCGGGTCTGATAGGTCGTTCCTACTTCCCTTCCATAGCTTTACATTCATTTAATTCTCCTAACACAGTTCTCAATCAATGCCTTAAATTTTTCAGGATTATCAGTCGGGGCTTCCTTTTCATCCAGAATCCCTTTATCATCTACTACAGCATACACACTTACGCCATCGACAAATCGATTGGCGAGAACCATAAGCTCACTAAGCTGAACGTCTTTATCAAAGACGAAACAAATATCAACGCAAAGACGTGTCAAAATTTCAATTTGATTTTGTGAAACCTTCTTACCGCCAGTCGCCACACAGTTGCAGACATCCATGTTCCACATCTGCATGACAGACTTTTCAGCTTCACCAACATATACCAGACCTTTATTCTTAATGTACAGTTCTGTCTTATACAGACCATATAGAATGCGGTTTCTGGCACACGGCTCAATATACTTGTACTTCATCTCGCCTTCAGGTGGCTTACCAAAATATCTTCCCTTTACACCAACCAGAGTACCAATTTCATCTCTGATTGGAATCGTGATTCTATTTGTCAGTTCATCAAAGCCAATCTCAAACTCCTGCTGCGTCTCATAAGATATCCCATCGTCAGCAAAAATCTGGTTCACATAAGGTTTGTAATAACCGAGGATGGCTTCGGAGATGGGGACTATCGGACGGTCATCCTCATGTTCTTCACCTTCATTTTGCATGGCGATGAGTTCTTTTAGAATCAACATACTTTTAGGAAGGTCTTCCTCGAAGTTGTGATAGTAGTCAAGACCAACCCATTCACAGATTTGCTTAATAGCTTTTGGGAAAGACAGTTCCAAAAAGAACTGGACGACAGAAATCAAATCATAACTGGTCTTTCCATTGGCAATGTCTCGTGTGTAATCTACCGCAGTAAGATTTTCATTCTCGTAGATACAGAGTGCCGTTCTATTGTCACCATCTGGATTTGCACACTGGTAATAACCAGCTTTATGACTAATATGATGACAACCAAGTTCTTCCAGAATCGGCTCAATCTGTTGTTCTTCAAGAATGTAATTTTTCAGATCTGCGATATTTACCATACTTTAGATTCCCACTCGTCAATACACGTCTCAATAGATCTCATTAAACAGACATACTGAATTCTATTCAGTGGGATAATCACATGCCCCTCTGGGTCATCAGGATAAAAACTCTTGAGCGAAACATACTCACCAGTCAGCCATGCAACCTTACCTTCCCAACACGAACCATCATTGCAGCAAATGTCAGTCACAATAGTATTGTTACACTCTTCATCTGTTGCTTGTCGTTTTAAATTTCTGAGAATAGTTTCTTTATCTTGTTTAAAAGTACCTTCTGTAACTTTTATGTAGTGGCAATCCATTCAGCCACCTCCTATTACTTTCTGGTGCAGACACCAACCTCTTTCCAGACATTTTGGTTCAAATTTACTTCAAACATGATTTTCTTCTTCTCGCCAAAACGGTTCTTATCAATGTTTCCAACATAGTATCGTTTGTCTGGATTTAACCGATGAGCACAGTCGCCGCCCCATTCAGGGTCATGAGAGATATACTGATACTTCACGAACTTATCTTTTGGAATCTCCTTAAATAGAACCATCGTCCAAGCAACGTGCTTAATCATTTTTGACTCAGCAATGTTATTTGAATTCAACTCATCAGGAAGATACTCATGGGCATTTTCAGCCAACTGGATACTACCGTAGATAAAAATCTTCAGATTCTTTGCAATCTCTTCAAGTTCGGTGGCTGTCACTTTGAATGCTGCCCATTCACCAATCGAAGCAATATCGTTCTTTAGAGTATCGTAAAACACATACTTAACTCCTTGGGTGAGAGCTGCCTTCTGGATTTCAAATCGCAAGGACTTATCACTATAATCAGCGGAAACGTCTTTTGCGATAATCAAGCCTTGTGATTCGCTCTCAATCCACTGGCAAACATCAAGCACATTGCGGTACTCTTCGCTTTCTTCGTAGACACGGGCGGTAAACTCATCAATGCTTTCTATGTATTCTCCGTCTTCGTTTTGCTTTCGGAAGATAAAGTTTCCATTTGCATCCCGGTACATTCCAAGAGTGATTTCTCGTTCATCCTTGTGGAAACGATGACCATGCAACTCTTGAAACTCAGGATTATTGATGGCGGTGACCAATAAGCAATACCGAACTGACTCAAGATCCATCTCATTCAGCAGCAGAAGAGCTTTTTGCTTTTGAACCAATGTGACGTAAGCAACAATCGCCATCATATATCTAGTCTTACCAGCGTTAGATGGCATACCATTAAACATCACAGTGCCCAGCTTCAATCCTCGGAACAAATCGTTCATGATAGGATACTGGAACGGCAAACCCATATCGGGAACGCTCAGACGTTCATTGACCATTGGTAGCAGACCATTATTCAAAATCTCAGCATCATCGTTTGTAATGATAACCGTATTGATCTTGTCGGCCTTGCCACGAATCAATTTGTAAATGTCCTGAGCACCAAACATTTCAAACTGTCGATGCTTCAAGATTCCTTCAATGTTAAATCCGTTTCTCTGGTACTCACGAAGTAGCGAATATTTCTTCAGGATATTGAAGTATCCCTTGATATCATCGTCATTCGCAAGGCTCATGTAGTATTCAATGGTTGACCAGCCCTTCAGCCGCTTGTATTGGGACAATCTGGACTCATCTTCAGCCATAAACGTTAAAACAGACGTTTTATTAAATTCTTGAGTCCGAGTTTCGTAAATAATTAACGCTGCATCGTAGAAAAATTTTGTTGCTTCATCGGCAAAATCGTACTTGCTCTTGACATAATGCCCATACTCGACCAAATAGTCAGGATGCTTGTAAATTGCGCCGACAAATAGAATTTCATTCGGGATATTTGAAATGAGTTCCACTCATCCACCTCCCTCTATACTTTTAATATTGAATTTTGTTGTTTGGATACAGTTCATTGAACATATCAAAGACTTTTCTCAATCCAAGACCTTCTTTGCTTGGCACCCAGATTTTCTTCGGATTCCAGTTCTTCCATACACCATCATACTCAGGTGCCGTCGCATCATACTTTGGATTATCCACCCATTGCCCACCGTTCATACTATACTCGTACTTCCTTGGGTCAAGTTCGGCAAGCGTCAAGAACCTATTGTCATTCCTGTTGTGAGCTCCAAATCCGCAAAACGTGCATCCGGTACGATCACACCCAGTACAGCACAATGGCGCATCCTGCTTATCACTCGTAGGAACAATATTGCCATAGACATCTGCAATTTGAATCCCTGACTGTTTGATGAAAGTGAGCACGTCCTGCTCAGTCCAAAAACTCATAGGCTGACTTGTTGGAGACTTGCTATCAAAAGCATTACACCCATGTCGAATCCATGCTTGCTTGCGAACACGACTTTCATCAGTCAACGTTCCAATAATGGGTTTACGCTTGGTTGCCCTTGCATACTTCTTCATCGGACCTTTTTTCATAACTGAACAGCAGTAATGAGAAATTGCAAACGGAAGTTCTTGTGTTGCTGGCAACCATTTTTCTTTATTGAACATGGATTTTGTTCCAGCCTGCATTTCAGCTCCCGGTTCATTACCAAGTAGAATCGTCCGTCTGTTTCCCTGAAAGACTCCTGTTTCATCGTAAAGCCACGGATTGCTAAAGACACCTCCCGGGCAGTTCGTCCTTAAACCCAGAAGTTCCTGTCTTTTCCTGAGAGTTGTTCTTACTCTCTCTCTCATGGTGGCTGCGCCGCTATTTCTGATTCGTCTAGCGTAGTAAATCGCTTCTGCCACTTCTTTAGAGATAAGAGGATAACCATATGTAGAGACCACATCACTAAAACCCATCTTGGGATAAACAAAAACTGCATCTGCATCTCGTGCAAATTTCTGGATTGACGAGTATTCCAAACCAGTATTACTAAACACGAGCGGAACATCTGGGAATAACTGTTTCGTCAAATGAGCAAGTACAGTAGAATCCTTACCACCAGAGAAACTAATGTACACACCACCATCATAGTGCATGTACCATTCCTGGATACGATTTTGAGTGATTTGAATCTTTCGCTCAAGAGGAAGTGCCTGAAGCTCCTTCAATCTTTGAGCATCATGAACTGTATTATCCATTTACCAACCTCTTTTATATCTCATCGAGAATCGCATTTATATCAATTTCATTCTCGTTTTTACTCTGTTTCGGTGCTGTTTTCATACGTTTCAGTACCGTTTCAGTCAGATTTTCCTTCGTTTTATCTTCGCTTTCACTGCGAATCGAAGCTAGTTTTTCTTTTCGTTCGAGATAACTAGGATATTGAGCCAACAAAACAGCCAAATCGTAATTCCATCGCTGGCTCATATCACAACCCTTAGCTTCTTTCTCGGCAATTATCTTATCTAGTCGGGGTTTCGCTAGAACCCACATATCGTAAAGTTCTAGCGGAGGAATAGAACCTCTATATTTGTAATAATTGCCGGAAATCAACTGCGTAAGTTTCGAATAGAAGCTACCCGGAACAACCGCCGGGGCGTATGTATCTCGAATATGGTCGAAAAGAATCTTTTTCTCTTCCTGTTTGATATGTGCAAGCTCACGATTGTGGTCTTGTTCTCTCTTTTTGGAAAGAAGATCATCGACCTTTTTATCCGTAGTGTCATTCACTTTGTCAAAAAATGCCCTTAGCAGGTCATCTGTCCAAGGGCGTTTTTGATTTTTCTTTTTTTCTACAAAACAATCCTTATGATAAAAGCCAGTCTTGTCGTAGAAAAACGTGCTACGGTCTCGCTCGATGAAAATGTTCTTCCCGCAAATCTTGCATTTACGGGTTAGTTCCATTAAGCCAGTTCCTTCTCCATGATTGCGGCAACCTTCTTCAGTTCCTCGATGTCAGTCATGGAACGGAATGCGGTAGACAGGCCAGCCGCCTTAACAGCCTTCTGTGCGGCACTCTTCTTCATAGGAGAAGCGGAAGCAATCAGGTCATTCAGCTTTGCCTTGATGTCATCCATAGAAGGCTCTTTACTATCGGAACTCTTATCTGCCGGAACATCATCCGGCTCATCGTTTTCGATACCAAGGTCACGCATACTCAGCTTAACCTCAGTCTTAACAGCATCGTTTAAGCCGTTCTTGATGACGTTCTCCCGATTCTTTGCGCTACTAGAGATAATATCCTGATACTCAAGCAGGGTCAGATCCTCAACGACCTCACCGCCCTTATGCATACCGGTACGATCCTTATCGAAGAAAGCGAGCTGCTGACCATCCTGAAAATACAGGCGGAACTCAGTATCAACGTTGTACTCCTGACCAGCAAACCCATCAGGAATCTTACGACCAGTAGGCTCACTTACGATAGAACCATTCACAACCTTAGTATGCTTCTCGTCCTTCTCTCGGCAAACAACGATGTAGTTCACACCAGATGCATTCAGATCCAAAATCAGGGACTGACCCTTGAAGTTCAGGGTATTGAAATCCTTGAGCTCCATGCCAGCACCCTCAATCTTAACTGCCTTTTCATCACCGGTCAGACCCTGAGATGCAGCCTTAACCTTGGCACGCTTCTGCGAGAAGGCGGTGAGGCCCTGGGTAGCAGTCATCTTGAGAATGGAAGCGGAGTCAACAACCAGAGCGTCTGCACGGAACGGCTTGCCATCTGCATCCAGACAAACATCTCCATTCTCATCCTCAATATCCTCATCGTTGGTAACCATCTTGATATAATCCTGAACTTCTGCCAGAGACTGGGTGTAAACAATCAACAGATTGTCAGGATTCACACCATTAGCTTCCAGTTCCTCAGTATAGTTATCGATAGAACCATTCTCGGTATCCAGATACAGAACACGGAACGGCTTACCGTCTGCGTTCTTTAGATAGCACAGCTGCATAGCAGTACGAGACTTACCAGTTCCCTGTTCGCCATAAATCAGCATATGAAGCTTCTTACGAACAGCAGATGCCTTACGAATCATAGCCATATATGTAAATTCCTCTCTAAATCTTTTCTTTTATCGGTATCCTGTGTTACTTAGCTAAGGCTAAAAAATTTTAGCCCCAATCGACCTCTTCCTCATTTGCAGGAGTTGCAGTAGACTTGTTGGAACCACCCCACCAAGAAGTATCGTTCTCAGCATCCTTGCCGTCGAAGTCCTTCTTGGCCTGAGTATTAGCGGCAATCTTTGCCCGTGCTTCGGAGATATTGTCCTCAGTATAAGTTGGCTCCGCATCCTTGTCGCTTGGATTCGGATCAAAGGAATCAGGATTAACACCCTCGATATACAGCTTACGAACCGCCGGAGTACTCTGGCGCTTCATCTTATTAGGTCCGCCCCAAATATTCTCAGTCTCAACTTCCTCAACCTTCTGCTGATTGACAATGGGACCAAAACACTCGAAGCTAGTATAAGGCTTCAGACGCTTACGAATAGAATCAGCCAGAACCTTATTCTGAGTGTTTGCCTTATAGTCAATGAAAAACTCTGCGTCCTCAATGGTGTTGTAGTTCACGATTTTTGCATCAACAACTACTTCATCATCCTCATCACTCTTGCGGCAACCAGTGTAAACAATGGTCTGAGTAAACAGAGCCAGCTCCTCAAAACCATCTGCATCGAAGTCGATTTCCTTAGAGCTCAGAGAAACCTGAGTAGGAACAAAGCGAATCTGGTGCTTACCGTTGTAAGTGCTGTACTCGATGTTGCCACGGACATACACGTTATCACCGTCATGCAGGTTCTCGGAGATCTCCTTAGCTGCATCAAAGTCGGTCAGAGTCTTATTATCATTGACGACCTTACCAGACTCATTCGTCTTCTTGGTAACACCGACCTTAACGCCAATCATATCGTAGCCTTCCGGTGCAACATAAGTCAGACGATCCTTCCAAGCGACTTCCTTCTTATCCTTCTCGATGCCCTTGTCCTTATCGGCACGGCGGAAGAAGTAAACCTTATCACGAGGCATACCAGCCAGATCAACATAGAAAGTGTTTTCATTGGAAGTCTGAATGCCAAAGCTCAGGACACGGCGCATAGCACCATTCTTAGTCTCCTTCTCGTTATAGAAATTGCTACGCTGGGTACCGGTGACCTTACCAGCCATCTCAAAAGAACCACGGGTCTGAGGAAGATTAAAAATTCTATCTGCCATATTAAGTCTCCTTTATGTAATTTTGTTTCATTGATAATCACTTATGTTTCTTTTCACTGCCTTAAATCAATTCACGCACTATTCATTCTACGTATTGTCCTCCGTCTGGCTTATTGATGGCTTATATTTCATACGGCACTCGCCATTAGAAATCGTCCTTTAAGGGATTATGTACAAACATTACGCCGAGCACTATTGGGAGCAGTTCTGAACACTCAGGGCACAAATCAAAACTCAAAAGCGAACCATCAAGTTGGCTACCATAAGAGTATTGATGCTCAAAACTGATTCCCTGCTCGCTACCTATCGGCTTGATTTCACGACCACACCAGTTACATATTTTCTTACATGTGTTCATACGGCATCACCCCATTTTTAATATTCTCTATCACGGAACATCTTAGATTGAACACGAGTCAGTCTACTGTTCCGACCATACTTAGGTCTGAATGTGGACTGCAGCTTGTTGTTTGCGTATTCAAGGTCACTCTCCAGAATCTTCGCAGCTTCTTCAATGTAATCTCGAATAGCACAATACTGGTCGTTGTTGATATAATGCGTCTTTAGATAATCAAGCATATCGACCGCTTGATTTTTCAAAAGAAGTGCATCTTCAAGCTGAGTCTTACGCCGTTGGAAGAAATCTCTATTCATAAATAGCCCAACCTCTTTAGACAGTCTCTATAAGTGCTTAGAAAAATCTCATAATCAACAGCTCGTTTAAGAATTATCTCATATGCACGGGTGGTGTGCTCACGAGGACACCACATTCCACCTTCCTTGCCAAGTCGGATTTGTTTTTCTACAATCTCTCGTGCTTGGTCGAAAGTCATGTTCTCAATTTCTTTTTTCTTTGCGTGCATCCAATCTTTCATAACACACCACTTTCAGCAAATGCATAATTGTGCTTTGCGTTCTTGTCCATCCACATACCCCAATCCATCTTATGTTGACACTCTGGACATTTCGGTTCAAACTTCTCCAGCTTCGTCACACAGAACGGACAGAGATATGTGTTCTTTTCCTTCTGAAAGATAGGACTTGCCGGAAGGCTCAAGGAGCCGGGGTCGATGGTTGCATTGATAGGAATTTTGCTGTTCATCGTGTCACCTCTTGTTTGAATTAGCCTTTTATGAGATTTAGTCTTCTGGAAAATGCTTCTTTGTCACCGCAACGCAAAACGGTTCAATTTCAGATCCCCAGATAGCAGTACCATCACCATACGTACTTTCAAAGACAAGCGGAAAGCCACCGATTCCATCGAAAAGACTGCCAAGCGTAGGATTCTCACCGATATACGGCTTCATTTTCTGGAAAATCCAGTACCACTGCGGCAACGCAATCGAATTTCCGAGGGCCTTATAACGAGCTGCGTCAGACGTCTTGTGCTTTTTCCCATTCTCATCGATCCAGTCACCGATATCAGTCCATCCGTCAGGGAAACCCTGTAACCGTTCATCCTCCAAAGGAGTCAAGCGACGAACAATCCATCGTAGATTCTTCGTTTCCTTCTCTGCAATCAGGTCAGTAGCGTCCTTATAATCACGAGATTTCATCGTGCTGGCGTGTTCACTTTCCTTGTACTCACCAATGCGCTGCATTGCAAAGGCTTTCTTTTCAACGACTAGCGGCATATTATTACCGCCCGTTCCCCACTGAGCAGTACAAGTCGGACTTGTATCACCCTGCTGAGTGTATCGAGCGTCCTGACTGTGACTCTCAAATACCACCTGCGAAATCTTTTGTTTTAAATTATGTAAGGAGGGATTTTCTGCCAAGCAAATTAGTGTCTGGTCTTGCAACGTAGAAATCGTTGCGCTCAATTCAGTTTGGACTAGAGCGCCTTTACCGCCACCTTCACATCCAGAACGGATTTTTAGAGTGTAGGCTGCAGGTTCTGCGCATCGAGTCGAAGTCTCTCGATGGTCTGATTCCAATACTCGTCCAATTCCTTCTCTTCCAGACCTTCTTGTTCCTTCACTTTCTGCGCCACCTGTGACAGAGTTCCTGGATTCCACCATTCGATCATATCTAGCAACGCTTGCTTCAGGAGTTCGGGCAAAGGTTTTCCACGCCGGGATGCTCTCACAAGAATCCCCTGACATGCTCGTGCGCTCAAATAGAATTTCTGAGGCACGTTGTCCTCCAAAATCCATGACAAGCGCGATTCTCTGGCGGCGCTGGGCGACTCCCCAGTATTTAGCGTCGAACAATCTCCATGCAAGAGACCATCCATTACCGGAAATCGCTCCAGATTTTGCCCACTTTCCGTTCTTTCCTGAAGGTCGAGGAATTGAAACATCTGGCTCGACAATGCGTGCAAATCTTTCCAACACACATCTGAAATCTTCACCTTTGCTTGAGCTGAAAGCTCCTCTGACATTTTCCCAAATTGCAAATTTTGGATATTCTCCATTGGTGGCCTCCCTCATTTCTGTAATCACACGAATCATTTCAAGGAACAATCCAGAGCGCTCACCAGCCAAACCTTCACGTTTTCCGGCCTGGCTCAAATCTTGGCATGGACTGCCTCCTGTGATACAGGAAACCGGTTCAATCTGCCATCCATTGAGCCGTGTGATATCTCCGTAGTGCTTCAGTCTTCATTCCTCCTTTTAGTATCCTGTGTAATGTAGCTAAAACTTTAAAAATTAGCGAAAAATAATAGACGTATTAACGTCATATTATCCATTCGCCTATAATACAAAAATTCTAGCAGATTTTATGTATGCCCTATCGGGCTGGTGGGACAGGCAAGATTTGAACTCGCGACCAAGCGGTTATGAGCCGCCAGCTCTGACCAACTGAGCTACTATCCCATGCAAACGCCGACTTTCATCGGCGTGATGCCAGTGAAGGAATCGAACCTTATCTCTCGGCGTTTCCGAGCGCTTTTACCATTAAGCTATCCAGCCGTATACCTCAGAATTTAATTCTCACTATCCAAGCTACGTCGCGTTCCAATATGATCACTCTTGGCAACCATGTCGTAACATATAGGTTTCTTTCGGCTCTGAGCAACCGGTGCAGCGTAAGGGGCTGCGTGTGGAGCGACTGACGGGGCACGATCCCGCAACATTCAGATTGGAAATCTGACGCTCTGCCAATTGAACTACAGTCGCATAAGAACCAACCTAGCAACTGGCATCACTAGGCTGGGATACTCGGCTTACAAAGGTCAACTGCACTCTTTCAAGTGAGCCGAGAATAATTGACATAGAAAATTTCGTTAGCCCCTTTCGGGGTGGTATTTCGCACAGGCGCAGCCGGGACTGACCGCTTAAAATCCCTACCCATACGAAATTGGAGCAGCGAAAGGTAGTCGAAACCTCATCCTCAGCGTGGAGGGCTGATGTACTAGCCGTTGTACGACCGCTGCATAAAACCCAGCTTACAAAGCACCACTGCACCATCACTGGCGAGCTGGGAATAATAGTGGCAGTCAAAGGAGATCAACAAAATGGTACGCAACCATTCTATGACCGTGGTGCGGATAGTGGGCATCGAACCCACACGCCGAAGCACCAGATCCTAAATCTGGCGTGTCTGCCATTCCACCATATCCGCATAAATTGCGCCAACAGGGGTCGAACCTGTGATGGAGGAGTCAAAGTCCTCTGCCTTACCGCTTGGCGATGGCGCATCATATACCCAGCTTACTACGTCACACTGCTCCGTTTCCAGAGAGCTGGGAATAATGTGAATGAAAAATTTTACATACCCTTTCGGGCTGGTCCGAGTGACAGGTCACGATCCTGCGGCCTCATGCTCCCAAAGCACGCGCTCTTCCAACTGAGCTACACCCGGATATCAGTGCTACCGACCCGACTTGAACGGGCACGTCGTTGCCGACAGGAGATTTTAAGTCTCCGGTGTCTGCCATTCCACCACGGTAGCTTATATAGAAGATCAGAAACAGCCAACATTCGTTTTACATTCCAGTTTACTGGCTACCTGAAGGGTATTCGTCCGATAGCTACTCGGCTTGCACCTTATTTCCCTTCCTATTTGGCTCGGCATCCTTTACCGGTATGATACCTGTCGTTTGCCAATGAACGGCCAATCCCCGATCTAGCCGGAACAACTGATCTTCATGGTAGGGATAATCGGATTTGAACCGATACGTCTTTCGACACTTGAGTTTGAATCAAGCGTGGCTGCCAATTTCACCATATCCCCATATTGCCGGTCTTTCCCGGCTGTCAGCCCCGCGCAGGGCATTTCGGAGGAAGAAATATCACGATACTTCGTTAATTGTTTTAACGAAAATCACGATAAAATGTCTATTTTAATTCAGCTCATCTGCTGACTTGCATGGAATTCATTCCGTAACTGAATAATCCCCTTTTTGCAGAAAGATTCCTGGTCTTTCTCTCGTTGCTCACGCATCCAACCATAGAACAGGTTATCCTCAGCAGTAAACAACTTTGCAGTATTTTCATAATAGCCACGCTTCTGAACGCTCTGCATAACACCACGCAAGAACTTCCAGTGCTTATAATAAGGAAGCTTCAGCTTAAACATGAAATTGTTGCTATCTCGCAAAACAAAGCCTTCAACGTGTTCAAAGCCATGATGCAGATAGTTCTCGTTCATGACTTCCTCGTACCAAGGATAGAATTCACTCCAGTTCTCAAAGGTCTTAACCTTCTCCTTAATCTGCAGATGACACTTTTCAGCAACACGCTTCAGATCATCGTAATCCATCACACTGAAGTTCATATCATTCGCAACAATATCCAGCAAAACAATGTGCGGTTTCTTGTATTCGATGATATGAGCATCATTCACAGGATCAATCACCTCAAAAATGATGGAACCATTCTCTTTTGCAACTTTCTTCAGATTCTTACGGTCTTCATCAGAAGTCGTATCCATAAGAATCTTTCGGAACATATCTGCAAAAGGCCCTTCAGGAGTGGATTTACTTGCAATGAACAGACCATCCTGTTCTGCATCATACGAAATGATACCAAGAAATCCGTTCTCTTTTAGATATGCAGTCACCGGGAACTTCAAAGTGTTCTGTAGGTTTCCAATTCTCGTTTCATTCCGCTCATCAACCGCAAAAAATTTATCATAGCTTCGAGCTACAATCTTATTTGTCTTTGTGTTAATGAACAATCCCCTTGCTTTGGTAGAAACCTCATCCCAGTGCTTCTTATAAAATGCTTCACGAGAGAAGTTGAAAGAAGAAATATCTCCGAATCGCTTCTCAAACACATATTTGCTTTGACGCATCTTACTAACAAGTTCTGCGTTATCGAACTCAGTTTTCATTTCAACGGCAGATTCGGTCTTTGGTTCCTCTTTTCGGAATACATCATTCTTGGTTTCTACACACTTGACGGGCTGACCGTGTTCAAGTTCCACGCAACGGAGATATCCACCAAACTCGATTTTTCCTTCGAGGTTGTAGCACCGATGTCCCATATCAATAGGAACATCCTGCACATTTCGATGACCGAAGATCTGAATATAGCTATCAGGCATCGATTTTTCCCAAGACTCAGCCACGGTTAGCATATCAGGATAGCGACCTACACCTTTGATCATCTGATCAGCAGATACGAAAGGAAGAAAATAAGGCAGATAACTCAAACCACCGTGGCTCACGAAATACCGCTTACCATCATACTCAAAGTAGGCACACTGGCCGACTCTGGAATAGATCTTACGAGCAGTGTTCTTATCAATACCAGCTTTAAAGAGCTGCGGACGAGTGTAGTTTGCAAACTCTTCACTCTGAACCGGTTCATCATGCCCCCACTTGTTCAGCCAACGCTCGTGATTCCCTTCCAAAAGGATCACATTCTTGCGGTTGTTATTTACAACATCACACAAGAACTTGAATACCTCAACGTTTTCGATGCCACGATCGAGATAATCACCAACGAAAATATAAAGTTCGTCGTCCTTCATCTCGCCAAGGTATTCACTTAAACAAGTATAACAGCCATGAACATCACCGATGACATGGATCTTCTTCCACTGGTTGAAGTCATTCGGACAGTAATTCAAATCGGACATCACATCCGTAGTAGAAGGAAGAACTGTCACGCCAGAAGGAACTTTTTGAGTAGCAAATCGAGCATACATCTTATCAATGGCCGCTTCAGGAACTTGCTTCAGCCATTCTCTCTGAGCGTTTCTTCGTTTGCATTCCTCAATCGGAAGGTCAGTCATGTCAATAACATACATCCGATAACGATACTGTTTTGCAAGATTCTTATAACGATTCATTTCGACCGTCTTGGAATTCGTTGCATCAATCACGGTAAACTCGCCATGACTCATACGCACCTCAAGCAGTTTGAAAAGCATCTCCCATACAACATCATCATTCTGCGGAGAAATCTCCATCTGCCCGGCAGGTGTTTCCTGTGCGCTCTGGCACATAAGGCGAAGTGTATCAGCACTCAATACGTACTGCTCAAGATTATGCTCTTTAATATAGGTGGACTTCCCACAACCTGGTGCTCCACGGAACAACAAAAGCGTTCTCATCTACATTTCCCTTTCTAATAAGTATCCTGTGTTATATAGTTACCATGTTAAAATCAAGGGGCCGAAGCCCCCTGTTTTTAATTTTTGTGGAAGTATTCGATCCAGCCCTTGTATCCTTGCCGGAAACTAATGTATGCAACCTTGCTGCACTTTCTTCCGATAATGTCCGCAAGAGGATCTTTACCATTTCCGAAACTAAGTTCTGTAAGATTAAATTCTGGATGAGTTTTGCAGTAGTTATAAACCTTTACATACTCGCCGTTTCTGGTCAGATGTCTTCTGTCTAAAGCCTTTGAATGATATCTTCTTTCGAGAATATCATTCAAGCGCGTGAAATAACTATGAATCGTATTCGTAGACATTCTTGAATCACTGTCTGCACCAGTTCTATCCTCTGTTTTGCGAAGAATGTAATCACCATTTATGACATAAAACGTTCTGTATCCTCCCATATTTGGAGCATCATATTGTTTCATTTCATAACACTGCTTGATGATATTCATCAGTCTCGCGTCAACACTGGTCTTATTCAAAACAGTACATGATTCAAAGTCAACATCGTTAATCGTCAGATTGGAAACTTCTTCAGAAGTAAGTCCAATCCAGTACAGCACTGCAATCACATTCATACGAATCTGATATGGCTCTTCATACTTGTCCAAGAAATCAACAAACTCATCAACTGACGCAAAATACTTGTCCTCGTACATATTGTCTGAACTCACATCGCTCTCCGAGAATTCAGCTAAGTCATACATACTCGCTCGATCCTCACTTTTGATGTACCCTGTAATTATCGACTTTACATTTCTGAACGACCGACTTGAGTTCACCCAATTGTATTTAGCAAACATCTTTACAAAATCATCTTTTGTGAAGTCAAACAACTCATACCCACGCTCGGCCTCGTAATCCATAACATGGTTAAGCGTCGATATAACAAACTCACCGCTTCTATCAGAATACTTTTCGGCAAAAGCTTTGATTTTTTCTTCAGTAAGCATAGTGGCACACTCCTTCTTATTATGTAGTGTACCATTAAACCTGAGAACAAATCAAGCAAATGCGGCAAAATTCTGAAATTCCATAGTATGTTGTACGCCGCTCAGAAATGCTGCGAGCAAAAATGGTTCATCTTTGCATCTTGCCATTGCAATCATATTCATCTGACGCTCCGACAAAACACCAAGTTTCTTGATGAACTGTCCTTTGTTAAGTGTATCAGTCTCTTCGCAGAGAACGATACTATCAACCTCTAGGAACTCACAGTCTTCCTTTGAAAGTAGAACATGAACCGGAGAACGCTTGCACGTTCTTGAAGATAACGGATTCCCCTTGATTGTTGGGCTGAAGAGGTTACGCTTGTTGTTACTTGTCACAACGAACGGTCGAATGCCGCGCTGCTGATGACCTGTCGCATTGGATAGATCAACCAACCAAACCTCTCCGACCTTTGGGTCAATATTGTTATCCATAGTCATTCTCCTCTACAATGATGTAGCTCCGTTCCATAGCTACATTATACAGGATACAATCACAGAAGTCAAGAGGTTTTTGAAAATATTTTTAGTGCCCGTACAACTCAGGATTCTCTGATACGAACACACTGGTATTATCGAAGATCATCTCATACGCTTTCTCTGCACAGCCAGACCTAAGTTCAATTCTCCTTACTTCATGGCATTTTTGTCGCAACTCGATGTGACTCTCATTTCCGAAGAACCCCACGCCATTAACAATCCCACCCGTCTCTACGCCAATGTCGTCAATCTTTTTGCAGATCATGTGAATATCCACACCATTACAAACAAAGCAGACCCACACTCGCTTTTTTCTTATATACTTTAAAAAATCATCAACCCGTATAACTTTCAAAACCTTTCTATCGCTCATCAAGAATAACCGCCTTCCGCTCACACAAACAACTTTCAAGATATATTATACACAGCCTTTTGTTTTAGTCAATATATTACACATCTTTTTGTTGTATTACTTATCAAAATTTTAGATGACGCCCTTCACTCAGCATCATCCACAACCAACTTCGAATCATAATAGAATCTATGTGCGCCAAATTGTCCAGCAAAGATTGCTCCACGCTCGTGCCAACTGCCGGGAGCTGCAGTCGGGGTTACAAACCATTGGATCGGTTTGTCTGAAATTTTAGCACCATAATCAAACACCATGGAGACAGCCAGCTCATTCTCTGCCGTAACCTTCCTATTATATAAGGAACTATAACCATACTTCTTAAAGACCTGCTGGATGGTTAAGCCATCAAGCACGGCAGAATTATAAAGGCATTGAGCCACGGCCATCTGGCCTTCCAAGCTGTCAGCACCTGCTTCACAAGCAACAATCTGTTCAGCAAGAGCACGCTCGTCATCTGTGAGTTCATGTTTACCCTGGCTGAAATTCACAACTCGCGTCTCAACGATTTCCTTTACGAAGATAACGGGCTCGTCATTCTCATCCTCTTTTGTTGCTTGTGCAACATTTGAAGTAAATTGACCATTATAATATGTATACGTGCTTTCGGCTCCAACATTTGGTAACGTTTTCGCTACTAGATTCCCTGCCAGCAAGCACATTATACATACAATAGCAACGCTTTGCTCACGATTTATTAACAATTTATTAGTGATAAATAAAACCTCCTCTCAACTTTCAATCTCCCAATCGCCTGCATTAAACTCAGTTGATGGATATACACAATGATCCGACATGAAGCACATGATCTTCTGCCCCGTCCCATAAAAATCATAATCAATAACTTTCATTGTGTCCCCGTCTTCGGCCACAATAGTCTGTCCAGCTTTTAAAATATCAAAAGTTTTCATAATATCACTCCTAAAATATTGGATTTATCAAATCTTTAAAGACTTCTCATTTACGGTCATCACAAGCTCGTTGACTGACTTCCAATCCACATTATCCGGCAGACAAGTTTCGCTCTTGTCAACCGCAAGCCTACTCTCGTAAGTAGGAATCAACTGTAGCCGAACCTCTTCGTAGTCATACTCACCGTTACGAAGTTGCGTCAGGAAATCATGGTCATGGTCTCGATAGGTCTTAATTTCACCTTTTTCCAAGATATCAAAAAGCATTAGATAGACACGAATTGCATTCATCACCGTCTTGTGCATTTTCTTTGAATTATGGTAGATTGGATCTTTATCCAGTGTATCAGCCTTCTGAATCAGCTTGCCTGCAAAACCTCCAAACGAGTAAATCACACGCTTTGAGAGAAATAGATTTTTATTATCCATAAGTAGCTGCGTCATCGGATTGTAGCTAATAACGAGTTCATTAGCATTTCCCAACTGTTCCAGCATATTAGGATTACCGCTACACATTAGCTTCACGGCCTTGTTGAAGCTGTAAATCGTGGTATCAGTCTGAGCATCCACATAATGTTCAAACTCACCAAGACCAAGAATATCTTCCCTTGAATTCAACGCCACACCACGAATATCGAGATCAGAACCTTCAATGTTCGTTCCATAAGCATGACTGCCACCGACTGTCACAAACATCATGTGCTTACCCAAATGCTCATTATCTCGAAGAAAGTTATATTCTGGAAAACACAATGCTCCAATCAATTCATTTCTTGTCATAGAATCACCTCTATTAAGTCTTAGTTTTTATCAGATTGTGTTGCTTCACGAACTCTAATTCCGCGCGCAAACTCAAGATTTAAGAGCGGAACATTCTTTGCAAGCTCGTATGCCTGATCTTCATTTTCTGCTTCGAGATCAACGCATGTAATCAATTAGATGTCAACATGATATTTCATATCCGTCCTCCTTAAATCTCAGCTTTTATCAAGCATTGTAGTCTTTTCATTCCAATACTCTTCAGCCTCTTTAGCAGAATTGAAAAACAACCCGCCAAGTGCTTCTTCTTGGTCATCACAGCGAAGAATGCAGCTCATCCATTCTTCGTGATGTAAGGCATACAATGCCATACCGTAATCCAGGTCTTTCTCAAAATCACATCCGAGCGAACCTTTCCACTTTTCGTCAACATCGTACACACTAATGGAAACCGCTTCATGCCCACAAAATGGGCACTTATTCAATTTAACCATCCTACAATCTCCTTAAATCTCATGTTTTATTTAATGTCAGTCATCCCAATTCAGAAGATACCCGTTGTATTTGAACTCTTTTGCAATATTTGCTGCCTTAACAAGATTTTCTGCAAGCGTGAAAGCATCCTCGGCCTCCATCATTACTCCCGGAATTGCAATTTTCACTTTCATTGGAGTATCAATCCCGTCTCCGTCTTGAAGAAGCTCAATGTCAGTTCCGTAAAGTTGTTTCTTAGCTGCAAAATATTCTTTGTCAAATTCTCGATGATTTATGACTTCCATTACGATTCTCCTTTTTAGAACTTAACTTTTATCAACTCGTTTATTCCAAGCATTTACTGCATCCAAAAGCGTATTATTATCTGGCGTTCCACAATTAACAAGATTATCATAATACGCTTTTGTTCTCAGTCCACAATAATCACATACGACTTGCGCTCTCAATTTAAAAAGCGTTGCTGGACCCCCACAACATGGGCACGATTTCAAATTATACATTTTTACCATCCCTTCCATGTTCCATTTCCAACCGCTCACTCTGATCGTCTGCAATAGACGCCACTTTCAGTAGTCCCATTACAAAAATCCCAAAAGGAACAAGCAGTATAAAGTAAAATGCAATAAACGATATTATCATAATCCACATTATATTAACCTCACATTTCTTTTAGCTTAAACATCTTGTGTTGAGGTTGCTTAAATCATACACCACATGAATGTAATTTTCAATAAAACAATTTTATTTTCCAAAATTTTACTAATAATCCTACGTCATCAATAGTTATATCATCGATCTACACATCCTTTTGTTAAATATCCACAAGAACCCGGATTCTATCAATCTTTGTTCATTGCATCCACAGCATTCCATATCTCAGTCGAAATACTTTCATTCTCATCAGATATACGGTTAATCCAAGCATTCAGCACCTCTCTGTACACCGTCATATTCGGACAGAAGTAGCTGTTTGTAAATACCGGCATATCATCATTACACAAAATTCTCATGATGGCAGCGCACACAGCGGCGGATCTCGATACGCCAGCAGCACAATTCACGCAGAACCAATCGGTCTTATCTGCTTCGTGGTTATCCAAGACAAATTTCACAATATTCCTAGCTTGAACATCCGTAATGCATGTACCTTCCAGATCAGTAGTACAATCATCAAACTTCAGCGGTAGAAAAGTAATATTACCCTCACACTTATGAAAATCAATATGATGGCCATTAGCTTCAGTGATTGAGATAAACCGAATTCGTTCAAAATGTGGCTGTCGGATAAAGTCTTCTGCATCTTCTGCGCTCATCACCGAGAATTTCCATTTTCTTCGATACATAGTAATAATCATTTCTCATCGTCCTTCTTTAGCAACACTTGTTTTAAATATTCTGGTATTAGTTCTCTTATCGTTCCATCCTCTTCTTGAATCATTGGCACCTTATACTTCGACGAAAATGGGACATTATACTTTTTACAAAGACTCAGGAACAATTCACGATTAAACATCAAGCTCTCCTTCAACAAATACTCCACGAGTCATTCCATGCACTCAATTCTTCTAACTCATTCCAAATCTGGTCAGAAATATCTTTAATAACAGGATGCTTCTTTACCTGTTCCCATACAATTCTTGTTTCTTCTACGGTAAAATCCCCATAAATATTGTTAAACCACTTTACTAGAACCGGATTAGTACCTTCCGGGAAAACAATCTTTTCATGTTCTGTGTTATCAGAACTCATAAAACCAAACCAATAATCGAGTGATCCGTCAACTTCAGAATCTCTTTTCTCTTTAATATATTTGCTTTCTACTCCACCAAAAATTTTTGCAACCTCACACAACTCTCTGTCAAATCGTGGATAGCTAGAGCTTCCAGAATAACGATAATCCATACCCATAATTATTTTCCTCCAAAGAATTTAGGTTTTATTGGTAATTTTTTCTCGAATACCATTCATATCAAGAATAGTCCTCGTAAACTTCGTATCGTTATATAACTGTGCCTTTACATCATCTCTTTTTAGTTCAAGAAAACTTAGGATTTCCGCACCAGTAAAGCCATCGTTATTCGCATCACATCTAAGACTTCCATCACTAAGTTCTGTCCAAACTACTTCATACTTCTTCATAAGATTAACCTTCCTTTCATCAAAACACAAACGGACTATTATTCACTGCTATTATCAGCGCCACATTGAAAGTAAACATCATAAACGCGGTCATTCTTTATCACCTCAATCTCTAAATTCAATATCTACAACAATATTCTCAGGCTCTGTCATGTACCTTCGTGCCAGCAGCTCTACCATGCGTTCCTTGTCCCCAAGATTGCTATTACGCAAAAGATACGAACAAACTTGCCTGCCCCTGTACAAGAACACAGCCCATGCACTTCTCTTTAATGGATTTGTGGTCTTAATCATTCCATTGCTTCCTCCAGAGAAGTAGTTACATCACCAAAGTCAAAATCCAACGCACCAATCATATCGTCAAGAGAATCCACGGCATCGGACAGGTTTGTGCAAGCACCATCTGCCTTATCGTACCGTTCACTTCCCTGCAGGTTTTCCGGCATATTGTCACGATACTCTTCTTCTTCCCATTGGATATCCTCAACATCGGATTTTACACTTTCGACCTCAGATACAAGTTCTTCCAGCTTCTTACGGATGGAACAAAAACGGTCAATGGTCTGCTTAATAGCTTTTCTACGAGTGTTATTCATTTTCAAATCTCCTCAATCTACGATGCCAAGCTTGCAAATATTTTTCGGATCGGTGATATAACCAAACGTCAACGTGTTTCGCAGATACCCTTTGTACTCAAATCCACGGTCACGAGCCGCCAGACGGCACACATCTCGAATCGCAGATTCTCTCGGCCAAGAGATACCGGCCAGCTGATACTTCCACTGAAGATCTCTCAGCTTCTGCCACTCAATCACAGGTTTCTTCTCACCCTCAAAGCACAAACCATTCTGCACGGCATACTTCAGAGCATCACACCGCTTACTCTCTTCCGATGTACAAGTTCCCCATTCATTTTCCAGACGGCGATACGCTCTATCAAACGGCGCTTGCTTTACTGCGTCAATACCAAACGCTGCACCAAGCAGACCCAAACCAAGCAACAGTCCCATAACTTAAACCTCCAATTTGCTTTTATCAATGTCAAACGTAAAACCATCATCTGTTTCCTGATAGTCCACTTCATCAAGTGCCTTATCCCGTCGTCTATTCTCTTCCACTATTTTAGCAACATTGGGATGATGCAGATTATACACAAACTGCTTTGCTTCATCGCCTCGCAAAACGATATCTTCATTCATATAATCACGCTCCTAAAATCACTCTTTTATCAATCATTATGTCAATCAAGAAACTTTTCCCATCTCGAAAGTTCATCATCTGTCATACTCTTCAACCTCATTTCTAAAGATTCTTCAAGTAATTGAATATTTGTGAACTCTTCGTCTGTTGGTGTATACCCTAAAAATAGCGATACAACTTCAATACTTTCAGGTATAATACCTCTTAAAACTCGTTCAATCTGTGTCATTTATCCTACAACCTCAACACCCATAATGTTTTTTACAACAAAATTATTGTATTCACTGAAGCTTTTAACAGCCAAAGCTTTTGCTTCAGATTTATTTTCCGAAAACAAAGTCACTGCCGTCTCATATAAAACAGAGAATCCTTCAAGTTGATTGTCCTGTACTTTAACAAACACTTTATACCAATTACCCATAACAGCCTCCTAAAATATTACTTTTAAGCATCTTTTTTTATCAGCGGACGTCTATGCGTCGCATTCTTCAGCCAATCACCATCGCTTGGCATCTCCCTACTCACTCTAAGATTGCGACCACAACCAATCGGACACACCCGGCGGTAATCATCAGCTGTCTTACAACCAAGTAATTCAGCTTCATCCAATGCTTTTCGCACATAAGCCCATGTACTACCACCCAGATCAGAACACTTTCCAATCACAGCAAGCACAAGTTCATCGCCCATGCGCTCAACATATTCTGCCAAAGCCTTCTTTCCTGCAGCACCGAGCTTCCCGATGTCCTCTTGAAAGACATCCTCGACAGATTTCGTCGTTGTCATCTCATCACTAGACAAAGACGATATCTTATCTTTTTCTTTCTCTTTTTCTTTTTCTAGCTTGCTTTTGCTTACGCTTGCTTCGCTTTGCTTGCGTTTGCTTTCACCGCCAGCTTTTCCAGAAATGCGCTTACCTTCGATGTATTCGGCATCTTTAATCAAATCTCTCTTTACAGCAGGCCACACATACCGCTCATTTCCGTTGAGTTCAGGCTCCGTTCCAGACGATTTATATTTCATCATCGCCAGTACCAAACGCCCCACCTCAGCAGCACTAAGTGGTTCAAAATAGCTCTCATAGGTATCCCAGATTTTAATATAAGTATCAGCCATCATACACCTCAAGAATTCTCACTATGAGTATTCACACCATAATTGATTCCAGAGTAATATCTCTCATCCACTTCTGAATCAAGACCAATATAATGAAGAGTGATTGCCTGACTACTATGATTTAAAGCGTGCTGAAGCCATGCAAGAGCCATAACATCATCACGGTGCTGTACCATAAACTGGTAGCCGAATGTCTTACGGCAACTATGTGTTCCAAGATTATATGGAAGATCCATATCTTTTTGAACCTTTTTCATAATTCGGCCAAAACTATCCACATCAAGCGGATCACCGGCAGCCTTTGGATTTGCCTCGTGTGTATACATAATTCCAGTCTTTTTACTAATTGATGTCCCGCCTGTGCTCCTCAGTGAATTGCGAGAACTGCCTTTACATGACGGGAAAAGCCAATCATCATAATGGAGTCCTACTTTGTCAATATAAGTAGAAATCACTTCCAAAGCAGATTCTGGAAGAAAAACAATACGGTATTTTCCAGTCTTCTTTTCCCTCATTCGTATTTTTGCATTTGCATTTACTTGCAACTTTCCATTTACCCTCTGCGTTGTAACATCTGAAACCTTAAAACGAAGCAAATCGCTTGCACGAAAACCAGTACATACACCAACATTAAACAAACACCAATCACGGTACATCCCACGATTCCAAAAATATTCTGAAATTCGTTTAATATCCTCTACATCTTTAATAGGCTGCACCGTTCCATTACAAGCTTCCTTGCGTTTGATATTATAGTTCTTCGCCTGGTTACGCTTCACTTTGGGAGTAGGATCGACCTTTGGTGGATTAAACTCAACTGCGTTATTTTCGTTCTTTTCAGGCACTGCGTTCATATTTACATCTCCTTTAAATTCCATATTTTAAACAATATTTACCATAGGACAATCCTTCTGCGTCTGCCATTTTTGCAATTTCAATAAATGTCGGCTTATGTTTCTTTTTATTTTTACATCTAATATCCTTTTCTCTATCCACAATCTTTCTGCAATTATCGCAATAAAGTTTTCCACACTTTGGCCCATACCACGTGACACCACATCGTTTGCACGTTATATTTCCATATTTCATCATGTTCTTATACCTCAAATTCATCAATCTTCCAGTGGTGACGATAATAATTTTCACCACTACAAACAACAGATGCTTCCGCAGCTTCGCACCATGTTTCATCATCACTCACAGGTTGTAAATCATTCTTGCTTTCATTAAACAGGAATACCATTTTATCAATTGCTTTGATTCTATCCTTTGTGACCATAATCACATTATCTTCTGCGTAAAAATCGCTAGAATCAATACATTCGTGCAAAATATAGACCTTCATTTTTATGTACCTCAGTTCTTTTCAAATTGCTCCCTCATCAGCTGCTTTACAGCCTTTTTAAACAGTGCAAGATTCTTTTCGTCTTCGATAAACACCTTTGTCTTCGGACTTGGTGCTTTACCATGAGCTTTCTCGTAAGCAATAAACAAATTATTCATTTTCTTATAACCAATACGCTCATAGATTAGGGTATAAGTGTGCTTATATTGTGGCTTATCACCAAGTTTTTCCGCCAGAGGCATCATGATCGGGAAAAGAATCTTCGCCGTCTCACTCTGTTTCTTAGGCTTCTCATTAACAACTTCCTTGGCTTCCACCTCAACCACGGGAGCATCGTTCACATTTACTTCAGGAACTGCTTCAATGGTCTTCAAAACAGGACGAAGTTCATTCTGGTTCTGATGCAGACGTTCAATAGATGCCGCGTACATATCTGCAACAACAGCGCCCATAACGGATTTCCAAGTGGAGTCCTCTTCGATAATATCAATCGTAGAGATTTTCCCACTACGATTCGTTCTCTTAATATACTTTGCCCGAGCATCTTCCAAAACGAAACCATAATTACGATTCAGATATTCATAGATCTTGTGAAGCGTTTCTTTATTCGTGTAACCTTTAGTATTTGCAATCACACCAATCTTGCTATACAAATCTTTACGCCAGTCACTCATTTCATCCTGAAACACATTGCGAGGAGTGTAGCTCTTAGCACGAATCGCGTTATCCATCTGCTTATCCTTAATCTGATGGACACACTGAGATACGCTGCTGATTACATTCAGCGCCTCATTGCTGGTGGCACGAGCTTCCTCAATCTGGTCACCGAGCTCCTTGCGAGTGGAATCAAGTTCACTCTGAAGGTTCTTCACACTATCAAACAAAGCGTGAAGTCTAACATCGATGAATTCCTTACTCAGCGCAGCATCCATCTGAGGCGTAGCCAGAACGGTGTCACCATGCATCAAGGATTCCATGATGTCCCAGCAGAAATCCATGAACGCATCTGCTTTGGGCTGACGGGAAAGACGGCAGATTTCCATAACACCACGCAAACTGTAACAAATAATTTCACGCTCTTTCGTGATTCCACCTTCAACTGTCGTCAAATTGACGACAGTTGATAAGGAGTCAAGACGGTCTGCATTACGCTCATGAATCTTTGCAATATATTTCCGAGGTTCTTTACATTCCAGTGCTCGCCCAATCTGTTCACGGGTCATATAATACTGATGTTTATCATTCTGGTACACATCCACATTCAGTGCGCCGAAGGGCTTAGAGGTTATTACGGTCATAGAATTATTTGCAGCCATTTGTTTTACTCCTTCATGTTTGTTAAGAAAAATCTGCGGTCAAATCTTCAGACGGCCAGCTCTTATAATCTGTGTACTCGTCACTGAGCACATCCATCCAAAGATAATTTTCAATATCACCACCACTTTCGTAATTGATACTGGACAGGTTAATTGTTTCGCCATCATTTCTTTTAAGGTAAATCACGATCTCAGGATATGGCTCTACAAAACCTTCTGCAACAATCCTTCCAATAGGTGTATCGATTGCAAATCGCTTCTCATTCATATTATTTTTCCTCCTAGAAGAACTGTTTTATCAGATCGTGACATAATACCATCCAGTATACTTATCTACACATCCCATTCTCTTATCTTCTTCTGGATCATAAAAACCGGTAGCAGATATTGCTCGTCCAGCCTTTTCATCAATATAATCAGCAACCTTCTGTGCATCTTCATATGTTTTGCATAGAATGTTCTCACCATCACACCAACGATCACAACCATCTTCTGGACAACAAGGCATATTTCTTACAAAACGATTCCAAACATCGAAAACATGATTTTCAAATTCACTCATAATCGTCACCTCAAAACTGATACTTCCAAAATAACTTTGCATTGCCGGTAATGCTCTGCAAATAACCAATATATTCATTAAAGGAGCACACACCCTTCATTTTCATCTTGCGTGCTTCCACAGCTCGTGCAGCAACCTTTGAATCATAATCAACGGCATCAATAAATGCGCTATCAACCATCATCTGCTCAAACATCTTAATATCATTGATATCCATTTTTAATCTCCTTACTCAAAATCCCACCATGCGTTAATAGACGTATTCGGAACGTAAACCTCCAACATATGATGGCCGTCACGAATCCATTCAGGTTCATAACCTTCATCTCGCAGTTCTTTCATTAGACTCTCAAAATCATTATTAACAGACTCTACCGCATCTTCCATTGTTTTGTGCTCTACACGGTAAGGACCATTACACATCGTATCGTCATAAACAACAACCACTGCTTTATTTTTCATATCTAAAACCTCAACAACAATCAGCTACAATTTTATCAAGCATATCCATAAGTTTTCCGAATGTCTTGCATTTAATTTTCAAATCGCAAATAGAACAATAAAGAACTTTTGCATCATCATTAGGACACTGATATCCACCGTTGTGATACAGTCTCACCAAATCAGATACACTCGAAGTAATTACGCTCTTTTCATCATTTTCTTCAACATTTACAATGCAGTCTCTACGAAGATAAATTCTGTCAAGTTCAAACATATCTAAAACCTCGATTTTATTTAATTTCAATATTCATTTTGCTAAATAAATATTTAACAGATTCTTCAATTGCATCAATAGACCAAACATTAGGATTACACACACCAAGAATTTTATCGCCAGAAGCATTATCACGTGCATCACAAAAATGCCACCAACTATTATCGCCAGCATCATATTCATAATAAACATCCACATCAATTTCGGAGTGACCATCTACATGATATTTAATCTGATCTTTATCATTAAATGTATCCGGTTTGTATCCACGTCCATTCCATCTACATGGGTTCATCTTGCGAATAAAATCTCTTGCAATTTCATGTGTAGTCATAACTCTCACCTCATGTCGTCATAATTAAAATCTGCCATACGTTCGTCCTCGTTATCAAAAACCTTAATCAAATCCCACGGATGAAAGGTTTTTCCATCGACTGAGTTAAATGCAAATGCAGTCATGTGCCCATTTTTATCCATTGAAGTCAAAATAACAATGTACCCAGACTTTGTTTTAAATTTAAAGAAATTTTTATTGAAGAAACTTTTCATCATAACACTCACTCCCTTAATTCTCCATCCTCATAATCAAAAACATGACAACAATCTTCGCAGCTTTTCTTATACAGGTCAGTTTGAATCTTATCATTTACTGCATCTTGCTCAATAACCGTAATTAAATCGTACCACGAAAATGTCTTTCCGTCTTTAGAGTAAAAAATCAGCATACCCGGATAGCATTCTTTGTCTGCCGACCCCGTGGCAATCAACCAACCATTATGAATTTTGATTTTGAAATCATGTTCATTAACGTTAATCATTCGTCTTTCTCCTTTATATTATTATCTTCTCTTCACCAAGCGTTTCGGTTTCATACGTTGCATAGACAAGCTCTGTCGGCTTGCTGTAACACGTTTTCATCCAGTTAAGTTCTGCGTCACGCAGCTCTTTTGTAGGATAGATTTCATGCCCTCTGTATGTATCGCCATACATAAAATGTCTGATAGAATATTCAAGATGGTAATACATTATTTTTCTCTCAGCTCCTCGCACGCTTTAGCAATGATAGCAAGACCATTACGACGAAAATCAGCATTGTAAGGATTCTGTGCCATAGTATCCAGCGCATACAACAAATCTTCTAAATCACGGTTATACTCAACACCTGCTACATTGCAAAGCATCTCCGTCATTTGTTCAATGTCATATTTTATAGTAATTTTCATAATAAAACTCTCCTTTTACATTAATTTGTTAGAAATATCAAATGCTTTCCATCTGAAACTAAATTCATCCGTCCAAACCTGTGCTTCGAGTTCGTCACTATCATAATAAGCCAGAACATTAGGAAGGTCAGAATACATTGCATAGCATTCTTTCGAATCATCCACGATATATTTCATAGCTTCTTTTTCGTTTTGAAAAAACTCAGGCTCAAAAATTTCACCTTCAGAACTACATTCGATAACGCACCACATATTTACACCTCACTAAAATTTGCATTAAAAAGAATCTCATTACCATATTCAGCAAGAGTATCCTTAAACCAATTTTCATTCTTTTCCCACCACAATTCAGCCTGCTGCTGGCTCAATACAATACCTTTTCTTTTCGCTGCATCGATAACGTCATCGATGCACCAACGAGTTTCAGCATAATAATATCGAGTATCGCAATCATCTTCGTCAAATGCTTCCATCTCTGTAAGTTCGGTGGATGGATGCTGCCAATCACAATTGTAAAACACTCGTTTTGCCTTCTTTTCATCACCTTCACAGATATCAATAATATCCTGTGCAGTATAAAAGTTCGTATATGCGTCTGCAAGTTCTTGCAAAGTCATTTTATGGTCATAGGTAACACCATTCATATCGAGATCAGGAATATAAATAACGCTGTTATAACAGTCCTCTTCAGGAAAGCAATCCGCTTTAAATATCGTACACTCTTGCCCATCACTCATATCAAGCAATTCATCAAGAATAGCGCCGTTCTTCAGGAGATTATAAAGTTCGTCTTTTGTGTAAGTTTTCATGATATTTTTCCTCTTAAATTTTACACACTCACATTCTCGTAAACCCAGCCAACGCCTCTACTATGGAACTCATCTACCCAATGAAACCATTCATCCTGTGTGAAATTGCCAACGGGAAAACCTCTCCACTTCTGATCAAGAACTAATTCTCCGCGTTCGTTTTCAACCCATGCAAAATCCGTGTTCTCCTTCCAAAGACGTTCAACGAATTTATCGCAATCATCTTTATTTTCTCTTAGTTTTAACATCCATTGTGCCGTTAAATAAGTTCCATCAAAAGATTCTGCAATAGCACACGGACAGTTTTTACAAGATTTCTCAATGCATGACCAACAAGGCCCACCGTTGTAACTCATACTTTAAACCTCATAACTTTCTTCCAGACAATCAATCAAATCTGCTACATACTCACCGATCTGATCACAATTTACATTTTTATATTCCGCACCAGAATTTCCATTATCACTGATATAGACGTTAAATAAACCCTTTCCAATACGTTCAATATCAACATCAATATTCATTTTCATACATTCGCACCTCATAAAAGATATTTTTCGTCCGAAGATTCAAATAATATCATATTTTTCAAACCAAATATTCAACTCATCTTCCGACATCGAATCGATTGCAATATCCACTCGGCGTTCAATAACATCATCATCCTCGTCTTCATTCAGTTTATAACCAACAAAGGTTTCAATTGTATCAAATCCATCCATAAAAAGCTCACGCTTCAGAAGTTTAATTTTTTCCATCATATTATCATCCATTTTATTTTCCTCCTAAAATTCAACTTTTACAGCACTCCACCGTATGAACCGTTTCGCATCGCTCTCATATAAGCTGCCTTACGAGAAGGGCAAGGAGAAGCAACATACTTGATTCCGCTATCAGTTAAGCCAGCGAACCACTGACCATCTTTCGGATTATCTTTTCCAATAGAATAGACCTGACCGTTATCGGGGTTTGCTGCGAATGCATACCATTTTCCATCAATCTCTCTAATGTACGTCATAACTTACACCTCATTAAAAGCGCCAGCTGGTTACCACAACTTCTTCCGCTTCGCCTTCTTCGTATTTGTTATTTTTAATAGCTTCTTCTAAACAATTGCCAGCATTGTAAACCATACCATTTTGAACAGGGTCATCTCCAAGAAAACCACCACAAGAATCAATTTCAACCCAATTTGGTTCGGCGCTTTCTTCGACATCATCTTCTACAAAACCATCCTGTTTATAAAGCGTATACCCATACACTTCACCAGTCAGATAGTTGTTATATGCCTCAACTTCAAGTTCCATATTTTTTTCAGCAATTGCTTTATTCTTTTCGCTAAAGTCAGAAAGAACAGTAACAATCCATCCTACATAACTCGAGTCAAACATATCGTTATAAGGATATTCGCGCGCCCCGCAACTCATTGTGATTCCGCTATGTTCGTAAGTCCAAAGAGGAAGCCAAACTACTCTTTTTTCAAGCAACATCATACAGTCACGAATAGAAAACTCTTCTCTGGAGTACTGAATAAGATCATCATAAAACAGATTTATCCATCGATATTCATCTTTGTTAGGAACCCAATTATTTGACTCAGAATCGTTAGTACAAATCGCCCAATAATCATTGTCATCATCGCTGTCATGATATTGGATTGCACATATATCGAAGAGTTTTTTATTCACTAGTGCATCAAGAACCTCTTCGTCACTGCAATATTTCCAAACAAGATCATTCCAAAAATACTTAGGGTCACTAAAACCAATATCGTCACCAAGAGAGTATCTTTTATGAAAACAAGCCATGATAGAATCATGCTCATAATCACGAGGATTACACTCTCCATCATTATCTGCCCAAATATGCAAGCAGTAATTTACACCATCATTCTCCCACTTTATGGTCTCGTTGTCGTAGCAATATAACATATCTAAAATCTCCCTTTTATAGAATAATTCCGTAATTCTTCATTTTTTCGATTGTTTCAATAGACTTTTTAATTCCGGCTGCTTTGCCATAATACCATGTCACTCTCTCTTCATCGCCTTCTTTTTGTGCAGTGTAAGCAATATCTTGGCAATAAGAATATTCGTCCTTCAAGGCATTGATAATCTTTTCAACATCATTCATATTCCATCACCTCTTATGCACTAGCCTTTTCTTCAAAAGCGTACCAATCAGACCAAATCTTATCGACCTCGCCATTCTTAAAACCGTTCTTACAATTGGTGAACTCAACATAATAGTTGCTTGTCCACTCGTTCAGAACGTGTTCATAGATAGCTGCAACACCACGCTTTGTTTCGACAACAAAGCTATCGGCCAGAACCCCCTCAACATAAGCACCAGTGTATTGTGCTTTATTCTGGTGCATCCAACGACCAAGGGCACTTGCATTCAGATAAAAACGTGTCATAACTCATTCCACCTCCATAAGTCTATTAGCTAATTCTTCCAACATTTCTTTAATAGCATCAGCGTCGCCAATAAGTTCTCTGACACTAGAAGGACAACCGCCTTCACCACGATGCCCAACCCACATCTCTGCGTGCTCATCAGCATCAAAATCACGGGCATACTCGTAAACTGATTCAGGAAAATTTTCAACCTCCACACAAACGATTAAGTCCTCTCCTGCTGGAGAATAATTTTCAATTTCAACTCTGCCATCATTTGTGTAATCGCATACGCGCCAATCCAGCGATTCCAAAACATCAATATATTTAGGATGAATTTTCATAATTTATTCTCCTTTATTCTTCCATAATCATAGCAAGAACCGGCTCGCCGGAATCCTTCAACTGAAGTTCCAGAATGTCACCATCATCCACATCCACGATCTCATATTTGTACAGATGATCCTGAAGGAAGATCATTTGACATTCTTGCCAAAAGATTTCTTTCGGATCTTCGTTCTTATCTACGAATACATTCTTATAATGGAACGATTCATTCCAAACCCAATTTTCACCATCAAAACAAGCGTGAACTTCCCTCAGATCCCACATAATCTTCACTCCTTAAAACTCCATTGTTTCTCAGTTCTTTTACAAGTGCTTCTTCGATATTCTCTTTTTCATTCTCCGAAATGTTAAGAGAATAAAAAGCACGAATCGAATTGTATAACGGCCTACACCTGTACATAACATCAAGATAATACCTATCACTTGTGTTGAACATCAAGGCGTAACCTGTTCCATCTTCTTTGTGGTAATTATTTATTATTAAATCCCACATAATCAGTCCTCCCCAAAAATATGACGCTTGTTAAAGTCATCACGGATAATATCCTCGATTTTATTTTTGGTATTATTATCAAGCTCTCCGTAAGGAGCATTATTAAGATAATAGAAGTAAATTTCATCTCCAAGATTCTTGTACATGACACTCACATAAAATCCAGCTGAAATTCCATTCAGTAAAGCATATCCAATACCGTATACTTCTGAATAATTGTTTCCCATTAAATCCCACATAGTTAATCCTCCAAAGTTTTAGAATGTCTTAAAATAATAATTTCTTTCATTTCTTCTTTATCTCTTGCGGTAGGAAGAACAAAAAAGAAAGAATACTCTGGATAATAAAAAGAAACATAAAAACTAAATACCATATACATGATTGTGAAGTAATGACCTGTTTGTTTGTTCTTGAACTTTGCTCTTCCGATTTTATATTCTTCAGAGTATTCATCTTCAATTAAATCCCACATAGTTAATCCTTCCAAAAGTTGAGTTTCTTTTTGATTGTCATCTCAATTTCGTCTTTATCACCGTCAGATAGAATCTTATTATCGTATTCGGAATAGCAAAACATAACGCTACGGCCATTATATTTATACATAACCATTGCTGTTTTTAATTGTTTGTCACGAAAAAAGGTTGCGCACCCAATTTCATATTTTTTAGAATATTCATCTTCAACTAAATCCCACATTTTATTAAACCACCCATCCGCACTCATACATCTTAATGCCATTTTCTGTTTGGATGTTATATCCCCTATCGCTACAACCAATAATTTTTGCAACCGTATACTTAGGAATAGTACGAGCGCAAGAACTATGTTCTACTCTTGTGAACACCCACTTACCAACGAAATTCATCGAGCCATGATTTGCGTCAAAGAAAGCATGAATTTCAGGAACATTATTCTCAACATTTCGAATAAAATCCTGAATTGCAGCATTAGCATAAGCAGCTCCAAACAAGGACAGATAATAATCCCTCTCTGTCCAATATCCACATAAGAATGCTTCCGATGTGACTCGTTTAATTCTTGCTTTCAAAAACTCTTTATTAGAATCCATCGTAAAAACAGAATCCATGAGCTTATTCACAATATCATCTATAAATTTGTCACTTAATTTACAACTAATCTCATGCAGTTCACTTAAAGTTAATTCTCTCATTTTATCACTCCTCTTGTTATTCTCTGAATGCGTTTATCTTCCATCTTTGCATATAGTCAACTGCGTCAATGGCTTCTTTTTTAGTTGAAACGTGACAACACTCGTCCCAGCATCCAATAGCCTCATTGAAATAAAGTAGTGTGTAACGAGCATCGAATTCATTACGACGGAAATCATTTAAATGAAACTTGACTCCATACTTTTCAAAGTCACGTTTTATCATTTTATCACCTCAAAATCTCCTTGAGCATCTTTACCATACCTTCGTAATCTTTATCATCGGCACCCAGCATACGAACCGTCATATCAAAATCAACTGTCTGACAATCACTGAAATCATATTGTTCAATATCGTTACTACAAGTGTCAGGGTAATGTTCTTCGAGCCGGTCTTTCGTACCACAGTCACAGAAGGTTCCAGAATAATAATCACTGGCCGACTCACCTGTTTTCATGTACACACGGATACCATCTGTGACAATCACTTTAGCGAACCGCTTCATATCTTCTGACGTAAAGGTCTTATCCATGACATCATAAGAATAGACAATGTAACAAGTTTTATCAGGATCATAAATATCCTGTTCCTTATCTGCACCAAACGCTCTAGCGTATCCACCAGCCCATCCACCGCAAAACACAAGAATTTCTTTTCCTGCTTCGATAGCTGCCATATATTCCTCTTCAGGAATCGCTACAATTCTTCCGTTAGGAAAAATAAAACCTTCAAATTCTCTCATTTTATTACCTCACTTGCTCTTTTGAAATCTATTATAGAAAGATTCTTCTAGCTCCCAGAGAAATTTTTTCTGCGCCGTAATTTTATTAATAACTCTTTCTTTATGATTATTTAATTCTGGCTTCCCACTTGTCATTTCAATGGTAGTGTCGATACGATGATTTAACGTATCTTCCCATTCATAGAAAAAATCTATTATGTTATTGAAAACATTCTCGTCCATATTAAACACCCATTCCTTTATAGCCCATCATATGTAAACCTTTATGCTTTTTACGACGCATATCATAATAGATTGCCACCGTATTTTTCGGCATATTGTTTCTGAAATACTTTTCTTTATACTCACACAGCTTTTTATACTCGTCGCTTTCACGATGAGCCTTCAGCTTCTCACAATTGTCGTGACAACCAGGATAACGCTCCGGTGCCACACAGTAACGGCAAGGATCAGTCATTGTTGCTCTCCTTTCTTCCAAGTCTGTCAAACATTTCTGTGATACGGTCAATCCATGCGTCATTTTCTGATTCATTGCAATCGAAATAATCCTGAAATCGTTCAGCTAACTCTTCCGAAAACTCGATAATTTCATTGTATGAATAGCCATATTCTTCTTCAATCCAGTCTGCATTAAGTTCGAGCTGATAAAGAGCGTCATCAATACGATACTGACGCTCTTTATAACGGTAAGCTGCTTCAACCTGTTCAGGTGTCATCTCCCAAGACTTCCCATTCCAGCTAGTCACAACAATCTTATTTTTATTATTCATATTGCAAACTCCTTTTCTCTTGTAAACTTAATCACCAATGCATTCACATTGGCCGCTTCCATCGTTGACTGCTTTGCATCCTCGTGATTGCCAGCTCTAAGAAATGAAACACTCTGATCCATCAGCTTACGCCGATAAGAAGAAAGAGCTGCGAGAACGATATTCTTTTCAGTGTTGGTCATGTTCCTTTTCCTCCTGCTCACGTTCCTTGTGAAATTTTCGCACTTCTTCCCAAAAATCAAACGGATCAGAATTGTGATAAACAAGCTCCATGTATTCTTTTCTACTGTTAAAATGGTTTATGTTAGTATCCATTTTTATCACCTCAATCAAAACCGAACCACTTCATGTTTAGCTTTCTCCAGCATCTTTTCCTCTTGTTCTTCAAGGCGTTCAACCTCATATAAAACGCTTTGAATACCATAAATAATCAAATCACGATCTCGTTCACGGTTCGCTTTGTTTTCAAGGTTGCTTTTACAACTTCCTTTGCATAATTCGATTTCTCTAAGAACAAGATTATCGATTGCGTATTTTAGAATCCGTTTATCTTTCTCAGTCATTTTTATCGCCTCAATTTAATCTTCGTAAAATGCCTTCTTACAATTCGATTTATAACAATCGATGATTGCTTCAATGTGCTTTTCACTACTGGTCATATATGCTTTATCGGCTTCTGTTTTAGACACGCCATACATCCAGCAAAACGCTTCAATAAATTCCTTTTCCGAATACATTTTTATCACCCATTAATACAGTAATCTTCAAAACAATCCCCTTTTGTTGGTCGCTCATCAAAGAACCATGTGTATGAATTGATCCCTTTCTTGAATCTGTCAAGCGTACTCTGACACCATGTTGTTTTATAAGTTCCGCCAAAAGCAAAAGAAAGCGTTGCCACAGGAAGCTTTTCTTTATTACCTTCAATCTTTACTGCAAGAACAACGCCACACGATTCAGGAGTATAAATAAAATTCTTTTCTGCTGCTTTTGTTTCATTTCTGTCATTCACGGCAATATATTCATTGTCATTTTGTTTTTCAAACCAACTATGACAATAAAAACATTTGAACTTATCAAGTTTTCTACCATTGCCACGAGTGAATTTATTCAATGTGCCACAAAATGGGCATTTCAGATGATCGTAAACAAGCATTATATTCACCTCCACTCCATTGTTACATCGATCAAAGGTTTATCAGGATACGTTTCTTTGTCAGAAAAACATACTCCCCTTGTCACTCCTCTGACCTGAAGCTCTTCCCAATCCCCGAATTCAGTCTTGGGATACATTCCGAAAACAAGTTCGGTATTTTCGTCATAACCAAACTCTTCCAGCTTCTTAACAAACTCAGAAACAGTCATAAACAAAATCCTCCTATAAAAGCATGATTTTAGTTAATCCATATCTTCAAACTCACAGTTCTCTTCATCTAACACGTCACTATCAGGAACCCATTCAAGACCTTCAGGAATAGGAACATCGGAAAGATGTTCTTTTGCATATTTTATAGCTTCATCAATATCCATATCATCGGGGACATCAATAAAGCTATTGTAAACCGCCATACAGTTCACAGTTATATCCAATCTTTTCATAAACAAACACTCCTTTTAATGTTTAGATATTCCAAGCATCACAAAGATCTTTGGGCTTATCATTCGGCATCCATATTTTTGCATTATCATTAAGGAAGTAACAGCAACCAAAAAATCCCATAGGAGAATCACAAAGATTCTGTTCACCATCTTTAACACCAACTTGATAAACAACATAGATAAACTCAGCAATCTCATGCTTATCCATTCGCTTGATGCGGTCGTACATTGTTTCCATATTAATCGCTCCTTTTAGATGTCACTCTCTTCGTTTTTAAGACGACACTGTTCCTGGCACTTGTCGTAATAATCAATAACTTCGTTAATCTTCTCAGGAGATTCTTCTCTATATTTCTTATACATCTCCACTGCCTCTTTTGCTTTACAATCGTATGCCCACCGATAAGCCTTTACAAATCTCTGCTGGCGGCGACCATAATTCTTATCCTTCTCTCTAGCTTCATATATCTTTTTAACAGTTCTTTCAGTGACCTTATCGTTATTTATCGAAACTCTGTGCATCACATCAGAAAACTCAAGAAACATACTTTCAGGTACATATCCATTGTGATCTCGCATCTGCGTCCACATCTTTCCAAGCATCTGAAAGTCCTTTTTACCGATATAAGCCATACCTAACACTCCTTTTAATATTTTTGTGTTTTCGCATTCTGGTAGCGGTTATGTCTGCCCTAGTACCGCCAATCACCTAGCATAATAACGTATTATTTTAATTTTCCTTTCAAATATAACTCCTGCTTATAATGCCTATGTTCTTTCATAATTTTGTTTCGTTCTTCTAATGACGGTTTATAATCTTTCCAGTGACTCTTGATGTGATCATCGTTTTTCTTTTTGGATTCTGGATTAACTATAAGCAAAATAGATTTCTTACTCACGTTATATTCTTTCGCCAAATCCATTAAGCTAAATAATCCAGTAGAATATTTTTTTCGGATTTCTTCTTTCATTACAGATGTAATCTTTACTCTTCTATCTTGCTGTTCTGAAAGTTTTATTTTTTCAGATTTATAAGGCATTATGACACCCACTCCTGACTTCTTATATAATCCTTAATAGATGGATTGTATTCATTACGGTCAATGTATTGACACAGGACACGCTGCACATCACGGTTATCACCGTAATCCATCGCTAACGAAATATCTTCACCGTGAGTTCCAACACCCAGGCGTTCATACTTTCTAACTTCAAGATAAAAGTCATGTGCGCTGTAGTGTCTGCCATCCCGGCGATCAAGAATGCTATCAATAATCAAAATATTCACCTCTTAACCAAAAATAAAAATGGCTAACGTTCTTGAAGTCACAGCATAATAAACACCGGTTTCATGACCTCTTAACAACATTCCGTCACAACCATAAACACCGGAAGAATATCCAACTTGAGAAAGAAACCCTTCTTTTTTGATGATTCTTTCATAATCTTCGTTGTTTGCACGAGTAACATCCTCTGCCATTCCAAGGGCAACCATATTCTTCAGTTCTTTCCGAGTGTACTTACGCATTTTCTTCCATCTCCTTTACAGTCTCATCGTCCCAATGGAATCCACGCTTTTCATAAAGCGGAATCCAATGAGCTTCAAAAAAATCGTAGCCACAACCATCAATGCCAAAAATGTAACCGTAATCTTCTTGCTCGTAGATGCGGAATCCGCAATCTGCCATTTCCTGAAGATGATTTTCGAGCCACCAGTTATCACACGGGTCATTAAACTGCCACATCGTTCCCCACATCGGAAGGAAGCCGTCACGCTCGACTTCAAAATCATCTTCTCTAACATCAACTTCCTCGCCAGTGCCATCGAGACAAATTTTGTAAGTGTTGTCATCTTCGTTGTAGCTCTGAATCTCACCATCTTCGCCATAGTGGTCACCGCTAAAGATATAGACACGATCACAACAAGACGGCGGCGTGATTTCAGTAATACCTTCGCCATCCTCTTCCAAATCGACCTTGGCGAGCTTTTCAATAACGCTCTGAGGAATCGCATTAAACTCCTGAACCCATGCGTAAGCTGCATCCTTCTTAGTTTTGTACATAGCCATAGCAGTTGACTCTCCTTTTCTTGCGTATCCTGTGTTATATAGCTATATGGTAAAAATAAAAGCCCTATGACGGACTGCCCTTTCTAGCTATAGAATACAGGATACTGCCGATTTTGTCAAGCACTAAAATGTAGATTTTATTAACGTCACATTTTAGCGCGTTGATACGTTTTATTTCTGCGAACATTTTGTGAACATCAATCAATATTCACTTCATCAGGCCGTGCCCACAGAACATCCTCGATGGTATCATCATAGATGGTTTCTGTGCCGTTACTGTTCATAACCATGGTCACTTTCTGCCCATCTGCCGGGGTTTCTTCCATGCTTGCGTAAGAATACAGCCATTCTTCGCCGTTCTCATCAATAACATGGATGGTCTTGATTCCATTGCGGAATACTTCGATTTCATCTACGCTACCGGCCAGGACATAGCGATTCTCCAGGCGAGTTTTCATAGGCTCTGCTGCGTTTGCGGTCATACAGTTTGCCAGAATGGAAACACCAGCCACAACAGTAGCCAGGATAACGGACAGCTTATTCTGAGTAAGTTTCATTTTTTGTACTCTCCTTTTCTTATCAGTGACCCCAACGGCAAACAATAACGCCGTTGATCCAGATTGAGACATTTGCACCCTGCCGATACCATTCGACAGCTTCCCGGTGAATATTGGTGATAACACCGGTCTCATCATTCATGAACCATTGACCTTTTTTCATATTGTATTCTCCTTTACACTCTCATGCACTCATCAAGATAAATTCGTTTGCCGAAACACTTGACGTATGCTCTGCCAGACGGTGCATAGATGATCTTCAAATGGTGATAGTGAAAATACTTCTCATCATCACACAACACACCAGACATACCATAGAGATAATCGTCAACGCCGTATTCGATATCGCCATGAATCTGGAAACCACCACATCTGCCGTAGCTGCTATCATAAGCGGTTACAGGATGGCTCTTACAATATTCTCTTGCGGTCATATCAATCTCTCCTTAAAACATATCTTTTACGATTATTTTAGCATCAGGATAATACTTCCTTACACATTCCTCAGCTTCTTTTGCATCTGCCACAATAAGGTTACAACACTTATTCGCATCCATGATATATGCGCTGTAGTTCTCGTAAGTAGTCATCTTCCATCTACCAAAGTGGTTGAAAACAACAATCTTTTTCATGCTTTTCATTCTCCCTTACTAAAGATTCTTGCAAAGCCCAAAACCACCACGTTCACGGGGCAAACGCCTGAGTGCATCCCTGTGAGGACAATCCAGCTTTTCGCAATACTTGCAGTTTGCATTGTTGCGCTCTTGCTCTGCAAAGAATTTCTTTGCACCTTTTAGGGATTCAAAATAATGACCCTGATCCCATGTGTAGGAATCCGGGTCAAAATGCCACGCCACGATATATGGCGTGTAATAATTTGCCTTGTTGAACAGTGCTGTATAGGCGCTGCCAGTCTCAAGAATAACCAGATCTTCTTTTTTCATCTTACATTTATCCCCTCAGAATCTTGTAATCGAGGTCATCTGCCATCGGTTCTTCTGGTTCTCCATCCATGCTGTTGCTAGATGAAGTGTAAAGTTTGTCATGCCGTTCTTGCGGCATTTCACCTGGTTCTGTATATTTCCATACTGTGCCGAACTTATCGATAAATACTTCACGGTGAAAGTCATCCGTTCCAATGAATCGTAAGCTCTTTACATTACGAAACATTAGTTCAACCACCCTTTCCACTCTGCCACGCCAATAGCGATGGCACAAATTACGAAAGCCCACATCATAGGTGCAACGCACTCTGCATGATAAGCAGAATAGCCAAAGAACATGAGAAGCGATTTCATAACAAGACTTCCTTTCTGCCAGGATAAACCAGGCTTTGCAAATTCATTTTTTACAACGCTATTGCGTACCCTATTGGGTTGGTAGTGGGATCTTTCTGCCCCGTGCCCACTAACTTCACGGTATAAATCTCCTCTTTTATGTGATTTTCTGACGTGTTTTCATTTTGCATATTCTACATAATATTTGCATAAATATGCAGATTTTGGCAAAAAGAAAACACCCTATGATTTTTGAGGTCATAAAGTGTTTGACGAATCGGTATTCACTTTGCGCTTGAATCAACCTTTGATCTGAGGTTTCCCATTCTCATCAATGATGAGATTGCCGTAAGTGTACGCTTCCGCACAGGCTTTCAAAACAGCATTCTTGTTCGTTCCGTTCAGCTCTGTTTTGGCAGTGAAATCATCAAAAAATTCAGGCACAACCTGAACGCCGATGAGTTTCTTCTTTGTCTTGCGGTTCTCATACTCCTTGTGATAATCACGCTCTGCCATAATTGCACCGCCCTTTCTGGATGGTACAATTATATCATTCCGACGAACTTGTGTCAAACTCAAAACCATCACCTTGCTTTCTTGCCAGATTTCACAGGAAACACGTCATTCAAAGGGCGCATATCTCTGTTATCGAAATCACGAGCACAGCATCCAGTGCCGTCCATGTAGTACGACATTCTTTCATCCATGCGGAAGCTATGATTATTCATCAAGACTTCTCTGCCGTAGATCCAGCCGGAAACTGTGATGTATTCACTAGAGCCAAATACAACACGCCGAGAACGCTTTTTCTGAACCGGTTTGCCAACTTCATTATAACGATCATCCAATCGTTTCTTGCTCTTATGGTAGCGCAAAGAACCCTCTGCATTAGCTTGTGACGCTCTGAGAAAAGCCGTTTCACTCTGCTGCTGTTTGACCTTTTCCATTGCAAGACGCTTTTCTTTCTTACTCTGCTGATAGGCATTCCAGTCATAAAGGGAAACACTTCTTGCGCAGTATGCCTCTTTAAGGAAGTCAACAATCTTGCAAGGATGGATAGAAGCCCATCCAATAGACGTTTTGACGTACATAGGCATAAAGCCTGTTTTCATTGCGATAAACGGACGACTGACGAACACAACGCCGTCAAATGTGCCGTAAAGATCAAGCTCTTTGACTTCTGTGCCGTTGTAGATAATAGAGTGCCCAGAAGTGTTCTGACGCACTTCTCCCATCGTATTTTGATAGGATTTCAAGATATTTCACCTCTTTTATGGTATCTTGTGACGGCGTTTTGCCGTTGGTAGAGGTTACTTCTTCCCCTGTACCTCTAGTCGTCAGGCGTGTTATGTATTGCATTTTGGTATGTTTAAACTAACTCTTTGGGTTTGACTTTAAGAGTTCTCAGAATCTGCCGCTTTTGCTGCCTTGTAAGTCTTTTCAGCATCAGCCAGCTTGATTTTCCATGTGTCAATAGTGTTCTTGACGGTATCAAAGACGTTCTTCTTTTCGTCAAACGTTGCCTGTGCCTTAGACAGTGCCGTTGCATGGTTCTTTTTTGTGCTTTCCTTGATGGTGGTATCGCTTGCATCTTTACGCACCTGTTCCTCTGCCTTGTCAAGCTCAGACTTTGCCTTATCATATTCGGCCTGTGCCTTGCCAAGCTGTGCCGTTGCTTTGTTGATACGGGCAGTACAACGCTTTACAGCAAGATTATAGTCACGCTCATAGTCCTTGAGGAAAACGCTGTGTGCTGCTACAGAAAGCATCATAGGTTCAAGAGCCTTGACGAAACGATTGATAGGCATATTTGCCGGGCTTGTGTCGCCGTCCATATTGGTAGGCAGATAGGTTTTTGCCATTGCAAGGACTTCACTGCCAAAAGTAGGATACTCTTGCATAGAGAACGTTTCGCCGAAAACGATGGTGGACAGATCAGACAGGCAAGAATAGAAGTCGTCCGTGTGAACCTTGATAATAGAGGGATCTTTGCCGTTGGTGGTAGACAGGTTGACGGCACAAGCCTTGTTATAGACGTACTGGACAGCCTTGCCATAACGCTCATACTCTTCCTTGCTCATAAGCATATAAGAGGGCATTTTGTCAGGCTTAGGAAAAGCCTTGAGCTGTGCAACACCACCGTTGCCGGGTTTGTTGGTAAAGCTAATGATGGTTTTGCCAACACTTGCATAACCACGTTTTTCAGACGTGACACGGTTAGAAGAACGGATGGACAAACAGACGTTAGACAGATTAGACATAGTATTATCTCCTTTGATATGATATAATAAGTGTGTGACGTTCAAGCGGCTTTTGCCGTTCTGGTAGAGGTTACATCTTCCCTAGTACCTCTAGTCGTCTAGCATACCGGACTTGTTTGTAAACGCCCCGTTGCGTTTTTCCGACTATCCAAAATAGTGATACTATCCCTTGAATAATCTCTTGCCTGTAAAACTGTGCCAGAATAAACCTATGGCTATCTCCTAGGTGCTTGCCCCTGCCGTACAGGAAAGCTAGACAAGTAGTGTTCTAATCCCCGCTTTACTCGTTAGAATGAGCGTGTTTATTGTGTCTGATATTATGGATTTTGCCATAAACGCACCACCTCTTACTTCCCATGAGAGGGTAACGGATGGTATTTTGACGTTGAACCATTGCAACATGGTTTGCTTATACATCGGCCATTATCCGGTGTTTGATTGCTTGTTTCGGATCAAACCCGCTTTGCCCACTTTGCCCGTTAGTGTGGGTAACTATGCGTTATGCGCTTTTCTTGCTTTTGGTTATGACGTTTCCGTCCCCTACCGCAAAGATAGTGTTTTTTCAAGGTGCTAGAGTTTGCCGACAATTCGCACCAACTTTTCAAACCGATTAAGGAAAGATCAGATGGATAGACTTCTAACCTGTACTTTTGTTGTCTTGCTATTCCATCAATTAAGATGGATTCCAGCCGAAACGGTAAAAATCAGAAATCTTGAATTGTCAAAGTGCCATTGGAAATGGGTTTTGCTTTTGGGCTGTTGCCCTTGAGCTTGACTAGATTGTATCACGCTTTAAGCGATTTGTCAAGCCCTAATTTGTTTTTGCTTTTGGACGTTGTACCAACAACTTTTGCAAGCTGGAATGAATGGTATTCCAGAACCGTCTACCATGCTAGGCCGTTGGGCTGTTGCCCTTGAGCGTGGCTTTATTCTACTCGCTTTAAGCGGAAATGTCAAGCGCTTTAAGCGGAGATGTTGCATGTGCAACAAATGGATTTTTGCTTTATATTATAATTACCTTATAAGGGAAAATGGGACGCTTTAGCACGGTAAAGTGTTAAAGCAAAAATGCCTGACTAGGCAGAATGAATATTTTAGTATGGTAAGGTATTAAAGTGGTAAAGTATTTCAAATTTGAACAATCGAACGCAACAAAAATGCAATCAATTTGCAAATTCAATTCCCGGCAAAAATCAGCATTATAAACATACTGGAAAAGTAGGAATAATTCCCGGCCTGGAAAGTGACAAAATAGGCACTTTATTCAATTAAAGTGAATACCGCTTTTTGCACAAAGGCGGCTTTTCCCCATGGGGGATACTTTTCATTTTTGGCACGTTCCAGGCAGCAGGCCGAGATCCCAGTACATCTTTCTTGTTCATAATCGCCAATTATAAATTTCATATTCTCTTACTCTCTATACATTCTGCACAACAATTTTCACAAAAATACCATTCTCTTTCAATCACAACAACCTCTATCTATCCTATCAACTCAATCTAACTATTTAACCTGTTCCTACCCGGGTACATTTCCCTGACAAAATCATCCTAAAATACACCCATATATCCTCTCCTACACACACTCACAAATCACTCATTTTCCACTCAAAATGCCTAAAAATGGCTTAAAATCGCTATTTTTCAATCGGTAGCTCATTCGGTAACTAGCTAGAATTTAACGTATTTTCGTTATATTTTAGCTAGTTTTTCTTTTTATTTGTACCTTTTTACCACTTATTTTGTTCCTTTTTAACTCAATAAAATCCGAAAAAGGTAGGATTCATGCGGTTTTTCCCGATGTGTACCTTAGATGTACAGAAAATAATCATTCTTCGGAGCATAAAGTACATATTTGTACCAATCTATACTCCCCTATCGTCATAAATGGACTGATCTGGCATCCAAACAACATTCTCAGAGACTCCAGACACATTTAATAAGCATAATTGTAGCCTCTGGCAGCTTACACAGAACACACAGAGTATCTAAATGTCCTTTATAGAGAACAGTACTCTCCAAAACATGCCTTATTATAATAGGCACTAGAAATACTCGCATCCTGTATTATGTAGCTATTGAACTTTTGGCAATCTCATGGTATAATGAGTGTAGATAGCTATACAATACAGGATACTGTAAAGAAGATAGCAAGAGGATGTTTATAGTAGTCCTCCCGGACAGGGACCGTTACGACGGTGGAGAGGGATCTCGCGTCTGCGGACGCTCGTAGGTTTACTCAAATTGAATCTATGCCGCTTACGCGCCATAGCTTCAAGTCGAGTAAACCATTATTAGATATTTTGTGATAGTTGTACTTGTACTGACGACTATGTATCTTCATACATATATATAATACAGACTCGTCAGTACAACTAAATTAGAACTGGAGGCAATATGGAGCAAAATAATTATAATGTTACGCAGGATATGGTCAACAAATTAAGTGATGGACAAAAGTTCTCAAACTTCTTGGAGTTATCTACTTATCTCAACATCCTTAATAAAAACGGAAAACCATTGGGCGGGAATAGTAAAAAACACTTCCTTGAAGATTTGAATCGTTTTGTTGAATTTAAAAAGGAAGGAAAGTGCTTTATTATTGTAAAGATTCGTCCAGATAATGAGGTGCTTCCTCCTCTGCCGACAAGAAATAAAGGGAAATTCTCTTTGCGTTTGCAGAACCAGATTGCTTACCACTTACTTAAAGAATGTGACGGCAGTAGTTGGATGGAGTTCTTTTGGACACCAGCTGCAATATTACGAGCATGTGGAATGACTAACAAAAATTTTTATCAATATCCAGAAGATTTACATGGCGATGATACCTTCTGGGCTGAAATAGTTGGTACACCATTAGAAAGTATTGCTCGTGATCAAATGGATGAGTTTAGAGAGAATTTAGCAGCGGATGCTGAGACATTTCAACAATGTACTAAATCTACAATGGTTGGGTACATTGAGTCTGCGCTTAGATCTATGGCGAAAAACAAGGAACTATTTTTTGAAGACTGTCCCGCTGTGTTTATAAACCATAATCCAGAAGAGTACCATATTCCTTCTGAAGACCAAAAGGCCATTTATATGAAGATGTATACGAATGTACTTCATGAGTTCTATACGTCATCTGGTCGAGTGTGCCAGAGTGAACAAGACATATTTCTAACTGGACGGCTTCATGAGTTCTATGAAGAATTAGATAATAGGTTCAAGGAAATTTTTACATATGACTTAGCACGACCGATGTACCATATTACGATTGAGCCGAACTCGTTGAAGCGATCTGCTGCACGGACAGAATATAAATTGCAACAGCAATGCTTTCACGAGATAAATGATGCGATGTGTGAGAATATCCCAACACTTTCTGCCGTCAGAAGAGGTAGAGCGGTATTGGAGGAAAATCCAGAATATTACAATGATACTTCTCAACCACCATTTCGTTTTGTGCACAGGCAGTTGAGTGATGAGGTTCTTCAGCTCTTTATAGATGGAATGATTCGTGTTCCTGCGAATTCTGGAATCCCTCGTGCTGGATTTAAATGGTATTGTTCTTATAAAAGATAAGGAAGAAGGTTAAGTATAATGAATTTTGATAACCCCTACTGGATTGATTTAAAGGTAACTTATGAGAGTTACCAAGCAGCTGGCCGCTTGCCGGAGTTCCACAAGAAGCATGTTTGTACGAAATGCCGCTATGAGATTCCATGTTTCACAACTTGTGACGAGGTGCGATGCAAGTGCCGAGAGTTCAAGCCAAAGACTGTGCAGAAGGCTGATAAGTATTTACATATCAATGATTTCATGAATGACGTGGCTGCGTTTGAGGCCGCTAGAAATATTTAAGGATGGCTAAGAGATGCGAGTGCAAATTGGTAAATACATTATTAAAAATTGTGACGAGCGGAATCTCGTTATTGTTGAGCAGCGGCCAGCTGGCAAGAATCCAAAGACTGGTGAGATGGGCACCGGCGTAAAGGAGGTTACGGTCGGCTATTATCCGAACCTTGAATGGGCATTACATAAGATTAAGAATTTGAATATTTCCGAAAGTGATGCTGATACAGTGGATGTTTTGCTGGCAGAGCTTGAACAGATTGATGAGACGATCCGTCGGGTAGCTGAGGAGGTCAAGTGATGGATAAGTTTGTAAATGCAACACGATTGATTGGCGTCCTCGATAGTGCCATCGCTCGTCCTAGGGCCAGAGGTAATGCAAAGTCTATGGATGATATGTGGTGCGATATGGCAATGCAATACACAAAGCGCATTCTTGAAGAAGAGATATCTGCTGGCGGTGAGTTCCGTCGAGTAGTTCATGCTCATTGGATTGAGCATTTTGAAGATTTTGGAGAAAGTTTCTTTGTTGAATGCTCGGCTTGTCATTCTAGCAAAAATATTGATGAATCAAAGTTTTGTCCTGACTGTGGAGCTGTCATGGACGAGGAGGTTAAGTGATGCGTACTTACGAGGATGTTGATGCGGAAATCAAGCAACTTGTACGTGATATGAATAGTTCCAGTCTGACACGCAGCGAGTACGAGGCTGCCGACGATATGCTGGATGAGCTCTATCAGGAGCGCGAACGACTTTGGCTCAAGGCTATGGAAGATGGCGAGAGTTGCTATCTGTAAAAGCCTGCTTTTATATTTTCTCTTTAGCTATAAAATACAGGATACGTTTAAGAAGAACATGGAGGTGACTGCCGAATGGCAAAGCAGCAAACTTGCCAGAAGTTTGTTTTTAAGATCCATACGAAGCGTCTGGTTGAAGCAAAGTGGGATTTGACTCTACCATTAGATGAGGCTAGACGAAACCACGAGATCATCTCGCTGGCTGATAGCACTGTTTTACGATGGATTGATGAGTTGAATGGTGTTACGGATGCAGAGGCTAAGGCACGGAGCATTAAGCGTAGAATCAAGATGCTGCGGAATGAGCCGTCTTGCTTAGAGAACCGCCGGGAGATTCGGAGGCTGTATACTGAACTGGACGCAGTTCAATTCAAGCCGGATTATATGTGTCTGGTGGTTGATAAGAAGAATGATTACCGCCGTGCATGTTCTCCAAAGGGGTTTAAAATCAATGGAATCACGTATCGCCGTCTGGTTGGTACTACCGGTGGTGTTAAGAATAGCACGATTGTGTTTGTGAGCGACCGTCTTATTGATGAGATCCGCAAGCGAATTGATAATGGCCGTAACAAAAGAATGGAGTTTATTCCAGCAAAGTTGGAAGCATATCGGGCACTCGCCTGCTCCGCTTCCATTCCGGTTACTGACCCTGACGGCGTGCTTGTTGTAGATGATTGTTTTACGCATTTCAAAGACCATGTAATCGTTCTGGATGACGGAGTGTCTGGTGAACCTACAATGGTGGAGAATCCTGAGCAGGACTGTGAGCTTTGCGCAAGCGACGGTTTTGGACTCATCAGTTACGATCTCGCACAGCAGTGGAGTGAGGATTTGAAACTACCATCCACCGCATCTGGCTTTTGTGTACGCAACGCATTTTGTAAAGGCATGTTATTCCCCTTCCCTTTTCGCGAGTTCGCTAAGAAAGTAGCAAAACAAAATATGGTGCGCGATATTTGGGGGAACTACAAGGATGTCAATCGTGTCCAGGTGATTCTCACAGGGTCAATGCTCAAGTTGTGGGATAGTTATCATAGTTGCGAGGACTACTTTGAGAATTGCCAGGAAAATCACTACCATTTCTCTGTAACAAAGACTTGCGAGTTGGAGCTTGATGAAGAGCGCAACCTGAATTATCAGTTTATTCAAAGCTATCAGCTTACGAACGAAGAGATACATGAGCTCGTGAAGCCAACTTTGGATGAGATCAAGGGTGTCATGGGCGGTGACTGGCGTGATGCGTTGCTGTATTTGCGTGGTAGTGGAATGCGTGATGACTCGAATTACATAAACAGTCTGGAAAACAACTATATTAAGGCTCTTATGATTGAGCCGGAAATGATTAACGACCCTTATGTGCAGAATCGGATTCGGTACTTTATTAAAAAGCGAATTTCGCAAGCAAAAACGGGTGTTGTGAAAGTACGAGGAAATTTCCAGGTGGCAAGTGGAGACCCTTATGCGCTTTGTCAATCTATCTTTGGAATGGAAGTTACTGGACTGTTAAAAGCTGGAGAGGTCTACAGCCGATTCTGGAACGACCGCGATGTTAAGCGGGTAGCCTGCTTTAGAGCACCGATGAGTCAGATGGCAAATATTCGGTGTTTAGATTTAAATTCGAGCGATGAATGCAAGAATTGGTATCGCTACATTAAAACGGTAGCTATCGTAAGTGCATTTGATAATACGTGTGCCGCACTAGATGGAATGGATTGGGATGGCGATCTTATTTTCAGTACAGACAATAGAATTCTCCTTGATAAATGGAGAAACGAGACTGTAATTCTTTGCGCTCAGAAAAAAGGTGAAAAGAAAGTTCCAACCGAGCAGGACTTCATTGAATCTAACATCAATGGATTTGGTGACGATATCGGCAAGGTAACCAATCGTATTACCACAATGTTTGACGTGCAGAGTAAATTTGAACCAGAAAGTAGAGAATATAAAGAGCTTACATATCGTATTATTTCTGGCCAGAAATATCAACAAGATACAATTGATCGCATAAAGGGAATTTCTTGCGTACCTATGCCGCAGTATTGGTATGACAACAAAGCTTGTGCTGCTAAAGACGATGATAATCCTGACACTATCGAGGATAAGAAGTTTTGGAGTAGTATTTGCGCATGGCGTAAGCCGTACTTTATGAGCTATATCTACCCTGCTCAAATGCGTGATTACAAGCAGTACGTGGCTGCAGCACGCAAGCGTATCAAGTGGGATGGATTTGCCGGTCTGGATGAGATTATGCAAAAGACCGTTAAAGATGATGTGGATGAGATGGTTATCCAGTATTACCTCTATCGGATGCCGGTGGGAATCAATTCTTGTACCATGAACCGTTTGTGTTGGACTATCGAAGATGAGCTGGAAGACTTTGATGAAGAACTCAAGATGAAGCGCAGGTTTGATTATGATTCGCTCAAGTCTGGCGTTGAGTATACAAACTCTCAGTATTATGGTATCCGTTCTATTTTTAAGGACTACTTGAGATTTGCTCGTGGTAACGCAATCCATTCTGGAAACGGAAACAATAATAAAGAAACCAGTGCAGACCGCAAGGAGTGCATTGCGTTGTATCAGGAAAGCATGTTCCGCAATCTTCATGATAAGTGTTCTAATGACGATGTGCTTTGCGACATTCTGCTTGATCTTTGTAAGAAGAATGCATCCAGTATTGCAATAGTCTGGGAACTATTTCACGATACTTTGATTAAACGCTTGTTAGAACGCCATGACGGTATGATTCATTCTCTTGTGCAGGATGAGAATGGCGATATTGAGTATGATGGCAAGCGTTTCAAGGATGTGTTAATTAACATAAATAGCAAGGAGGATGCGGATGATTGTATTGAATGAAGTTCTTTATGCTGAAGAGTGGCTAGAGAAGGATGTGCCTTGGAAGAAAGCAGGGCATGTTTTGCATTATATTGCGAAGTATTATTTCCATAAGGGATATTCAAAGGATGACGTAAGAGAAAAGCTTAACGAATATATGCTGCGTCATTTTGAAGGGTATAACAAGGTTCTGGATAGAGAACTGATTGATAAAGCAATTGCTTCTGCAAAGGGTCGTCCTATGGTGGAACTTGATGGTGTGTGCATTACGAAGGCTGAGGTAGAGAAGATTCAAGCACTTGAAGGCAAGCAGATGCAACGCCTGATGTTTACGATGCTGTGTCTGGCAAAATACCATATTGCTGTTAATGAAAAATGCAACTACTGGATTACGGAAGATACGGCTGATATTTTTAGGATGGCAAACGTATCTGTAAATGAGAAAAAACAGAACGAGATGATCTGTGAGTTACATAATCTTGGCTTTATTGGGTTTGCCAGCTTGAAAAAGATTGACAACTTGAATATTCATATTTTGATTGCGGAGCCGGATTCTCTTCATGAGATTTTCGTGGACGATTTTGAGAATGCTGGTATTCTGTGGAACCAGTATTGTGGGAAAGAATACATCAAGTGTGATTGTTGCGGAAAGATGGTTGCTCGCACTGGACGCAGACAAAAATACTGTCGTAAGTGCGCCAAAAACGTAAATATCGAGAAAACTGCACAAAATAGAAAAATGTTTGATTTATGAAATGAGAAAAAGTGTGATATTTCAACGTAGATACGTTATAATTTTACATATATAGAGCAAAACATAGTGCGGAAAGTTATGGTAGGAAGAGAGCGAGGACGCTTGTTTTCTTCCTACCTATTTTATTTTGAAAGGGTGTTTTACCTAAATGATTGAGATTACCAAAGCAGAAGCAAAGGAAATTCGTAAGGTTTATCCGAATGTTTTCATTGCAAAAACTCGACACAAGCGATTTATTGAGGAATCTGTTCGTTATCTGGAGCTGATTCCGTTTAATATTGAAGCTCGTGAAATTGTTGAGCGTGCCAAACGCGGCATTCGAGACTAATTTATGAAAGAACGAGGTACAGACTTTGGATTTTGAAATTCAGCTGCCCGAGGAGATTACAAACCTGATGAATGGTGGTGGTCTCCCCTCTCCTGAGATGATGAACTTCTACGTTGACGAGAAGGATCGCATCTTTTTTATTGATTTTGAGATTGACCAGTCTCTGATTGAAATTGAGCGAAAGATTCTTCAATACAACCGTATCGACAAGAATACTCCTATTGAGCAGCGCAAGCCTATTAAGCTGTTTATTTACAGCTATGGTGGCGAGCTGGATGCGATGTTTAGCTTTATTGATGTTGTTGCGCTGAGTAAGACTCCTGTTTGGACGATCAACGCAGGTATTGCAATGAGCGCTGCTCTTGTGATGCTGCTGTCTGGTCAGAAACGCTTTGCTCTGCCTCATTCTACTGCATTGATTCATAGTGGCTCTGGCGGTACGCAGGGTACTTTTGAGCAGTCTAAGATGGCTATGGACTACTACGAGAAGCAGGTTGCAAAGATGCGTGAGTATATTATGGCTCACTCTACCATTGATAAGAAGACTATGACCAAGAATAAAGCGAAGGATTGGTATCTGGACGCTAATGAGCAGGTCAACTTTGGCATTGTAGATAAGATTTGCGATGATGTGGATGAATTCAATTAAGGGAGAGTTATAATATATGGCTAAGAGAAAGATTCCCACTGAGATTCCTATGGAGAAGATTACTGATCCTGATCAGTATGGTTTTTACGGCATTTCTTTGGACCCTGAACAGCGTGTGTTTCGTGATGCAATTTGGAATCCAAACATTGATGTTGTGATCTGCAACGCTGCAGCTGGTTCTGGCAAGACGCTTATTGCGACTGCGACTGCAAATCTGCTTGTTCAGGCTGGCTATTTTGATAAACTGACTTACGTCGTGTCTAGTTATGGCGAAAAGCGTCAAGGCTATCTTCCTGGATCTATTACGGAAAAATCGGAAGTTTTCTTTGAACCTTTTTATCAGGCTCTGATTAAATGCAACGTTGACCCTAACAAGGTTATCAACGACGAGTCTATGGTGAATCAGAAGAATGGCACTGGTTATATTTCTTGTCTAACTCATACTTTCCTTCGTGGCACAAACCTGAGTGGTATTATTTTGTTGGACGAGAGCCAGAACTATACTCCTAAAGAGTTACAGAAGACTATTTCTCGTTGCGATGGTAGTGATGGCGAAAAGGTAAAGTTGATTATTATTGGTCATGATTTACAGTGTGATCTTGATAAACCTTCTGACTCTGGCTTTATGCGTTGTCTCCAGCATTTTGCGAAGCATGACCGCGTAGCCGTATGTCAGTTGACTACGAACCACCGTGGATGGATTAGCCAGTGGGCTGATGAAATGGACGTGAGTTAATGCGAGGAGCTGTAAGAAAAACAAACGAAAAATTTCAAGAAGAAGCCAAAATAAAGAATCAAAAGGTAACTGTTGTTGGAAAGTATGTTGGCTCAAATAAAAAGGTAACTGTAAAATGCAACACTTGCGGTAAGATGTTTGATATGTTTGCTTGCGCAGTTCTTGAAGGCTGTGGGTGTAAAAGCTGTTCAGCGAGAAAAGGAATGCTTACTTACAGTGGACTCAATTATGTGGATGTCGCAGAACTATTTCGTAAACGTGGATATCAGCTTATAACAAAGGAAGAGGATATTATTTCTTTTACAAGAACTCGATTACATTATCTTTGCCCGATTCATGGTGAAAGAACCATTATTTGGGGAAGTTTTAGAGATGGATCTGGGTGTAGTTTGTGTGCACATGCTTTGTCTTCAAAAAATCAACTAAAAGACTTTAATGTGATAAAAAGCGAATTTGAGTCTCGTGGATACACACTCTTAACAAAGAAAGAGGAATATACGGGAGTGTTTGGAGAATTGAAATATATTTGTCCAAGGCATGGCGAGAAAATCACAAAATGGAGTACATTTCATCATGGAACAGGTTGCCCAGAGTGTGCGTATCACAGATGTGAAAGCAAAATCGCACAACAGCTAAAAGAGTATTGCAAAAAAACATATCCTGACACGATTGTTGAATATAAGGCTGTTAAAAATCCAAAGACTGGAAGATATATGCCTTTTGACATTTATATTCCATCCGAAAGACTGTTTTGTGAAGTTATGGGGTCACAGCATTATAGCCGTATTAAATATTTTCACCGGACTGAAGAAGATTTTGTAAAGCAGTTTGAGCGAGATAATATTAAGGAAAAGTATGCTGACGAACATGGACGGTATATCGAAATTGATTTACGTCGTATAAAAACAATTGATGAAGCCATTGAACATTTTGAGTCACTGCATAACAGTTGGATTAGCAAATGGGCAGCGGCTTTGGTATTTCCAGAGCTTGCAGAGTCTTGCTAAATCATTTCAAAATTGAAATAAAATATAAGGGAGAATAAAATTATGGTTGCTAAGAAGAGTGTTGTTTTTAAGAACGCTATTATTGATACTGCCGAGGGCACTATCACCGAGATTACCAAGGATGGCGAGAATGTCTTCAATCTGAATGAAGCTCTGGCAAAGTGGGATGGTATTGAGGGTGTCACCATCAATATTTCCACTTCTGATGAGCTGCTGGGCGACCCGGCTTGATGCCAATGGGTTGCTATAATAAACGGCCAGAAGAAACGAGCGATGACTTCTTTGTAAGAATCGGGAATGCTGTTCTGGCTAGAGAGTTGACTTGGGATGGCGCATCCAAGGTGCTCAATGATGAGTTGGGGAAGAATTTTGGTGAGTGCGCATATCGCAAGCGTTTTAAAGCATTCCGTGCGGGTATGCAGTATCAGGAGTCATTATCTAATAGAGATGTGGGAACCTGCATTCTGTCTATTTCCGACCTACATATTCCATTCCAGAAGCCCATTGAGACTTTTAGTGAGTATGCTGGAAAGGTTGATATCCTTCAGATAAACGGGGATCTGGTAGATGCGCAGGCCATTTCTCGTTTCAATAAGGTGTATCGTAAGAGTCCAATGGAGGAAATACTGATTGCACGTCAGTATATGATTGACCTGATTGAGATACTTCAGCCTAAGAAGGTTGTTGTAAATTATGGTAATCATGACTTACGTTTCCAGAATTATCTTGCTAAGAATCTGGACACCGACTTGCTTGAACTGATGCCAAAGACATCTTTGGAGCTTATTTTTGTTGATGGCTTTAACCATTATAACAAGGAGCTTCATACAAAGGTTCATTACGACCCTCTGATTGATGTTTTTAATAATAGTGGTATCGAGATTGTTTATAACGATACTTGGTTTAGTTTTGTTGGTGAAACAATTTTTGCGCATCCACTTGCTTATTCTAGCGGTATGTTGAAAACAGCAGAAAAGGCATATCGGTATTTCAAGGATAATGATTATTTCTTTGATACTATCGTGATGGCGCACACTCATAAAACAGGTCATTATGATATCGGTAATTCTGTAATTTATGAGCAGGGCTGTTGTTGTGAGACATCAAAAATGGATTACGCAGATGGAAAATTAACACCATCTCAGCGAGAAGGATTTATTCTGGTTTATCAGGATAAATTCGGAAGGCTGAATGAAGATAAGACGCACATTGTACGTCTAAATTAAAAAGCGGTGAGCCCCTACCACTAAACGGGGACTTAAAAAAGAAGTACGACCGCAAGGTCTGCTTGGGACATCATTTGTTGTCTCCTTTTCTATGTGCTGGGGCGATTGCTCCAGCTTATTGTGCCGCCTTAATTTAATGGTAGAATGGGAAATTTGTAATTTTCACATACGGGTTCGATTCCTGTAGGTGGCATGGCAAAAGCGGTCATTGGTTGCAACCGTGTATAAGCTGTAAAGTCAGACGCAGAGTAGCTTTGAGGAGCAAAATGCCAAGCCAATCGTGTTTCGCTACGTTAATGCGAAGCTTTAAAAGTCTAAAACAAGCGTTTTATCAACACGAGAACAATTCAACTTAGCTCGGATGGTTTGATAGATGCTTGTTTTATTGTGCGGTCTTACTCAAGTGGTTGAAGAGAACGGTCTTGAACACCGTTAGGTCGGTAAACCCGATGCCAGAGTTCGAATCTCTGAGACCGCGCCAGCCTTCTCCCGGAGGCTTATATAATACCGGTCACCTACCATCGGCTAAAAGGTAGGTTTTATGCGCCTATAGTTTAATTGCTTAAAACAGCAGACTCTAAATCTGCCTCTTGGGAGTTGAAGTCTCTCTGGGCGTGCCAAAAATGGCTTCCAATTCGCGGTTGGAGGCAAGTCCGAAGTCGATCTATGGCAAACCTGTGATGCGCACACGATTTGGTAGTAGATGACACTTAGGCATCATATGTCGCAGGTGATAGTGCCGATGTACTAGCCAGCCTCATAAGCTGTGCCTTGGGCGGGTCTGACTCCCGCACCTGCACCCAACATCTCCCCTTTCGCAAGCCTATCGCCAGTTTTCTACTCCCTCTGGCGGTAGGTCCTTTTATGAACAGTCCTGCCTGTGTATTTCAGGTGGCACGGTCGGCGTAAAGCTGGCCGTAAATACAAAATTCAGCCGATTCGTCGGCAGGGCGTAAGCCCAAATAGATGATAAAGACCTTAGCTCACTACGGTGTCAAAATGCTGAGGTCGAATTTTGAACAGAACCTGTTAAGCCTCTCAACGATGCGTATCATAGCAGGTCTTTTATAGAATTAAATCCACCCGGCCTCCCAGATTATTGGTGCTCATGAGGGTGGATCTTTTGTTTGCCGTAGGATGTGCGCACGTTCTACGGCTTTTATTTTGATTTTGAATGGAGGTGTTTGTTTGCCTAGAAAGAAAAAGGTTGTTGAGGATGGCGTTATTCTTGAAGGAACCGAGAACAAGAAGACATTCAAATGCCTGCGTTGTGGTAAAGAATATGATGTGGCAGTTGGTCACTTCTATAAAAATACATATGGCTTTTGGAAAGCAAACGACAATTACGTTCCTGTTTGCAAGGAATGTGTAAATGAAATGTTTGATGATTTCTCAAGACGATTTGGTAGTGATAGAACGGCTTGTATGTTGCTTTGCCACATTTTGGATGTTCCGTTTTATAACAGTCTTTATGATTCGGTTGTTGCAAATTCTGGAACTTGTCGTCCCGGCGCGTATAACCGCCTTGTTTTAAACGGCAGACAGTATCAATTTCAAACCTTCTCTAATACTCTTGTAAATGGAGAACTCAACAAAAACGCTCTTGATCTACAGGAAGAAAAGGAGCAAAAGTGGTCGAAAGCAGAGATTCAAGCAAAAGATGACTGTATTTCTGTTATTGGATACGACCCATTTTATGGTTACAACGAGGGTGACCGTCGCTATTTGTTTAGTGAACTCATCAAGTATTTTGAGGATGGTATTGAGGACGACCCGTTCAAGCTATCTCAGATTGTTCAGGTCGTGAACAATAATAATCAGATTCGACAAATCGACTTGCAGATTGCTCGCTTAAACCCGATGAACTCGGCTGAGGCAATCAAAAGTCTGAATGACATTAAGGTCAAGCTAGTTTCTAATAACGACAAGATTGCCAAGGAAAATGAGATTTCTGTAAAGAACCGTTCCAACAAGGATGCAGGACGTAATACGCTTACATTCTTAATGAAGGATATGCGAGAGAAAAATATTGCGGGTGCAGAAGCAAATTTTTATGACCAGTTGCGTTCCCCCGGTACTCAATGGGCGGCTGATATGAGTTTCAAAGCAATCAAGGAAAATGCGTTCTTTGACGAGAATGACCAGCAGGAAATTTTCGATACACAGAGAGAATTGATTGATAAGTTCCAGAAAGAAAGTGATGACGCTAAGGAAAAATACAGGCTGTCTTTAATTGAGAATCAGCGGCTCAAGGAGCTGTTGGAAGATGCCGGTATTGACGCAAGCGCAAAAGATACGGATGGTGATGCCGTATGAGAATGAAACAAAGAGCGCCTATTATTACAGCCGTAAAACGTAAGATTTACGAGTGTGATGCGGCAACGATTGCGTTCTATCGACGTAATCCTGTTATTGCGGCCAGAGATTTATTGGGTATCCAACTATTTGACGCTCAGGCATATATGCTGGAACAAAGCTAGAATGCAAGTCATGTTCTTTGGGCGTGTAGTCGAAATTTTGGTAAGTCTTTTGTAGGTTCAGTTTTTATTCTACTGAAGGCTATGTTGTATGAAAACCAAGCTATTTATATTGTAAGTAGCGTTGGTGATCAGAGTAAGGAGACTTTTAATAAAATCGAAGAAATTGTCACTCGTGTTGGTAAAACAGCTGCGTCTATCCGTAGTCTGCAAGATATTGCAGAGAAAGAAACGAAAAAGTCTGCAACCAATAAGAGTGGCTTTAGTCATAATCCCGCCGGGTATGTTGTTGAGTTTTACAACGGTAGCTCCATTAACACGCTAAACTCCAACCCGGATTCCAACCGATCTCGTCGTGCAACTCTTGTGTTTTTTGACGAGGCTGCGTTTTGCTCTGACGAACTGATTGTTGTCTGTGAAGCTTTTGCCACTCAGAATACTGACTTCGTGACTGATACGGATGATTCTTATAATCCTGAAACTCAGCCTCGCAAGGTTCCTACTCAGCTTGTGTATGCTTCGAGTCAGGATACGATGAACAAACTATTCTATCGTTATTACAAGAATTTTGCAAAACGTATGATTGCCGGTGACCGTGATTATTTTGTTTGCGACATGATTTGCGATGTTGCAATTCAGGTCTATATGAATGGAAGACCGTACAAGGCTCTGCTGACGAGAGATAAAGTTGAAGCAGCTCTAAAGTCAAATAAAATGAAGGCGTTGCGTGAATATTATAATCGCCCAAGCCGTGATGGTGGCGTAAACCAGATTATCAAATGGGGTACAGTTCGTCGCAATGAGCGAAAGTATATACCACAGCTTTATTGGGATAAGAACTACCAGTATATTCTTGCGTTTGATCCTGCCCGCACAATGGATAATTCTATTGTTGGTGTTATGCGTATTTATAACGATCCAGAAAACGGCATGTGTGGAGATATTATCAACTGCGTGAACATGGTTGATCTTGCGAATGAGAAAAAATTCAAGCTCGATTCTAATCGTCAGCTTGAGCAGTTATATGAGTTGATTCTACATTACAATGGTCAAAATCCTGATTACGAGTACATTGATAGATTGATGATTGACCAAGGCGCTGGCGGCGGTGGTACTTCCACATATGCGGACGGTTTGCTTAATAATTGGACCGATAAAACAGGTGCGGAACATCGTGGTTTTATCGACGCAAATCATGAATTATATGAAGGATATGATGCCCGTTACCCAGATGCTGTTGATAAGCTACGTCTAATTAGTCCTCGTAAATTTCGTACTGCCATGGTTGAGGAATTTATTGAGCTGATGAATCTTGGTGTTATTCATTTCCCTCTTGAATATAACGGCGGAGATTACGTTCAGGTAGTAGACGGTGTGGATAAATCAACTGGTCAAGAAATTTTGAAGACGCATGAACTTTCCTTAGAGGAACAGACTGCGTGGGTTAACATCGACTTGATGAAGAACGAGATTACAAGTATTCAGAAAACGACAAACTCTGAAAATACAACCGTAACATATGCTTTGGCACCCGACGTTGCTAACAAAATCCACGATGATAGGTTCTATGTTGCAATTTTGCTTGCTCATCGTCTATACGAATTACGTCGTAAGGATAAAGTTCGCCAGTCTGCGGTGGAGACAATGACTGCTCCGCCGATTTGTATTTCTAACATTGACTTCTAAGCAGAGGAGGTGAAAATGTGGCAAGAAAGAAAAAGGAAGATTTTGATGTCGTGACTGCTTCACAGACAGATGACGGTACTGTAGTTATTACCTCTTTGAATGAACTTTCAGAAGAGAGAATGAATAACGTCATCCGAAATGCAGTTGCGTCTTATGACCCTGAAAATAAGCAGTATAGTACATATCTAAAAATTTCAGCCTCCTCTGAGACACTGACCGTTGACAGAATTGATGAGCTTGCACAAGGACTACAGTCAAGTCTGACGAATGTGCAGACGGTCAATGGAATCATCCGTAATTATATTAACAAGGATGACCTGATTGGCATTACTTATGATGCGATTGAGGCGAATGTTAATACGGAGTTCAAATGCAGTTTCGCACAGTTCCCTGAACAGCGTAATAAGACAAAACAGGTAAATTACGCCCGTGAAGTGATTGATGACTTCAACGCACAAATCAATGTGCGAAGTCTGCTACGTGCCGCCATTCCGATGACTTACGCAGAGGGCACTTATATTACATATCTGCGTCAGAAGGATGAGAACTACATTGTAGACTACTACCCTCTTGGTATTGCTGAGATAAGTGATTACCTATCAAATGGACAGCCTGTTGTGCTTATCAACATGTCTAAGCTAAAATCCGCTTTGAGCAAATCCATGCTGAAGGATAAAAAGAATAAAGCACTGTTCTTTGAAAATCAGGAGACCGAGATTCAAAACAACTATCCAGACGAGGTGTATCAGGCATTTAAGAATGGTGATACATACGCAAAACTGGATGTTGACCATTGTGGCGTGATTCGTATTGGTAATATGGGGCAAAAATATGGTGTCTCTCCCCTATTCCGCGCTTTACGTCCGGCATTGATGCTTGAGACTTTTGATACTTCAGACCGTGTAAACGCTAAGGCAAAGGCAAAGAAAATCATCTGGCAACAGCTTGACCCTGAGTTGATGGGACCAAACAAAGATAAAAAGGGCTTCTCTGAACAAGTGACGGCGCACGATAACCTGCTGCGTGCATGGAAGCAAAATACCGTGCTTGTGACGACCGCTCCTTATGTAAAGGATATCAAGTATGTTGAGCCAAAAGTTGAGATGACAAATATCGAGACTGTCAAACAGTATCGCAATCGAGAAATGGCTGCTTTGGGTATTAGTTTCTTGAATACTGATGGTCAGCAGACTGTTTCAACTGCAAAGGTGTCTCTTGACCAGCTGATGAAAAATATTGGTAAGATTGCTGAACAAATTGAAGATGTATTAAAGCGATGGTATCGTATTCGCCTTGAAGATGCAGGTGTAGACCCGATGTACTGCCCTGATGTGAAGGTCTCTACTACTGAAATGATGGGTATGGAGATGAAGAAGGCGATTGCTCAGTTCCTGTTCACCACTTTGAACTGTTCTTACAAGACTGCTTACGAGTATATGGGACTTCATGCTGAGGACGAACTACGCAAGCGTCAGGCTGAAACCGAGGAAGGTTATGACGATGTGTTTGTGGCTCGCCAGACCTCTTATACATCGTCCGGCAATTCCGCCGGAGGTGGCGACAGTGATAAAAAGACAGGCCGTCCAAAGGGCGAGGAAACTGAAAAACAAATTTATGACCAGCAGAGAAATGAAGATAGTAAGTGAGGTGATGAACGATGAGTAAGGAGTATTTCTATAGTAGAAACATCTGTTGCTCTGAGATTACGGAGCATCCAGACCACTATCTTGCCAAGTTTGTCATCTGTGACTTCTCAGTAAATGGAAATCAGGTTGCTTTGAATCGTGACACCATTGAAAGTTGGATGAGTACACTGGTTGGCAACCCGCTTGTTGGTAAGTTGGTCGTAGCTCCAAAGGGTGAACTGGATTTTTCCGGTCACAATATGAAAGTCGTCACCAGAAAAGACGACGATGGCAATGAATACAAGACTGCCGAATTTGACACTGATGCATTCGGTAGCTTTCAGTCGGTCGGTATCGAGAAAATTGACGATACCGACTTTATTGTTGCCTCTTGTAAGATCTGGAAGCGATATCCAAAGGCTTGTGCGACGATTCTGCGCCGTATTGAGAGCGGCACATTAAATACCAGTTGGGAAATTGATGTGCTGAAAGCTCATAAGGGAATCGTGGGTGGCCGCATGGCAAAAATCATTGACGATGGTGTGTTTACTGCACATTGCTTGCTTGGTGCAAATGTTGAACCAGCATATAAGTGCTCTAAACTGCTTGAAGTCGCTGAAACCGATTTTGGTCTTGAATTGGCAAATGCCTATATCGAGGATACAAAAGAGATTTCAAATATAGAATCTAATGAAAAGGAGGCAAAAAATTTGGAACTGAATAAGGATAAGGAGACTCAGACCGCACAGGTTGAGTCCACTAAGCCTGAGCAGGCAGAGCAGACTCCCGTTGGCAAGCCTGACGCAGCACCTGCTACTGAGCCCACTACTCCGGCAGAGCCTGATGTTCAAACTTCCGAGGAAGGCGGTGAAACTCCTCCCCCGACCGAGCCTGATACTGGCACTGAACCTGCTGGTGAGCCTGAGTCCACTCCAGAGACTTCCAGTCTGACTGGTCATGACCTGTACGAAAAGCTGAATGAGGCTGTTGTGAAGTTTAATTCAGATATGTATCTAGCAGAAGTGTTCCCCGAAGATCACACTATCTGGTGTAAGAAATTCGGTCGTTGTATGAACGATTTGGATTACATCATGTTCTCTTACACCGTTGAGGGTAACGAGGTTTCTCTTGGCGAGCCGCAGCATATTACTCTGACTGTTTCTATTTCTGATGTTAATACCAAGATTGCGGAGCTGAATAGCACTATTGCAAGTTTGAATACTGAGTTGCAGAGTGCAAAGGAAGAGGTTGCTTCTCTGGCTCCATATAAGGATCAGGCAGAGAAGGCAGAGGCAGAAAAGGCAGCTGCAGAGCTTGCACAGAAGAAGGAAGATCTGCGTCAGTACGCAATCTCCAGCAAGATGATTACTGAAGCTGAAGTTTCTGAGGGTGGCAACTACGCAAGTTTGATTGAGAATCTGGATGAGACCGGCATCAAGAGTGTGATTGCCGAGCGTTGCGTTGAAGCAGCCAAGAAGGCTCCTGCTGAAAAGAAGATTGAGACTTCTGAGGTACATAAGCCTGATGGTATCAAGTTGAATTTGAATGAAACCAAGTATAACACCACTAACGCTAACAAGCGTGACGCATGGCGGGAATATTTGGGTAAGTAATAACATTTGAGAGAAAGGAAAAATATTATGATTCGTGAACTGATGGTGAACGGCGCGAAGAATATTCCCGCTAACTATGCCGCAAAGGTCGTTATGGTCACCGGTATGGGTGTCCAGGTTGATCACAAGGCTGGTCAGGTTAAGTTCCCTGACGCAGCTACCGCTGAGGGCATCGAGATGGTTGCCCATGAGTTTATCCCGGAGGGCATCTATGCAAGCCAGACTAATTTTGATGACTATGATAAGATGGCAACCGAGATTGAGGCAGGTGTGCTGGTGAAGCGTGTTCCTCTGTATGCTGGCGAGCTGTACGGCACCGACCAGTACAAGGATGGCGATGCACAGGATGCCAATATCGGCAAGCTGCTGGAGGTCAATATTGACGGTAAGTGGCAGGTTGCTACTACTGGCACTTCTCGTTTTGAGTTTGCTGGTGTGATGGACGACAACGGCCACAAGCTGATTATGATCAGTGTGCTGCCCGAGGCAAAGACTGTTGCTTGATTGAGAGAAAAATCTTGAATATGATACGTGAAATTTAAGGCTATCGTCTTTGGACGGTAGCTCTTTTATTTTGCGCGAAGAGAAAGGAAATGAATTATGGCACTGAATATTGAAGTGGCCGAGCTGATGAAGCAGCCTGGTCGTGTTTATGAAGTTGCTGAGAAGACTCAGTACAATCGCGCTATGGATGCCGAGGACAAGGAAATTGCAGAGGTTGTTGGCGCTCATGTTGAGGAGCTGATTGACAAGGGCGATCCCAACAAGGAGATTGCTCAGTTTGTGAATCGTACTGTGACTGATGAGCTGTATGGTGCACCTGACGAGCTGCTGGACTCCATGTTTGAGCGTGGTAATGTTGGTGAGTTTGATGACTACGAGGCAGGTCGTACCGTTAAGAATACTCTGAAGGCTTATGATGCAGCTAAGGGCGGCAACGTGCCGAAGTCTTACCTGCACTACGAGACCATTAAGCCCGTCTGGCGTAATAAGCAGATTGAGGCTGATCTTAGCTTTGTGGATGTAAGACGTAATGCTTGGAAGAGTGTGGCAACTCTGACCACTTTTATGACTGAGGCTCTGAAGAACCAGATGTTCTATGACATCTTCAGCATGGTTGATGATGCTATCACTGGTGGTGAGCAGAAGATTGATGCTCAGGGTAAGGAGCCCACTATGCAGGACATGGACGCTCTGGCTCTGTATCTGAATGAGTACGCCGATGGTGGTAATCCCTTCACTGTCAGCCTGATGAAGTATTGTGCTAAGATGCGTCGTATGACCGGTTATGCAGAGTATCTGTCCGACGCAGCTAAGGACGAGTTCAACCGTTACGGTCTTGTGAAGACTTATGACGGCGTGGCTATTACTGGTATTAGCTCTGCCAAGAAGCTGGGTGATGGTTCCCTGCTGATCCCGGATAAGCGTATCTATGGCATCGCAGGCAAGATTGGTCGCCTTGACATGAAGGGTGAGACTCATACTTACGAGGATCACGACAACAACAACGAAAAGATCCATCTGATGGTCAAGGACTTTACCTTCGGCTATAGCATTGATCATATCGAGCGCGTCGCTAAGATTGTTCTGCAGTAATTTTTACCAAAGGCAAATTTGAGCGGGGACTTTGCCGTCTCCGCTTTTATAGAAAAGGAGACAAATTATGAGTTCCGTGATGGAAAAGAAGTTTATTGACGTTCTGAACTGCGACGATAACGTGGTTACCATTTCGTCACTGAACGGTAAGGGCTATACTTTCGAGCCCGGTAGTGTGGAAGATCCTTGTGTGATTCCTATTCCGCCGGAGGAGATTATGTATATGAACAGCACTTGTTCTGCGTTCAAGAATGGTGTTCTGCGTTTTCGCCCTGAAGAGCAGAATGAAATCTTTAAGGCTATTGGTATTAAGGGCGACGATGTCCTATTCATTGAAGATATCGATAATGCGATTCTGAATCCCACTGTCGAGAATCTTCAGCGTATGATTGACATTAAGGATGGTGCTCAGTTTGAGCGTATTCGTGGTCGCTTTTATCGTATGACCAATGCCGGTGAAGACCTGTCTACCAAGGTCAAGCGCCTGATTGACGAGCGTTATAAGGAGCTCCGTGCTGGCAAGCGTAACAGTGAGCTGTCTGTCGTACCTACAACCAAGTCTGCTGATAATGTTCAGGCCGAACTTGAAACTGCAAAGAACCAGATGGCTGAAATGCAGAAGCAGATGCAGGCTATGATGGCACAGATGCAGGCTATGATGGCAGGCGCACAGACTGTTGCACCGGATAATTCTGTAGAAAAGACTACTGTTAAGCGTGGCCGTAAGAAGGCAGAGGCAGAAAAGGCGGAGGTCGTTCCCGCCGAGTAAGATTGGAGGGATAGTGTGACCGCATTTTCAAAAATATACGACAAGTTCTACGAGCTGGTTGAAACTGATAGTAATTTCTTTCAGTATTTTGACCTGAGCGAGAATGAAGTGCGAGATCTTGTACATGACCGTGCAAAAAGTTATTTGATGGAGTCACTTTCTGTGATTACCAGAAACATTGAACCGGAAGAGGATTTTAGTTTCGATGATTACGATTCAGAACTAGAAGAGTTTAATTCAGATCTCACATTCGATGAGATTGATATGTTAGCGCATTTGATGTTGGAGCAACATTTTAAGCGTGAGTTTGGAAAGTTGAAAGCATTTAGCGCACAGGACCTTCCTACGAGTTTACAAGTATTCTCCCCTGCTAATGAGCGCACGAGTATTCGTGCTCTTGTGAAAGACATTCACGAAGAGAATATGACGATGTTAGACAACTATATGGCAAAAGACCGCTCGACCCGTAAGCGTAAGACCATCGACTATGATACATACGCTTCCTACTCTGAGTAAGGAGGTGTACCGATGGACTTTTATACAAGGGCACGAGCTGTTGGCGGTGCCGCAAAAATGTCTAACAAAAAGGATGTAAAAATTGCTTTTGCAAAACGTGACTTCGCTGCACACTTCAAGGATAGTGTTGATTATGAGGATAATACTCTTGTGAATGGTTTACCTCAGAAGCTGGTTGTCAGTCGCAGTAATAGTATTGCTAAGGAAAAGAAAATCTAGGCTTATCCTGGCGATTCTTTAAATCTTGGTGATATTGTTGACTGTTACAACTGCAAATGGCTGGTAACTGAGATTGAACCAAACGATGAAATTTTTCTTCGTGGTAAGATGGAGTTGTGTAACCGCCAAATCCAATGGCAAAATCCGATTACTGGTGAGATAGTCTCTCGTTGGGCAACGCTTAGTAAACCTTATTACGCAAATAATAAGGAACTTATTGTGACTTCGCTAAGTCAACGTGAGTATAAGGTTCAGATGCCTTTTGATGATGAGACTGCACTGATTGACCTTGATAAGCGCTTTATGTTGGAAATTATCAATGGCGAGCCGAAAACGTATGTTACGACTTCTGTTGACCAGAGTACAGAGCGTTACGAACTGCATGGTAAGACACAGGGGTTCCTTGTGTTGAATATCCGGCAGGATCAGTATAACAGTAAGACGGATAATGCCGAGAAGATGATTTGTGATTATTTTGAGCCAAACAAAATCGACGAATCAGAGATAGATTCTCGTGTGACTGCTACTATAAAGTATGTAGGAAAACCAGAGGTTCGTGTTGGTGGTTCTTGGAAAAAATTCACTCCCATATTCACAAGTGTTGCTGGCGAGGAAATTGCTGAAATTGCTAAGTGGAAGTTTGTTTGTCTTGAGGAATTCAAGGAATTTGTAGAAACGCAGAGTACCATAGATGGTGTTTTTAAAATTCGTATTTTAAATAATAGTATCATGGACGGCGCAACTGTAAGAATTTCTTTGACGAATGCAGATGGTACAGCAAATACATCCATTGAATGTAAGGTGGTGAGTTTGCTGTGACAACGAGTGAATTGATTACTGATTATAAAAACAAATTGGCTTTAAAACTAGTCAACACAGATGGACTTGTTGAAGCTATGGGCAATGATGACATTGAAGAGCCTGACGAGGCGATTTATACATACATCTTCCCATACTTCCATATTCCTGACACGATTGAGGCAGCGCACAGCTATATTTGTTTTAAGGTAAATATGACTGACCGAAGCAACGTCAACGACTGGTATGAAAACTTCACACTTACTGTGTGGGTTATTGTGAACCAGGCACTGATGAAAATGAAGGGTCATGGTGGTGCAACACGAGTTGACTATCTGAGTGGTCTTGTGGAAAAAGAACTACACGGCAGTACAATTTTTGGAATAAAACAGCTTAAAATCACATCCAATATCGAGGACAATATGGATTTACACCATCGTGTGCGAATTATGACGTTCAAGACGCAGGATTTGGATGATCTGGTGGGGTGTGGCTGATGGAGCTTCGAGAAATGTACGAGCCAAGCTTGATGCGCGGAAGAGACTTTAAAATCAACGACAAAATTACGATTCACATGCCTTCGGTCGGTGACATCATCGATTATGGTGAGCAAAAGTATTTTCAGTTGGTTTATTTATTCTGTTCTACATCGAGCGACTACAAAGCACAGCTTGACTCTGTTGGAATTGATTGGCAGAAGATTTCGGACTTTGAAATGTTTCGGCAACTTTTTATAGGCAATAAAGACCAAGATATGTCTATTTTGCTTGGCGATATGGACACTTCTGGGTTTATGATGGCGAAAGATAACATAAGTGGTGAGATTGTATTACACAACAGGCTTACGGACACTCGTATTGACCATGTGGTGTATGAAACGATTTCTCAGTACCTATGTGCTGCGAATGGAATTGAAAAGCATTCTGAGTTTGCTGCTGACGAACCGACAAGAATTGCAATGATAGAGGAAGCCAAAGATAACTTGGAGTATCAAAAAATAAAGCGTTATGAACCACACCTTGCGGAGCTTGTGCTCTCGATGGCGTGTTCGTCTGGCTTTAAAGCGGATTACTTCAAGGCTATGGATTACCCTATGAGTGTATTCATGAATCATGTAAGAAAGATTCAGCAAATAAAAAGTTACGACAATACGATGCATGGCGTTTACGCTGGCACCGTGGAATTTGGAAAGATTCCAAAAGCACAACTGGATTGGACGAGCAAGGCTGATTGACCTTGCTCTTTTATTTTATCCAAATAAATTGAAAGGAAGAATATTATGAGTGATTTTAATTTTAATGAGGTCGTTATTGACCGCGTTCATCGCATTCACGAGTATGATCTGAACGGCAAGCGTCTGTGGACCATGAATCAGGTTAAGGATTTCAAGCTGACTCTGGGCGGCGAGACCGTTTACGCTCAGGATGCACAGGGCGTTAACATCATGGCATTCGATAAGAGCAAGACTGCAGAGGCAGATTGGTCTAATGCTCTGATGCATCTGGGTGCTCTGGCAGAGCAGATGGGCTCAAAGAAGGAGGTTGCTTCCTCTGAGGCAAAGCAGGTCTTTACCACTGTTGAGTACCTGACTTCTGCTGACGGCAAGAAGCTGACTCTGACCCATACCCCCAAGGCTGCTGTTGCAAATGCCCCCTTTAAGTACATCGATCTGGTCGATGGTCAGGGTAATGCACTGAAGACCTTTGAGCTGGGTGAGACCGCAGAGTCTCAGTTCTCTGTTACTGGTACTGAGGTCACTCTGCCCACTGGTGCAAATCTGAAGGCTGGCGACCGCTTTGTTGTGAAGTATCAGTACGAGAGCGAGGAGGGTATTGCTATCAATGATAGCGCCGATAAGTTCTCTACCGAGGGCGAGTTCGTGATTGAGGCATTCTGCTACAATCCCTGCGATAAGGCAAACAAGAAGCTGATGCGTATCATCTTCCCGAATGCCAAGATGGATAATGCTATCGATATGACTTTCACTAATGAGCTGGCTCATCCGGTCAAGATTAGCGCTACTCAGGAATACTGCTCTGAAGACAAGCGCCTGTTCCGTATTGAGACCGCTGCTGCCTAATGGCAAATCTGAATTGGTGCCGTACTTGCGGAAAAGAATATCCGGTTTGCCCGCATTGCGAGCAGGATGCGCGTCTTAATCCTTGGCGAATGATTTGCGACACTGAGCCGCACTTTCTTGTGTGGACTGCCGTAAACCAGTATCGTCAGGGAATTATTTCAAAAGAGACGGCAAAAGCAGATCTGACTACTCTTTTGATGCGCAAGTACAAGAATGTTACGGAAGCCGAGGTAGAGACTTTTATCCCAGCTGTTCGTGATGTTTTCCATGAGATCATGGATGAGCCTGCAAAGGCTGAAAATGAGTCATCTAGTGATGTAAAGGATGAGACGCCCGTGAAGCCGGTAGTTAAGAGAACATCAAATCGTAAGGGGCGGGCATAACCGCCCCTTTGTTTTTCGTGGTGGTTTTATGGAGAAAAAGAACAGGACAAAGTTTAATGTCAGTAAGAATCCAGCAGATAGAACATACGATGGCGTAGTTTACGATAGTAAGGCAGAAATGTTGTTTTATCGAGATATTGTATTGCCAAGGCTGGCAAGCGGCGAAATTGTAGAGTGTCGTAAGCAAGTCCCCTTCCTTCTGCAGGAAGCGTTCCGCCGGGTCGATAAGGACGGAAAAGACGTAGCGGTGCGGAAGATTGATTATGTGGCGGACTATGAAATTACATATCGAGATGGCAGCAAACAAGTGATTGATACGAAGGGATTCGCTGATAGTGTCGCGCTGATGAAGCGTAAGATGTTCTGGTTCAAGTATCCTGATGTAGATTACCGCTGGATTACATACTCCAAAATTGATGGAGGTTGGGTCGATTATGATGACCTAAAAAAAGCTCGAAAAGAGCGAAAGAAATTAAAGCAAGCACAGACGAAAGGGAGATAAAATGAAGGTTTTAAATTTTCAGGAGCGAAATGAGTTTCTTGATGAAGTAGTTAAGGCATGTACTATCGATGGTGATTATCAGCCCGCACTGCTTGATGTAGTGTTCCGGTTGACTATCCTGAAGTATTTTGCAGATTATGACTATCGTAGCGAGCCGCAGAGTGAGTGGCCGCGTATTGCTTACGAGTCTTTCAATTTCAAGATTAACAAGGCTGGTTGTGATACTTCTGCGTTCTGGGATCAGTATGATTCTCTGGAGAAGGCCATTCACGAGCAGATTGACCGTTCTCATAAGGAATGGTTGGTTCTTGGTCTCTGTGGCAAACTCAATGAGATTATTAAGAAGCCCGACCCTATTTCTGATTTCGTTGACTTTATGGAGAACTATTTGAATGATGTAAAGGGTAACTTGAAAGACTTTGATGTTGAAAAGTTTTCTGAAGTGACTTCTGCCCTGCTGGACAATAAGCAGGAAATCTCTGCTGTGCTGGCAAAAGATAAAAAGGAATAAACACTTTTAGAGGTGGGTTGGAGGGAATTTTAATATGGCTACAAGAAGTAAACCGCTGAAGTTATGGGATGCTGAGAAGTTCAAGAACGTAAATTCAGTGTCTTTGAAATACTGGGATAGATATGAGACTGATATGGGCATCCGTGATCTCAGCCCGTCTACTGTTTATAATTATGAATCTGATTTCAGGCAGTGGATGATTTATGTTTTGGATAATCAGGGCAATGCTCCTGTGACGGAACTTGAAGAAGAGGATATTGAGGAATTTCTGTTCTACTGTAAGAAGCACGGAAATAACTCTGCTCGTATGAAGCGTCGCATGAGTACGATTTCTGCGCTGTATCGGTATCTTCGCAAGAAGAAAATCATCAAAGAAAATCCGATGGAGTTCATTGATCGACCGACCAAGGATGTGGCTGTTGTGAAGCAGACATACCTTACGCCTGATGAGGTTAAGTTGATGCGAGAGAAGTTGAACACTCTGGTCGAATCTGCGACCACAGTTCACATGAAGAATAATGCGATGACGTTGCGTCTGTACGCACTATTCTCGCTATCCACGATGGCTCGTGTCAACGCAGTGCGGAATACACTCTAGAAGTCTATCGATTATGAGAATCGCATGGTACATGATGTTCTGGAAAAGGAAGGAAAAATTGTTGATTTGATGTTCAGCAAGGAAGTTTCTGAGCTTTTGAAAGAACTGAAGGGATACCGCACTGAGCATGATATTGAGGATGGCGGCTATGTGTTTGTTGGTACAAAAATCAATGGTGCATGGATGCCGATTACTTCAAGCACTGCCGGTGACTGGTGCAAGAAGATTGGTGAGATGATTGATGAGCCTACGCTGCATCCGCACGATTTCCGGCACAGTGGTGCTACCCTGCTGAAGAATGCGGGTATGAGTCTGGAAGATGTCTCTTCCCTGCTCAATCATGCTGGCACGGATGTGACCAATAAGTATTACATTAAGAAGGATACGACAAAGATTCAGTCCGCAAAGGATCGGTTCGAGATTTGAGGTGGAGTGAATGAAACAGTCATACACAAACTTCGATGACTTATTGAGTGATGTGGCAGATGGTGTGGAGCAAATTATGCAGGACGTAGCTCCGCAAATCGAAACAGTTCTTCAAGCAAGTGCAAAGAAAAATATTCAGTCACAATCCGCACGTTCTGCTGGAATCGAAGATGCAAGTAATATTGTGAGTAGTGTAACTCGTGATGGAAACACTGTTACGATGATTGTGAAAGACATTGCAAAACCGCAACCGTCTTATTTTCTTGGTGGGAAAAAGTTCGATTCTCAACGTGTAGCAGATACTTTACTGTACAGAGAATATCATTTTGGTGGCTCACCGATTGTTTGGAACGAATATGGTGGAGCAAATATTCTATTTGATGAGCGTGAGAACGCGGCTGTTGGTGGAACTATGTTTGCGAACTGGATTGAGAATGGTCTTTGGATGGATCTGAGTTATTATCTTCGATCTGGCGGACAGAAAGAATATCGCCCTGCACGTCCGTTTATTGCTCCTGCGCAAGTCGAGGCGGCAATGATTGTTAAGACGGCTTTACACGGATTGTAAAAGCCATCTTTTATGAGAATTTATTTGGAATAAAATTTGAATGAGAGGAGGCTGGCTTGAAGAAGCTGGCCGCTTCTCTTTTTTATTTTGAAAGGAATTGTTGAAAATGGAAAAGAGAGGTGACCAACAGTATGGATGAAAAAGAAAATACTGGTACAAAGTCTTCTGCCGTAACGGCTATTAAGGTCAAGGTTGTTATCGACACAAATAAAGCAGAGTTAGATAAGCAATTTAATTCTGTTAAGGAGCACTATAAAGAAAAACCAGTAAAAATTGCTTTTGGAGTAAATCAAAACGACACTATCCGTAATATAAATGATGCACTTGATAAGGTAGTCAAGAGCGGAAAATTAAAAACTCCAAAGGTTACACTTGATGTTAAAATCGACCAGAGTAAAGTAACCGCACAGTTAAAGAAAGCTATTGCTTCTGCAGCCAAGCAGACTGTTAAGGTTGATGCTGGAAAGTCTGGTTCTACAAAACCTGACACTACTGGCGCTTCTGAAATCAAACAGTTGGAGAAGTTTGTTGAGCGGGCAAAAACAAAGACATCAGAGTGGAAAAACTCTATCAAAAGTAACACTGAAGAAGCACAAAATCTAAGTAAGGTTCTCCAAAAGGTTTTAGCCCAAATTGATGCTCTTGATAAGGATCATAATTCAAAAGGATACGCAATTGGTGTAGATGGTCTAAAGAGCAGTTTTAATGCAGCAAGTGAACAGGTTTCTGATTACACAAAAGAATATCAAAAACTTGAAAGGCAAGCAACTTCGACTCTCGATAGTATTCATAAGCAACAGACGAAGTTAAAGGCTCATGGTATCAATAGCTTTGACAGGCAGATTTCTGGGTATGGTAATGATCAAGATAGAAGTTTTGAAGCTCGTTTTAGAAACCTTGATAAATTAAATCCACAATCTAAAGAATATGCCGAAACTCTTAGCAAGATTCTTGTGGATTGGGAAAAAGTAAATGTTCAGATTAACGAAGCCATTAAGGCGGAAAGTAATTTGAATATTTCTTCAACGGCACGACAGAAAAAAATCAATGACATGGCGGATGCCATTCAGAGACTACGAAATTCCTCAAAGGGCTCCGAAGTTGCCAATAATACTGAATTTAAAAAGTATGCTTTCGGTGGAACTACAACGAATTCAGACTCTGGAGCCTTGCACGGCTTGGACGAACGGCTTAAAACACTAAAGGCTTCTGTAAATGATCCGGCAGAATTTGTTAAACAGCTACAGGAACTTGAAACTGAGCTTGGAAACGTTTCACAAAAGCTGACTGATTACAAGAAATCTTTCCAAGAAAGCACAAGCACGACAAAAGAGTCAACGAATCTTCGCAACCTTGTCACGACAATCAACAAATACGAAGAAACGTTAAATAATCTTGACAAGCGCCAAGATTTGAAGAAGCGTTTATACGATATTCGAGATGCAGCGGAAGCGCAATCCAAACCATTCTCTGTTTTGAGCAATGAATTTTCTGAGCTGAAAATCGACATGGAGAATGCCGGTATTGCGGCGGAAACACTTGGTCAAAAACTGTCTCGTCTATTCAAAGAGCACTTCCAGACCGCCATCGCTATGGCTGGCGTTGCAATTGTCAAACAAGGTCTGCGAGAGGTTTATGATAATGTCGTAGAGATAGACTCATCTATGACTAACTTGAAAAAAGTCACAAATGAAACTGAATCGGCATACTCAAGCTTTTTGTCGTCTGCTTCAAGTCAGGCGCGTGAGCTTGGTGCTTCTATCTCGGATGTTATTGATAGTACAGCAGAATGGTCTCGTTTAGGTTATACACTGGACGAATCACAAGAACTTGCAAAATGGTCTACCGTTTTAAGTAACATCGGTGATGGCATTGACAGTGCATCAGATGCAGCTTCTTACTTGGTCTCTATTCTAAAGGGATTTAGAATGGAAGCTGACGAAGTAGAACACGTCGTCAATGTTCTTAACTCGGTTGGTAACAACGAACCAATCTCCGAAAGTGGTATTGCGGAGGCGCTCGTCAGATCGGCAAGCGCATTATCGGCAGCAGGGAACTCGTTTGAAGAGTCCGTTTCGTTGATTAGTGCGGCCAACTCTGTACTTCAGGACCCGGATACCGTAGGCACAACTTTAAAAACAATTTCAATGTATCTGCGAGCCAGTAAGACTGACGCAGAGGCATTTGGTGTTTCAGTTGATGACATGGCAGGTTCTGTTTCGGAACTTCGAAGTGAATTGAAGTCTCTGACTGGCGTTGACATTATGAAGGATGCTGCAGGTACAGAATTTAAGAGTACATATCAGATCCTAAAAGAGATTTCTGCCGTATGGGATAAACTTACTGATGTTAGTAAAGCTAACGTTACAGAGATGCTTGGTGGCAAAAGAAACTCGAATGCGGTACTTTCCGTGATCGAGCAATTTTCCATTGCTGAAAAATCAATGGAAGATGCCGCTAACAGTTCTAATTCAGCAATGACTGAACAAGAGCGCATGATGGATTCGATTGAGGGTCGCTTAAAGCAGCTTAACGCCAGCTTTGAGAAATTCTCAAACGACGTTATGAGCAGTGACCTTATAAAATTCTTTGTTACTCTTGCAACAAAGATTGTTGATGCAGCAGACGGAATGGTCAACCTTGCAGGTTCTATTCCGGCCATTACGGCTGCCATCTCTGGCGTGTTGTCCGTAATGCAGATGAGCGGAAAGCTCAAAAATGGTGCGGGTAAAGTTAATATGCCCTCTTATATTTGTTGCGTATAAAAAATATAGGATGCGGCACCATGTAAAAATAAAACAGCCCCTAGAGTGCTGGGAAACCCTAAGAGCCATATCGCCTATATTTATATAATGTAGGAATCGAAAGATAGAAATAAGGATATGGATGCTATATGCTGAGATAAAAGCTCGGTTTTACCGTATTGTTAAAATATGGTAAAAATCGAGTGCTAAGTAGCGTTTGCAATGGGCGGTCAGCAGCCGATCCACTTACCTATTATATAATGTAGGATGGTGGAAGGTTCATCGACTAAAAAGGGCCAGTGAGCAGCCACTGGAAGGATAGTCAGTTTTGGACGAAAGTTCAGAAGTCCACCTCAGACGTAACCAGACGACTTAAAGAAGTAGGTGGAAACGAGGAGACGCGCTATTCTCTGGCGCGATATAAATAGGAGAAAATGATTGAATAATTGAACAAAAAGAAAAAGTACACTGTTGTTCGTTGACAGCGTACTCTAAAAAGTGTATAATAAAAGCAACCAAGAGATCCAATAGACGATCACACTCGGTTAGCGATTCAAAATGTAATGTAAATGCTTCGACACATCTACACCACAAAACGAAAGAGCCACCTACTGCGAATAGGCGGCTCTTTTACTTATCACGGCTTTCGCTGTGACGATGTAGCATCTCTCGAATCTCAAGAACTGTCTTTATAAAGCCTGCAAATCCGAAGATCAGCATAGCTGCATAGTAGACAGTTGTCATCTCTAAATCCATAGCAACATCCTCCTTCCGACAATATTGCCGGAAGGCAGTTAAAGAAATACACGCTCCTTCTTGCCTTCCGGCTACTGGGAGGGTGACCGCCTATTTTTACGTCTACAAACTGGCAAAATCAACGTGGAATCTCTTGATTGCCCATTTATTATACACGCATCGACACGGCTGTGTCAATACTTTATAATGTAATTTATAATACATAGAGAAAGAGGTTGCTTTTCTGAAATTTTCTGGCTATAATAAAAGTACAATCGCGTATCCAAAATATACGGAGGTATTATATTATGCCAAGACCCAAAGGAAGCAAGAATAAAGCAAAAGTTCTCGATGGTGTTGATTACGCAGCACAGATTGCTGAAAAGAATACTGCCGCAGAATCTCTTGCTCAGGAGATTGCAACTATTAGTGATGATATCGCTACACTAAACGCCCAGCGTAAAGCAAAAGAAGTAGAACTGAAGAAAATCAACAAAGAGATTGTAAAGCTCGAAAAGAAAAAGGCTGATGCTGACGAAAAGATTGCGGCAGAGTTGAATCGTAAAAAGGCAGAAGATATTGTTGCCAATGCACTGGCCAGCGGTATGACTGCTGAAGAGATTGCTGAACTGCTGAAATAACTGTCGTACAGCCATCATAATGAACAAGCCCGACTTCCCTATTGCTGGGAGGCCGGGCTTTTGCATTGCTTTTTACGACAGTCTATGATACACTCTTGTAAAAGGAGTGTTGAATCATGGAAAATAATAAGAAGCATATGCCGGATTATGAAATTTCGACTTATTCGAAAAGAACCGTGCCAGCAACAGATTACACTTATTCTAAGAGCGAAAGTAACACATCAAGCAATCCGCTCGATGCTTATCGCCAAAACCATAGCAATAATCGCAAAAATATAATTTCAAACGGAGGTACAAATGACGGAAATCACAAAACTAATAAATAACATCGAAACTTTGTTCAATGTCTTTGTACCGGGTGCGCTTTGTGTTTGGTGTTACATGAGACTTTCTTTGAAGAAGATTGAATATCAAGGATATCTTGTTCTTAGTATTGCACTCGGTTTTGTAATTAAGTATATTGTGGACTACATTGATAAACTTCTTGGAAGTTTTGTAATTGTAGGGTTTCCAATTGTTATTGTTTATGTCGCTGTTGGAATCACGAGTGCTATCGCGTTTTATAAAATCAAGAATTCTCTTTGTGTACGGGATAAGTTATCAAAGTTTTTAGGAATCGAATCTGGTGACAATGTATGGACTCGTCATCTTGACCCTTGCGGAAATTTGATAACTCTGCATATGGATGATGGCACTTATATTCTTGGTAGATTTGAGAACTCAGATGATGAGTATATTACTCTAACCGATTACTGTTTTGCAGATACTCCTGATGGAAAAAGTATGGATGATGCTTCTGAGAATCCTCACACAGATGCCGTTCTTTGTGTTCCGACTTCTCATGTAAAAAGGTTTGAGATTATTTATAATCATCTGGATTCCGAAACTGCAAAATACGTTCTGCGTTAAAACGAATACGACCATTACCCTGCTACTTTGTGTGGCAGGGCTTTTCTTTTATCACCATTCGTATCCGCAATTGTTACAATGGAATGTCTTCTTTGCCTTCCCGCTGGCGAAGCCCCAGAATGCCACATCCAAAACTTTGGAGGCTGTGCCGATCTTTTCGAGGTCGGGCGAGCCACAAGTGGGGCATTTGGGGGTGTAGACAGGTTTCGCCGCTTCCTCTTCGGCTTTTCTTCTTTCTTCATCTAATTTTTCTTGAATTTCTGCTTTGATTTTAGTGTCATAGGCGGTCGCTTTATTTTGATTCTTTTTAACAAGATCTGAATCCATCCCAGAAATGTCCTTTGCGGGCATAGGATATTTTAGCCAATCTTCCTTTTCTTCATCCTCGGTTTCTTCCCAATCTTTCAGAAGCCAAAGCTTTCTTAGACAAAATGCGCAATCATAAAATGTGCTTGGCTGGTACTTCTTGCAATACGGGCAATACTTTACATGTTTCTCCATGATTTCATCTCTCCTCAAAATCGATATTTACTTTCTTTTCTAGTGAGAACGGTACTGTAGCACCTAAAATTGACAGCATACTAAACAAGTTCTTCTCTTTATCTGATGCGGTTGATGACTATGCAAAGGAAAATGACATTGCTGGTGGCTCTATCATTAAGTTTATCAGATATCTTGTTGAATGTAAAGGTGGCGTTATTGCAACAGAAGGCGCTATGATTCTGCTTAAAGCAGCGACAGTTGCCCTTAATGTGGCATTTGCTGGATTCGTCACGTTGCTTGTAACAAAAGCAGTATCTGCATGGCAAAACTACACTCAGCGTGTAGAGAATGCAATTAAGCAGTCGCAAGAAGCAGTCCAAGCAGCCGACCAGTTGGCTTCTTCGTTGAAAGAACTTGAAAATTCTTACGAAGAACTTGGTGATAAATCCGGATGGAGTCCAGAAGATAGCGACCAAGCCAAAGATATTCAAGAGCAAATCCTTGAACTCTTAAAAGAACAAAATGGTATCGCCCAAGACCAAATTGATCAAATAGATCTTCAGAATGGAAAATACGAAGACCAGTTAAAACTCATCCGTCAAATTCGATTGGAGCAATTACGGGATGAGGAGTCTGATTTAATTCAGAATAAAGACAATCAAGGCAAAGCTCTTACTAAGACTGCAAAGAAGCAGGCAAATGATGTTCATTCTGTCGATTCTTATGACTCCGAAATGGCTCAAGAGTTGGCGAATAAATTTGGTTGGAGTTATAATGCAGATGCCGGTACTTTAAATTTTGATAACTACGACCAGAACGATTCTGAATCTGTAGCAAAGCACTATGATGAACTTGGGCAGGCTCTTGATATTATTACGAAGAAATACAGTGACGCCGAGCGTGCTTCTTCCGGTCTATATGATGCCTTTAAAAATGACCGCGCTGGACTAATGGATCAAGTCGAATCTTATCGAGATTCTTCTACCGCAATAGATAATAATATTTCCAAGCAAAAAGAACTTGAAACAATCTTAATTCTCACTACAACAAATGCTCGTGCTGTAAAGGGCGCAATTGGAACTCTTGCAAATTCTATTCAAGATTTTGATGCAAGCAAACTTGTTGATTTGTTGAATGGTAATGGCATTGATGGGTTAAATGACACTCAATTGGCCGCCATTGACAAAATCAAAGAATTCATGACTTCAAAGGGTTTTAACACAGATCAAATCCAGTCTTTTGTTAATATTTTAAGTGAGGTCGGGTTAATTGTTCCACAAACTGCTGACGCAGTTGCTCAAGCGTCTCAGAAGATGGAGGATGTTTCCTCTAAAATCGATGAAATTCAATCAGCATATAAAAATGCCACTACTGCTATTGAGGAGTACAATAAATATGGCTATCTGAGTGCGGACACACTCCAAACCCTTCTTAATGAAGACTTCGAGTATCTGAGTTGTCTCGAACTCGTTGATGGTCAGCTTCAGGTGAATACCGAGAAGTATCAGGGTATGATTGCCGCTCAGTATCAGTCTGCGGCCATGGCTCTTGTTGAGAAGGCAAATGCGGAGCTTGCAAAGATTGCTCAGGGTGAAAAGAAGGATGCCGTCGAGGATGCAACCAAGGCAACAGAAGACCAAGCAACAGCTTTGACTGAACGGGTCTGTCCTGCCCTTGGCGAGTTTGCAAAAGCATCTATGACAGCCGCTGCAGCACAAAAATTCTTGGCAAATGGAGATGCAGCATGGTCTGTTGACCCAGAAAGGACTAAGGAAGTCTATGCTGGCCTTGCTTCTGGTTTAGATATTTTGGACGCAACTGTTGACCAAATCATGGGCAATTCGGATAAGTTCCGTCAGCACATGAATGGTTTTGATAAGGAAACCAAGAACCGGAATAAGAATACTGCCAAATCTGTAACTGATGTGGCTTCTGCCTTCGATACCTTAAATAAGGCAATGAAGGAATATAACCAGTATGGTTATCTATGTGCTGACACAGCAAAGTCTTTGGTTGGTCTGGACGATAAGTTTACGGCCTGTCTGACAAAGCAGGGCGATAAGCTCCAAATCAATGTAGAGCAGTTCCGTAAGTTTGTGAAGGAACAACTCAAGGAAGCGAATGCCGCAAAAGATGGCAGAAAATCAGCTGATGAGATGAATAAAATTCTGAACTATCTTGATCAGAATGTAGACACAACAACCATCTCTTTCGAGCAGTTGACTGACGCCATCAAGGGCTACGGCACCGCGATGGATGAAGCCAAGGAAAAGACGGACGCTATAAAATCCGCATTTTCTGATCTTTACGATGTTGGCACACAGAAAAAGGATAACGACTTTGGCTTCTTGGATATGGATGCCATTGAGAAGCAGTATCAGGCTGTTCGTAATCTGTATGAAAACACAGACCTATTTACAAATCCAAAATATGCTAGTGCTCTGAATTCCGAAACCGGAGAAGTTGACTACAACAGCGATGCATTTAAACAGATGTTTGCAGATCATCTGAAAGAACTTGCGGCGTCTGCCCGTGAGACTGGCGGTGCTGCTGGAGCATATCTTGCACAAGGTTTTGAAGATGCTGCAGCCAAGATTGCAAACAACGTGATGAGCATTCGTGAGTGCATTGATGGAATTGGTTCTTCTTTGAATTATGCAACCGACAGGATTGATCATTTCCAAAGCGGTTTCTCCGATATCTCTGATATCGTCTCTCAATACAACACTTATGGTGGCCTAAGTATTGATAATTATCAGAAGTTGATGAGTCTCGATGATGATTACATTAAGTGTTTGAGTCTTGAAGGCAATCAGCTAAAGTTCAATACAGAAGCATATAAGGAACTTTTCATTGCAAAACTGAACGCAATGATTGATGAGTATGATGCCGCAGACGAAACAAAAGCACTTGCTCAACGTCTTCGTGAATTAAGAGATGCCGCCATTGCATCCGGTGATGGCTTTACAAGCGCAGAAGATAAAGCTAAAAACTTCGAGACAACACTCGGAAATATTAAGAGCCTCCTGAGTGACCTAATTGGTGTATTTGAAAAGTTCAACGAGACCAAATCGAATGATCTAAAGATTCAGGGTGATGCTTGGATTGATGTCATCGATAAACGAATTGATGCCCTTAACGAAGAGAATGATGCACAGGAACGAGCAATTGAACTGGCAAAGCTTCAGGATGAATACGAGCGTGCAAAGGCCAATAAGACTGTCCATGTATATGGCGGCAGAGGTCAGGGCTTCGTATGGAAAGCAGATGAAAATGCCGTTCGTGAAGCTGGTCAAAACCTGTCTGACAAGCAACGCGAGTATAAGAAGAAAGATGAAATTGACAGGTTAAACAAGCTCAAGGATAAAGTTCAGGAAGCAAATAGCCTTATCGGCACCAGTTGGGATGATTATCAGAAGAAGCTAAAATACACTGCCGAGTTCGAGGCCATGACCTTTGAGCAGATGGAAGGTCACTATGATGGCTTTAAGAATAGTATCCTAGACAATATGCGTGACATTCAGTCTGCTACTAATGTCAGTGATGCTATTACAAATCTCGAAAAACTAATCAATACTCTTAAAACGCTTAACAACGTTATAACATTTTTCACTTCTGGCGGTGTAAGCACTGATGGCGGTGGAATCTTTGGACTTTTTAACCAGATTAAGAATATGTTCACTGGCGAAAGCGGTGATTTTGATCTTGGTGGCGGTTTCAAGAAGATGTTCGATGGAGCAGCCAAGGTGGTTTCTGACAGTTGGAATTGGATCACTGGTAAGAACAGAAAAAGTTTCAATGATCTTATTTCTTGGAATAGTGCGAAATTAAAAATCATCGGTCGTGATGTATCTGTTGGTACACGTAGTATTGAAGGAACATCTAGTAACTTCTTTGATCGTCTTTTAAGTGCAACTAATGGAAATCTATGGGATATAAGCGGGATTTTCAATAGTGTAAGTGATGCCATTTCTGGTAAAACAGGCAACCTGTTTACTGATATTATTGGGTTCTTTACGAACGGATTCTCAACAGCAAATAATGTCGCTAATGGTGGTTTGTTAAATATTGTTGATACCATCGGAAGTATGTTTGGCCCAATTGCGGCTGGCGCACAGTCTATCGGTAGTGCCATCTCGTCTGGCGTTGTAAGCTTCTTCCCTTCTATCTTCGCCGGACTTGGTACTCTGGTGACGAGCGTTGGCAGTGCCATGGCCGCTATGATGCAAGCGATTGCTGCCGCTCTTTCTTCCATTCCTATTGCTGGTTGGATTGCTGCCGCTGCAGCTGTTGCAGGTGCAGTTGCTCTGATTGCTACGATTGCTTCAATTGCAAGTAATGTTTCCAGTACACAGGTTGATGAACCTACTCCCGCATTCCAAGCAAAGAAATATGCAAAGGGTACTCGTGGCGTTAAGAAGGGCCAGATTGCAAACGTTGATGAAAAGGGCGAAGAGCTGATTGTTCGTAACCCCGACCAGGGACGCATGACCTATCTTGAAAAAGGTGACGGTGTTATTCCTGCAAAGGAAACCGACAACCTGATGGCGATTGGTGCTGATCCCGAGGGCTGGCTGGCAAAGGGCTTGGCCGAAGCGACCGGTAGTGCCGCTGCCGGTGCCGGTATGAGTGCCCAAGGTCCGAATGCTCAATTGAGTGGTGCCGCAGCTGCCGCAGCCGCTGGTGTTGGCTCAATTTTCGAGAGCGAGTATGATGAGATCCTTGGTGATACAAACGAGTTCATGTCTGGACTCTCTGATATTTTCAAGAAGAGTGATAATCCGATCATTGCTGCCGTTCAAAGCATGATTTATATGATCACCAAGACTACATATCGTATGTCTACGGTTGGTAAGATCAACTCCTCTAAGACGGTGACAGAATCCACCAGCAATACAAAGAAAGCGGCTCAAAGCCAAATTTCGTCTATGACGAACAACTTTGAGTCAAGCTGGAAATCTGTGGCTGGCGAGCTCGGTCTGGATACAAAGGATATTGAAGCAACCAGCAAAAAGATGTCTGAAAAGATGAATGAGCTGGTGAACAACACCTTTGATGCACTGAATGAAAATACCGGTCTGAGCGCCGAACAGGTTGAAGATGTCACCAACACGATGTTTGATTCGCTGCAAAAGATCTATACCAGTGGATGGAACAGCCTTGCTTCCACTTCCGGCGACATGTCTGAAGAGATTGCAGATAAGCTGAATGCGTCTTATAAGTCTTCTGTTGATAGCACAAATAAGGCCATGAACGAAATCTCCAAGGCGTTCGGTCACAGCTGGAGTAAGGTTGGTGGCGGTGTAAAAACCCTGAGCACCAATGTTCAAAAGACAATGGAGCAAGCATGGGCTGACACCAGCCAAGACACCCAGAAGCTGATGTACGATATGCGTGCGTGCTTTGATAATAGCTGGAGCATGAACGAGGCTGGTGTAACTAATCTGGCAGACATGGTTCAGGGAACGGTGAAAGATGGTTATGCAGAGATTGATTCTTCGAGCTCTGATACATTTGGTGAGAATGGTCAGTTGAAAACGGATGCAGACAATTCGTGGAAGAATGTAGAACCTGGCGCTACGAATTTAGCAAACAATATGCAGTGGGTGATGGATCAGTCTTACAACGCCATCAAGGCCGGATGTACAGCTGCCGTTACATCGATCAAAAACGATTTGGCGACCACAGGTGATGCATTTGAAGCTGTCGCTACAAAGGCGGAGAAGGCAAAGCAAGAGACACAACAGCAACAACAAACTGCTCAACAGCCTGCTAAACAGAAAGGGGCTCTTGAGAATATTGCGGAAGGAGCCGGGCAGTTCATTAGAGGCGTTGGCCAAGGCATAGCCGATGTTGTTACAGCACCGTTTAAGTTCCTTGGATCATTACTTGGTTTTGCAAGTGGCACAAAGGAAATAAAGAAGTCTAATTTTGCTAACGTTGACGAGCAGGGTCCTGAGATGCTGGTTCGTCAGCCGCAATCTGGGCGCTATACCTATCTTGAAACCGGCGACGGTGTTGTCCCTGCTGATATCACCTCTCGCCTGTTCGAGATGGGTGGCAACCCGGATGCATGGTTCCAGAAACAGATGGCAAAGTACGGTTCTCAGCCGATTGTTCAGGGCGGCGGTGGAGATGTTACAACTTCGATTGGCGATATTATTATCACGAATCCCGTTGGCAGCTCTGATGCTCTGGCAAATGAAATCAAACAGAAGTTACCGACTAAGGTTGCTCAAATGCAAAGCAAGCGGTAAGTAATAGTTTTTACAGCCGATACCACTAGGATAGCCTAGCAGGTCGGCTTTTATTTTTGATTAGGAGGAATAGGATGGCAGATAAATCAGTAACTGATGTGCTGGCCGAGGTGGTGACTTCTGCCGCCGAACACGCCGTAAAGAACGCAAAATTTGACGTGTCCGCCTATGGAGTGATTACAGAAAAAGAAGACCAGCATTATAAAATCGCTGTATTCGGTGGCGAGTACGGCATTGTAACAAACCATGACTATATTGTAGGCCAGAAGGTTGTTGTGACTGCATTGCAGGGCAACTTCCGTAACCTGATCGTATCAGAGAGTAATACCAGCGTTGAGATTCTAACAGTGAAATCTCTGGTGACCGGTGTCGATAGCTTGAATGCTGAGTTTGAGTCGATGAAAGACAAAACCCAGCAGACAGAAGATACTGTTCAAGATCAGCTGAAAAATACCATCAATACTTGGTACAGAAATGGTCATCCGCATACATACAACTACCCTGCTTCAAATTGGAAAACAGATGAAGAGAAACAAGCACACATCAACGACATTTACTATGATAAAAGGACTGGTATTTGCTATCGTTGGGTATATGACCAGGATAAGCAGCAGTATTTTTGGATGGAGATTGTGGACGCTGGTGTTATCAATGCATTGTCGATGGCAACATCCGCACGAGATCTTGCGACAGAAAAAGTTCGTGTTTTTACTGATACACCGACTGCTCCATACGATGTGAATGATCTATGGATTTATGGCGGTGTCGGTGGTGCATTGTATATCTGTATTACTGCGAGAGGTGAAACCGAAAAATGGACATTCAGCGACTGGGCTGTTGCGACAAAGTACACGGATGATACGACCGCAAATACAGCAGTGGAACGTGTGGGCGCTCTTGAGACAAAAGAAGCCGATGATGTAGCCAGTCTGTGGCGTTCAATGAATGGCTTTAACGATAATATCGGCGGGTTTACAAACAAAGATTATATCGCCACCAAAAAGCAGGTAAGCGACAATACAAGTAATATTGAGCAAAATACTTCTGATATCTCTTTGTTAAGGACAGACCTCGATAAGGCAAAAACAACTGAGTCTAACCACTATCAAGATGTGACACGCAAGATTTCGGCTACAAATACGAATATCTCGACCTTGAAAACGAACGTATCAGATATCAATAAAACGATTTCAGAAATCACTGTTGACAATTTTCTGGCCGCACTGAATCTGGCTGTGAATACCAATGGTGAGCTTTGCTATATATCGAAGGATAATTCGGAGGTGATAACTTGAAACCAATTCTATCTAAAATCGGCGCATTTGATGCCACAAAGGATCATACATTTCAGTTTGCCGCATACGCAGACATTGATATCATTGCTCTTATCGTCTTCGATACTCCAACGGGCAGTATTTTGCAGGGTGATACGCTTTCAAAAGGCGTGTATAAGTTTGGTACATTTCCTGCCGGTGGCACTGGTCTGGCACGATATTTTACGATTCCGGCAGGCACGTTTGAAAACCGCAAAGATCCGTACTATATGATTATTCGCTGCCGGTTGAAGGGCACGAATCTGTTTTCAGAATACTCGGACAAGCTGTTGTTTTATTGCCACGAGGAACCGACAATCAAACTGAATGACCTGAGTTCTTCTGGCGTGACTACTATCCCCTACCCTTCTTATTCCTTTGAGTTCTCTTACAAGTATAAGGTATCGGAGGGTGAATCTGTAAATCGTTATGAATTCTGGCTTTATGATGCGAATCGCGAGCTACTGAAAAAGTCTGTGAGCTACTATTACCGTGATTCTTTGAAGGGGTTCCAAATCGATGGACTGGATAACCATACCCTGTACTATCTGAGAGCTACGGCAGAATCTGTTGGCGGCTATCAGCTGGACACTGGCTTGCAGGCGTTCCGAACTGACTATCCAGAGTATGTGGATGACGTAGAATTCACCGTGCAGAATAACTACCGCATGGCGAATATCAGTATGCACGCACAGTATTTCCTGACAAGAAGCAGTGGTGCAAATGCCCTGCGAATCAAGCGGCGCAAGAAAGGCGCAGCGATCTGGACTTCGCTTTATCAGGAAGAGATCGATCTGAACCATGTCATTATGAAGATGGGCTGGTCGAACCTCCACATCAATAAAACAACTGGTCAACCGATGGGAAACTATAAGGCAGTGACCTCGGACTATATTGACAAGGATCGAGTTCTTTCTTTCCAGTTCAAATCTGAGGACAAGGCGTTTTGTCTGATTGCATATACCGCTGACCGCAAGTTCATCAAGGCATCAAGTGATTTTACATCGACCGACGAATTCAGGAGTTCCAGCGAGTATAAAGAGTGGTTCTCTGAGACCTTCTTGAACAACATGAAATACTATCGTGTTGAGGTATCGGCAACAAAGAATCAGGATTTGGAGCCAAAAGACTTCAACGACTTTTATATGTACAGCGCTGACGATGGTTATGTGATGATTGATTACACCGACCTGTACGCTATTGGCCGCAAGACCGACTATGAGTACGCCGTAGCTCCAGTTGCAAATGGCATTGAACTTGGCTATGCGAAGGCCAGCGTTGTAAGTGACTTTGATGGTGCTGTGATCACTGATGGCAATAAGACCTATCATATTTTCCTTGAGCCGAAGGTGGACAGTGTTGAGAAGGTACGTTCTGCTACAGTTGTTGAGACGATGAGAAGCAAGTACCCGTATCTGTTTGCTGGCAGTGAAGCCAATTATTACAGCGGCCACTTCTCTGGTGTTGGCATCCGTTTTGATAACACAATGAAAGATTTTGATATCAATGGAGGCAATGCATTCCGTGATGAACTGAGCGAGTGGCTAACCAACGGCAGTGCGAAGCTGTTGAAGATGTTTGATGGCCGCAGATGGCTAATGGGTGTCAATGGCAATGTGTCTATCTCCTGCTCTGATCACTACGACAAGGGTGTATTGGAATTCGACTTTGTGGAGCTCGGCGACGCAGAGAGCGAGAGTGACATGTATAACAATGGGCTGAGTGATTATCAGCCAGGAGGCGGCGTATGACATATCTTCCGACTGACGCAGACCTGGCGCTATTGAACAATCATTCGTCTAATATTTACTGCCGCATTGATATGCTGAATAAGGATTTTCTTACAATCGACAGCTTGGAAGGTCTTGTGATCGACGGTTCTATTTCTATCGACTCAGAGTCCGATGTGCGGCGAACCTTTAATGTGACCCTGTATCTGGGTAAGAAGAGCGGCATTTCCAGCCTGACGGAAGAGGATTGGATCAGTAAAAATGTGCGTGTATTCATTGGTCTGTCAGGAAGAGGAATGTCAAAAATCAGCGGCTCCAAGAGCATTGACGAGATGATTCAGGCAAATGCGGATTATCAGCTCGCTGCGACGAATTATGATGATTTGATTCAGGACATTACAAATAGAGGCTATGCAAAATACGGCAATATCGACAATCTGAATCGAGATGTGCTGGTGTGGACACGAGCCAATATCTCAAAGTATCATACGTTCTTTGACCAGATCAATGACGGCACGCCACCGGATGACCCAGCTGAAGCAGAAGAATGGTACACCAAACTTGGTGATTACTCTACAGTTTTGGGAAGTGATGACCCAATTTGTCAAGATGGCCCTCGTATCGCATTTACACCGATGCTGCAGACCAAAGACGGACTTGTGCCGCTTGTGAAGGATGATATCTGGGCTTATCTGAATGCTGTGGCAATAAAAGCGAAATCAATGAGCGGCGGTCTCTCCCCTGCTAATATCCTTGAGGTAGATAAATCAGGCATCGATAGTTTCGTGTATGGTAACAAAATGCATGTCCATGGGATGATTGCTGCTGTTGAAGGTATGGTTCTGAACGGAGTTACGCTTGGCAAGGTGGATGTTTCTGCTATTGCCGGTTAGAGCGAGGATGAACTAAAAGCGACATATGGAAAAACCAGTGTGTTTGCAGGGCATTCCATGCACGATATTCAGGCGGAAGTGATCGATACAAAGACCGAGCTGAATGAGCTGTATAACGACCTGTTCATTAGCTATTCCAATTCAGCTGACAGTTCTTATGTTGATGATGTAAAAATCTATTGGTACAACGAGGGGTGCTATACATTTACATCCAATGGCTTTACATATAGCGCTACAGAAAATACTGTGCAGGCCAGCTGTGTTGACTTGGTTTCTCGTATCAACGGAGACTTGGGTGGACAGCTGGTTGGTGGCACACACCGTATTGAGAAAGGCACGCGTATTGGTGATGCAATCTGGACGGTGCTGAGAGACGAGACGGAGTTTAAGAAATATTCTATCGACTATTGGAGCCGCACTGTCCCACATGACTTGGATTATGATACTGGCTCGACTGTTTGGGATATTCTCTCAGAATTGCGTGATCTGTATTATCCGTTTGAGATGCGTTTTGACGATGATGTGTTTGTATGTAATGAGATCCCCAGTGGATTTGATGACCCGCCTGTGCTTGATCCAGAAGTATTCGAGAAGCTTGTGACCAACGATGGCGAGTCGGCCACGGTGGATTATGCCGCTGTCCGAAACTGCGTTGAAGTGTTTGGCGCAACGATTGAGGCGGATGGAGCAGCCACTGTAAAAGGTTGGTCTGGCGCAAATAAGACAATCAACCTGGTATTGGACGCAACTGAATCAACGTGGAAAAGTGAAACGAAAGTATCTTTTGTGGCTCCTGCAAATGTTGAAGCTGCCAAGACGGACAAAAATGGCAACGTAACAAGTGGCGCTATGACGGTTGTGTTGACATTTACATGGAAGTACAAGGATAAAGACGGCAATGAGCAAGTTGGCTCTGAGACTAAAACCAGTACGCTGTATCGTTCTTTGACGGATGCCAATGGTTCAGATGTTATTCAAGACCCAGGATGTATTAAGGCTACAAAGTATTATGTTCTACAGTGGAATCCGAATACTGGCCGCATCTACTTTTTGGGTCAGCAACAGAGCCACGCTATGGCAAAACTGGTGGATGAAATCCCGTCTGCAAAAGAGATTGAAGCTCAAAAGGCAGAAGATAACTGCGACAACATGGCTTTTATCTGTGTGAACGACCCGAACAACATTGATGACCTATACAATGCACGGTTATCCATTGAAAAGATCGGTCGTAGAACTGAGATTTTATCGGGTGGAGACTATGAGAATTACACTACAGATGACGCAGCTATGGAAGTTTGTCAATACGAACTGTGGAAGCGTGCCCGCCTGACCGATGGCCTGAGTGTAACCATACGACTGGTTCCGTGGCTAGACGTGAATGAAAAGATCCAGTATGCCGCCAAATATCTGGGCGGTAAGACCCCTGTGGATTGGATCATCAAGAGTATATCTATGAATCTGGGTGAAGGCACAATGTCACTTTCTATGAGCCGCTATTACCCTTATTACACTTATATCGTAAACAACAAATACACGTTCTATCAGGACAATTTGTTTGATAAATATTTCCCCGAATTAACTGCCACTACGGCAGATAAACAATAAGAGAGGAGTGAGCAAATGGCACTATCTTTTGGAGAATCTAAGCGGTTGGCTGCGAAAAAAGCCGCAAGCCCCGCAAATGTTTCTGTTGATGATATAGATGTCGCAACTCTGGAATTAAATGACGAAGATCAAATTGCCGTGCATGATGATAACGGAGAAGAGACATTTGAGCGTAGTGGCAATTACACCTGGTTTGCTGATTACTCTGATGACCAGTGGTCTTACATCGACAAAAACAAAGACATTCAGCTGGATGCAAATCAGATCAATATCACACAGGAATCCAACTCGCAAGTTATTCCGTTTGAAATGCCGCGTTACTACGACGGTATTGACCTGCTTCAGATGACGATTCAGATCCACTACCTGAACGCAGACAGAGAAGAGAATTACGCTTCCCCTATCAACGTGAGCTACAGCAATACCAAGATCCGCTTCTACTGGCTGGTAGCAAATGATGCTACTGCAAAAGATGGCGAGCTGCAGTTTGAGATCATGGCATCCGGTGCTGTGAATGTCCCGAATACAAGCACAACCAAGAGCTACCTGTGGCGCACCCGCCCGAATGGCCGACTGAATGTGCTGAAATCGCTGACCGGCAAGCAGATGGTTGATCCGAGTGGCAACGACTGGTATACCCAGTTCCTGGCAACAATGAGTCAGAAAGTTGGCGAAGCACAGGTTGCTGCATCCGCTGCTGAGAAGAGCGCACAGGACGCAAAGAATGCAGTTGCAAGTGTGGATGAAAAGCTGGCGCAGTTCTATAAGAAGGACGAGGTTGATGGCTTTGTTACGATGCTGCGTGGTGAGATTGCTGCCGTGGATGGTCTGGCAAATTTCAATGTGCAGTATGACAACGATACACGCACCCTGACGTTCCTGAATGGTGCTGAAGAGATCACAAAGATTAAGTTGAACACTGACCCTTCTGCTGAGTGGGTAAGTATGTACAATGGCATTGTGGACAATAAGATCAGCACTGCTGTGACCCCTGTTCAAACTGAGCTGACTGAGTATAAGACTGCAAATGATGCCACTGTGCAGGAGCTGAAGGACAGTGTTGGTGACCTGCCGGAGACTTTGAAGTCCTCCTATTATAATAAGGAAGCCACCGACGCACTGCTCGATAAGAAAGCAGACAAGACGACTGTTGACGTGCTATCCAGTGATGTGAGCGGCCTGAAGAATACAGTTGGCGGCATTCAGACCTCTGTTGACCTGGCCAATGCGGATATCGCCAAGATTCAAGAGACCTTGAAAGACTTTAAGCCCGATGAGAATTCTGGTCGCGAGTACGATATCACTTACGAAGATTCCAAGCTGAACCTGTTGGAGAACGGCACGGTCAAGACAACTGTCATTATTGAAGGCGGCGGTGGTGGCGGTGGCAGCACCTCTACCATCACTATTGAGCGTATTGGCGAATCTTCTATCGCTGTTGTCAAGGGCGACACCGCAACTGTCGAGTTTAACTTTACTTCTGTGGATAACTCTGGCGAAGACACGGGCGATGCTACCGGCGTATGGTACGTTGGCAACACAAAGGTCGCTACTACGACTGTTTATCAGGGCAAGAATAGCTTTGACATCACCCAATATCTGCACAATGGTGATAATAAGATCAAATTGCAGGTCACTGACTCCGTTGGCAGCATGGGCTCAAAGACTTGGAATATCAATATCGTTGAGTTTTATCTGGAGAGTATTTTCGATGATTCTCTGGTTTATAGTGGTGAAGTTACTTTCCGCTTTACTCCATACGGAAATATCAATAAGGACGTTTCCTTTACTTTGGATGGCAAAAAGCTTGGTAGCGTTACAACTGCGGTTACCGGCAGACAGATGACCTATGCAATCCCGGCACAGAGACACGGCGCTCACCTGCTGGAAGTGACCATGACTGCAAATATCAATGGCAAAGCTGTGACCAGCAACACCATTTACAAAGATATCATGTGGGCAGAGGAAGGCAATAACACACCGATTATCAGCTGCGCCACAAAGGAGTTCACCGCAAAGCAGTACAGTACCACCGGCATTATTTACACTGTCTATAACCCGGCTTCTTCTACTGCAAACATTACGCTCGAAGTTGACGGTATTAAGACTTCTACACTGACTGTTGGCCGTACTGCTCAGACTTGGAGCTTTAAATCTTCTGATATTGGCACCCACACTCTGACCATTACTTGCGGCGCTACCATTAAGAGCATCACTGCAAAGATTGAAGACCTTGGTATTACCATTGAGCCCGTTAAGACTGGCCTGATGCTGGACTTTAACCCCGCTGGCCGCAGCAATGCAGATGTGAACCGTCTGTGGAGTTCCGGCAGCAACAAGATGACTGTCAGCGACAACTTTGACTGGGTGAACGGTGGCTACCAGATCGATGAAGATGGCGACACCTACTTCTGTGTCAAGGCTGGTACGACTGCTACCATCAGCTATAAGCTTTTCGCAGACGATGCAAAGAAGAGCGGCAAGAATTTCAAGCTGGTGTTTAAGACCACGAACGTCCGCAACTATGATGCTACTGCTGTAACTTGTTTGAATGGCGGTGTTGGTCTGAACATTCAGGCTCAGAAAGTTACGCTGACCAGCCACCAGAACAGTATTGATCTACCCATCTGTGAGGACGACTTCCTTGAGTTCGAGTTCAATATTCTGCCGGACAAGCAGTTCCGCGAGATGGTTCTGTGGTGTGATGGTATCCCCTGCCGTGTTGAACTGTATGACACCAGCGACAGCTTTACACAGGCTACCCCAGTTGGCATTACCATTGGCTCTAACGATTGTGACGTTATCGTGTACCGCATGAAGAGCTACGGTATGAATCTGACGGATGATGAGATTCTGGACAACTTTATTGCTGATGCGAAGAATGCCGAAGAGATGGTTTCTCGCTACATGCGCAACGACATTACGGACGCAAGCGGCGAACTGACTCCTGACTTGCTGGCAGAGAAGTGCCCCGATCTGCGTATCATCAAGATCTCCGCACCTACTTTTACTACCGGCAAGAAGAACGAAGTCGCAAACACTACGATCCAGCAGATCTATAAGAATGGTCGTGCTAAGGAAGATAACTGGACTGCTACCGGCTCCCATAAGGGTCAAGGCACCAGCTCCGACCACTATGGCGCATCTGCCCGAAACATTGACATTAACTGCAAGGGTGGCTTTACGTTTGGTGACGACACTACCGGCGACACCTATGCATTGACCGAAAACAGCGTTCCTGAGAAGTATTTTAACATCAAAGTCAATGTTGCTTCCTCTGAGAATGCAAATAACGCCCTGCTGGCAGACGAGTTTAATGAGTTCAACCCATATGTGCGTCAGGCCAAGAAGGATAATCCAAAAGTGCGTGATACCATGGCGTTCTATCCCTGTGTCGTGTTCCTTCAGGAGACCGATACCACCAATGCGACTGTATTTAACGATGGTCAGTGGCACTTCTATGCCTGCGGCGACATTGGCAACTCTAAGAAGAACAGCAATACGATGGGCATGGACCCTGAGAACCACAAGGAATTTATCGTTGAGATCGACAACAACGCCGATGAGCAGACCCGCTTCTTGAGTGGCGATTTCTCACAGGAAACTTGGGACGGCAACCATTCCTTTGAGTTCCGTTACAGCAACCCTGCCTGCACTGAGGAAGAGATTAAGGACGGCAAACAGGCGTGGATCACAGCTCAAAACTGGGTGGTGAATGCAGATGATGAGGAATTCAAGGCGCATTTCAAGGATCACTTCGATCTGGATTCTGCTATTTTCCATTATCTGTTTACTGAGCGCCACACCATGGTTGATAACCGTGCAAAGAACGTGTTCCCGCACACTAGCGATCTGGTTCACTGGGACTTCTGCTTTGACTACGATAACGATACCGCCATGGGCAATGATAACGAGGGTGGTCTAACTCTAACTTATGGCTACGAGGACACTGATACCGTCGGTACAAAGAATGTGTTTAACGCTGCTGACTCAAAGCTGTGGTGCAAGCTGCGTGACCTGTTCCCAGATGAGATGGCAGCAATGTTCCGCAACCGCGAGAATGCGCTGGCATGGAGTGCGACCCGTATCTTGAAAAAGTTCGAGGAATATCAGGATGTGAAGCCCGAAAAGCTTTGGATCATGGATATGCGGCGCAAATACTTCCGTACCTACGAAGATCCCACCATCAATACCACCAGCTATCTGCCCATGATGCACGGCAACAAGCGCCACCAGCGTCGGCAGTTCCAGCGCTATCAGGAAAAGTACATGGCATCAAAGTATTCCGGTTCTGCCGCAACCAGTGATGATATGACCATTCGTGGCTATACTCCCACCAACTGGACTGGCGTGAAACCGGACGGCACATTCCATATCACACCTTACGCTGATACCTATGTCTCTGTTCTGTATGGCTCTAACCCTGTAAAGGTGCGTGGCAAGCGCGGACAGACCTACACGATTGAATGCCCCATCACCGCAATGAACGATACTGAAGTTTACATCTATAACGCTTCTATCATTCAGAGCATTGGTGATATCTCTGGCTTCTATCCCGGCTATGTTGACTTCAGCCACGGTGTTAAGCTGACTGAGCTGAAAGTTGGTTCCGCTGTGAGCGGCTATAAGAATACGAACATGACTGACTTCGCTGTCGGTAACAATACTCTGCTGGAACATTTGAACCTGCAGAACGTGCCGAACCTGAAGAAATCTATTGGTCTGACCGGATGCACCAGCCTGACCGAGTTCTATGCTGACGGCTCTGGTGTTACCGGTGTCTCCTTTGCAAGCGGCGGCAAGATCAAAATCGCCCACCTGCCTGCAATCGCCAGTTTGACCGCAAAGAACCTGAACTACCTAACTGATCTGACCATTGAGGATTACACCAACATCACAACCCTGACCGTTGAGAAGTGTGCAACCATCGATCTGAAAGATATGCTGGGCAAGTGCACCAACCTGAACCGTGTGCGCATCACCGGCATTGATTGGGAACTGGCTGATACTTCTCTGCTGAATCGCCTGTACGCAATGAGCGGTCTGGATGAAAATGGCTACAACACTGACCATTCTGTCGTGGAAGGCAAAGTGCATGTGCCCATCATCCGTGAGCGTGAGAAGCTGCTGTACACAGAGCGCTGGCCTGACTTGGAGATCACTTACAACACCATGATCAACCAGTATGCTTGGAAGTTCGTGAATAAGGATGGCGCTGTTCTGGATATCCAGTACATCGACAAGGGTGAGTGTGCAGTTGACCCTGTGACCCGTTCTGACAATCCGATCCCGACACCTACCTTCCCGAGTACCATCAGCACGGTGTTTACATTCAGCGGCTGGGACACCGAGTTCACTCCCGTCTTTGAGAATCAGACTGTTACTGCTGTGTACGATGAATCCGTGCGTCAGTATCGTGTACGCTATATGAATCGCGGCGCTGTTCTACAGCAGACAACTGCTCCGTATGGCTCTATGGTTCTGTACGATGGCGACACACCGACCTATACCAGCGAAGAGACTGCTTACAAATATTACTTGTTCAGCGGTTGGGACAAGGGCGGCTATGTCAATGGCGACAAGGATATCAACGCTGTTTACGATATATGCGAATACGTTAGCGGCTATTTCAGAGACAAGCAGCTGAGTGACCTGCGCCCTGTTGAGATTTATGCCATGACCAAGGTGAATCTGGAGCAGAGTGTTGTTTCTGACAAAGACGCTATCACCATCAAGATGGGCAACGACTTCACATTTAGCGACGTGGAAGAGAAAGTTCTGTTCAACGAGCCGAAGATTTTTACTGGCAAGAATTATGTCGATACCGGCGTATCTCTGTTGTCTGAGGACCGCAGCTGGGTTATGGCGCTGGACTATCGAATCGACGAAGATTCTGCCGCAAACTCTGTGATTGCTCAGTGCTTCCAGACCAACGGCATGAATGGTTTCCGCTTCTGGGTCAATAATGGCTCTAAGGTTGCATGGGGTACTGAATCCACCACCGGCGCACATCTGGGTGCTCGTGACATGATCGTTCTGCGCCACACCAAGGGTGAAAATGGCATCCATGTTTATGCGGCAAATACCACTGCTGCCGAGATTGGCTATATTCAGCTGAACCGCACTCGCACCACACAGACGAACGCCACTCTGGTGTTTGGTTGTGCTAAGGCAGACGACGGAGCTTACGAGCGTTACGCAAAGGGCACGATTTACTGGGGCAAGCTCTGGTATACCGACCTGGGTGATGCTGCCTGCCGGAAGTTAGCCGCATGGACACATGAGGACTTCACCTTCGAGGCATGTGGCTTTAAACAGTATTACCTGAGCGACAATTCCAACAAGCGTTGTTCTATCAGCTTTATTCAGGCTGGACTGCTTGGACAGAAGATGGCTCTGAATACTGGCTCCACCAACACTGGCGGCTGGGCAAGTGCGAATATCCGTACATTCCTTGACGGTCGTATTCTGAATGCTCTTCCGATTGGTTGGCAACAGATCATCAAACAGGTCAAGGTTGGCAGCACCATTGGCGATAAGAGCAGCGAAGTTGTGACTGCGGATAGTTATTTCTATCTGCCCTCTGTGGCCGAACTGTTCCCCTCTCAGAATGTCGAGCCCTATATTTACGAAGGTACGGCAATCAGCTTTATGACCGATAATACCAGTCGCATCTGTAATGACGAGAATGGCAATCCCGCTGCATATTGGACACGAAGCCCGAATGCTCAGTATGGCAGCTATTTCTGGTCTGTGACTGTGACTGGCGAATATTACGGATTTACCCCTGCAAATAATGAACAGGGTATCCGCCTGATGTTCAGCGTTTAAGGAGGTGTTGAGAGTGTACTACAAGGTATTGAAAAATGGCCGGGTGATCGATGCTCTTGACCACCTGCGCTTTGTAAAGTATCAGCCCAAGCACGACATTATGGTGAACTGCACGGAGAATGATGCACAGGGAATTATCAGCAGTGACGGCAGTCATATCTGGCATGTGGACGGGTATTATCTCATCCCCTGCCCCGAGTATGATACCGTGGAACTGCAGGAAATTGACCTGTATGAATATGAGCAGCTGAAAGCCTTGGGTGGTAAAACGCCTGAGGCTATTATTGATGCTTACACTTTGAGTTTGATTCAAGGAGGGCTGCTATGAGTGACGAGAGGAAGTATAGCGAGTTCGTTGAGAGTATGCATCGGCTGTATAATGGCGGAATGATTCAGGATAAACTTCTGGACAATCTGTTTGCCGGACACAAAATCTCAAAGGACGAGTATCTGTATATCATCAGGAAGGAGGTGTGATATGTATACCTTTTTGATCAATGAGGATAATACACTGACCGTAAGCAAGCGGGAACGCATTATGGAGCGCAGTAAGCAGGTGGATACTCTCCATTTTCTGGCTGACACTACATATAAAGGCGTTGACATGAGTGAATTCACCGTGATGCTTGAATACGTTCTGCCCATCAGCAAGCGATATAAGACAGAGATTCTGAAGAAATCAGAAGAGCTTTATAAGAACAAGTTGGAGTATAAGCTGCCTATCGACACCAACCTGACCAATGAGCCGGGCGATATCCAGATCCAGCTGACATTCGTTGATGTAACAATGGACACAGATGGCGCAACTGTTCAGCATGTGCGCAAGGTTGGTCCCGGCGTGATCACTGTTGTTCCTATCCAGAATTGGAGTGACATTGTTCCTGATGAGGCTCTGGGAGCACTTGACCAGCGTATTATCGCTCTGAATGCACAGATTAAGGCACTGAGTGATCGTAACAACGCTATTCTGGATGGTAAGGCTGACGACCTGAGCTACAATGACGACCATACCCTGCAGCTGCTGGCTAATGGTAAGCCGATCGGCAGTGCGGTCAAGATTACTCAGGAGAGCGTCGAAACTGAAGACGGTAGTTTGCGGGTGGTTCCGTTCTAAGCCATCCGCTTCTTTTATAAGGAGGCAAAGATGGCACAGGCTAAATATTCCAAGCTTGGATATGGTAACGCCGAAGATGTTGAAGCTGCGATTGCGCTGGGAATGTTGGACGGCAGGGATATGATCATCACAAAGGATTCCTCGGAGTTTATGTATGTGCGTGACGACCTATCCGTTCAGAAGATTCGTCCCCGTAATCGTTGTTTTGCAAGCGTTACTGAAGCAAACGAGCAATTAAATGAGACGGAAGACACTTATGCAGGTCAAACCGTTATGGTGAAAGACGAAAATGGTAAATATGCTCCGTGGATCGTTCAACAAAGCGAAGCCACGGGGCTTTTTTCTATTGAGCCTTTTTACGTTGAGCCAACAAATTTTGTTTGGCAAGAGTTTTAAGAAAGAGAGGCAAAGATGGCTAATGTAAATTTTGGCTACGGTACAAAAGCGAATTATGATAAGCTAACTACCAAAGATGCCAACACATTGTATTTTATTACAGACACACGCCAGATTTTCAAGGGTACAGATGAGTACACCAAGAGCTGCAAGCTGGTGAGCGCTCTGCCTGCAAGCGGCCAGATCCAGGGCCTGCTGTATATCCGTATGACTGATTATACCTTCCATATCTGGAATGGCACTGAATTTGTACAGCTGAATCGCCCCGTTGTAACTGAGATTCCGAATGCAAACGCAAGTGACGACAATCTGCCCACCACCAAGGCTGTGGCAGACTATGTGAATGCAAAAATCGCCGCAACCGAGGGTAAGGAAGGTCTGTTCGTTACGGATGTCACCTACTCCCCTGCTACTGGCACTCTGAGTGTTGCAAAGAACGGTGCTCCTGTTCCCACCGTGATGAGCGGTCTGACCCATGATCCCACCTATGATGCTGAGACCCGTACCATCAAGCTGCCCGTTTTTGGCGGCGATGAACTGGTAATCAATCTGGGCAAGGATCTGGTTGTTAAGACTGGTACTTACAACACAAAGACCCACGAAATCGAACTGACTATCACCACTGGTGAGGTCGTGAAGATCCCTGTTGGCGCTCTGATCGATATCTATGTTGGCGTGGTCACTCCTACTGCCGAGGTCACTGTTTCTGATGACAATAAGATCTCTGTTAGTGTGCGTGTGTCCACCAAGGGCAACAACAGCATCACCGTTGAGGAAGATGGTCTGTATGTTGCGGTGCCGGACGCTTACACCAAGGCTGAAGCAGACGCGAAGGTTAAGGTCGTTAATGATAAGCTGGATGAGCATATCAAGGACGCTGTGAAGCACATTACTGCTGACGAGCGCAAGGCTTGGGATGCAAAGCCCACTCAGGACGAGCTGACTGCTGCTAAGAATGAGGCGATTTCTACTGCCGCTGCTGATGCAACCACCAAGGCTGATGCTGCTCTGGCTAGTGCAAAGACTTATGCAGATGGTCTGAATACCACTATGGATGGCCGTGTGCAGGTGCTGGAAGGCGCTATTACATGGAAATCCCTTGATGGTTAATTGATTTGTTTCACCACATGGCAATGACGCTGTGTGGTGAATCTTATTAAGCAAAGGAGTTGAGTATGGCAAATTTATCATTACGCGAGGTCGCACAATCTCAGCTGGATCAAGCTCCTGTGATTGACGGCCAACTGATCGTATGTACTGATACTGGAAGCACTTATCGAGATATCGGCACAAGACGAATTCAAATCAGCAAAGACTTGGAGATCGTAAGCTCGCTTCCGCTGGCTCCTTTGTCTAATAAGATTTACTACCTGCGTCCAGACAGCTTGTATGTTTATAGCGGCGATGACTGGATTCTTTTGAACCCATCAAAATTCACACTGGAAGCCGACAAAAACGCAGTCAATGGCGAAGTTAATATCAATCTAATCCTGAACGGTACGGCGCAGGATAAAATCAAAATCGCTGGCGGTGGTGTGACTACAGTGACAACTGGCGAGACGGGCGATATCACGATTGATACCCCGCACCCGGATGAACTGCTGGCTGCACTGACGAATGACGAAATCGATGCGATCACTGGTGGCATGGTTGATGACAGCGGCAATCCCCTGCCTACACCGCAGGTTGTGGTAGATGCGACACTGACTGTATCTGGACGTGCTGCTGATGCAAAGGTAACTGGTACAAGGATCTCTGAGGCGCTGAGTATCGCAAAATCGGCTGATGCCGGACTGACCAATGTGCGTACTGAGCTGGACAAGTTGAAGCTGGATTCTGTTGCGGTGGACAAGACCTTGACAAAAGAAAATTTCGCTGCAGATGCCAAAGCTGTTGGTGATGCTCTGGCGGGGAAAGCAAATACAGAACACAACCACGATGACCGCTATTATACAGAAGATGAAGTCAATGTGAAGTTATCTAAGAAAAGCGATAGCGACCACACCCATGATGAGCGGTACTACCAGCAGAATGAGATCGACGAGAAGCTGAAGGTAAAGGCAAATACAATCAATATCCACACACTGACTATTCCGACTACAAGTTAGCTTACTGACGACACGGTGGACCGATATTCAAAGTATATTGACCTCGACATCGATGGGATCACCTCAAAGGATGTTATTTCTATCAGTGTGACACCGGCTAGTGCAAAGGTGGCCTCTTATGCTCAATTTGCAAACCCGGAGACCTTTGATGGATATGTGCGTCTGAGAGCTGTATCAGTTCCAACGACTGCGATTACAGCTCAGTATTATATCGTGCAGGGCGGCGGACAAACAGATAGCGGTAGCGGTACTGTTGTTGAGGGATATACCAAGGCACAGGTGGATAATAAACTAAGTGAAAAAGTGTCATACAAAGATGTTTTATCACTTGAAGAGATCTCAACAAATGAAAATCCTACTAAAAAAGTCGCTTCTGCAGAAGCATTAAAAAACAAAATCGGATGTGTAAGCCTTCCTATAAGTGGAGTAAAATTAAAAAATAAAACTGGAGAATGTAATTGGACAGTTCTTGATATTTCATTACCAGATGGGGCAATCGCGATAGGTCACGCAATGACAGGCGCTTGGCAGGAAGGTACTAGCTACGAATTGTTGGATAGAAATAAATTAACCATTTCGAGCTCCTTGGTAACCGAACTACCAACAAATCGTGGAGATATGCTGATATACTATTACATTCCATAAACAAAATAGGAGGATTACGAAATATGGCAATCTGGGACTTAAATATCGTAGGGGTAGAAGCCTACCCTATTGGCTCGATTTATATGAGTTTTAATTCTACTGAACCGAGTAAAATATTCGTTTTATAAGGAGGCAAAATATGGCGTTAGGAGAAATGAATAGCGGGAATGAATCGGCTTGTGAATTAAAGCGGCTTTCCGATACAAGAAATACTGCAACAAAGCCATCTGACTATTATGGAAAATTCGTGCTTACTGGAATAAAACACTGTACTGCTTTGGGATTACCATCAAGTGGTTCAACTGGTTATGGATTTTATAACGTAATCGGTTTTGATGGCTGGGACGATGGAAGCGGACCAAGAGCTATAGAAATCGCATTTGGTTGTGGCAATGGAATTTATATTAGAAGTGCTGTCAAAGCTGGCTCTGAAAATGCCGAACTATAGGATAATTGGTATAAAGTTAATACCACAGCGGTATAAAGAGAGGTACGAATTATGGCTTTAGGAAATATGAATATTGGTGTCGATAGTGAGTTCATTCCGTCCAACCTTAATACGGTTCTTACCCCCCCCCCACAGATTCTGACGAAGTTGTGATGAATACGAGTGTAGCCGGGTATCACCGTAAGCCACTAAGTGCATTGTGGAGCTGGATTAAGAGTAAGATGGATGATGAAATTATCACTATCACAAAAACACTAACACTAACTACGGAGTGGCAGGATACTGGAATTATGGGTGCAGATTTACCAAGTGGCACCTATGTAGTTTCTTGTGCTCCGCAAACAGTTGTTTGTAGTATTTATAGAGATATCTATTGTGGAGTAATGCAATAGTACGATGGAATCACAAACGACAGCAATTCAAACGAAATATCGCTTCACTGTGCTGGTCATGCCACGAATAGTCAAGCAATTTATTTAAGAACACAAAGAAGTGATGTAACAGATAAAAAATATCTTCGATTACAAATTAGGGCTTCTATGAATGCAGTAACTAGTGGGGACAGCACTGCTACGGTAGATTTTATCTTTAAATTCCGTAAACTGATATAAACAACGCATCGCAAATAAAAATATTTTATAAGGAGGCGATCACATATCGATGAATGATGAAAAGAAAAGTTGGCTAGACAGAGCGGGTGCGGTTCACCTCTGGAAAACGATCGAGGCTATACTCGGTACAAAGGTAGATAAAATCGAAGGATTCGGCCTATCCAGCAACGATTATACGACAGAAGAAAAAAAGAAGCTTGCTAGTTTAAGCGACCCTGATGTAGCTACTACTGAAAACAATGGTTTGATGAGCTCGGCTGATAAAGCAAAGCTGGATGGTATTGAAGCTGGAGCTAACAATTACACTCACCCGACATACGAAGCAAAACAGGCTGGATTATATCGCATCAGTGTTGATAATACAGGCCATGTGGCGACAGCAGATAAAATGACGAGTGAAGAGTTGGCCGCAGAGGGTGTCTCCCCTGTCGATCATACGCATGACTTGGGCGAATTGGTAGATACACTAGATACGAGTGCTGACGCTGTCGAAGATGCTGACACTGTTATGGTTGGCGCTACAGTTACGAGTGATGATGGTAGTGCAACTACGAAGTATACCCGCAGACCGCTGGCTGCTTTATGGAACTGGATCAAGAGTATGACGGATACGTTATATGCTGCTGCTGGACATACACACAATTACGCTGGTTCTCCTGAACCGGGTGGCGATGCGCTGAATGCAATGAAGTTGAAAGGTTACGATGTCAGTTCGAGAAGTACAGGCTATTAGAATGTAATTCCTGCAGTTGGTGATGATGGTGTTATAGAAGTCGGTAAATATGTTGATTTTCATGCAGAAGATATTGGTGCCAATTATAAAGATTATAATATTCGTATGGTTGCTTATGACGATGGTACATTAGATGTCATTAAAGCAGAAGGACAACCTGCTACAATTACAGCAAATCTAAATGGCACTGCAAATTTTGCAACTGAAACACTGTTTGATAAAGCACAGTGGGTAAATTTAACGAGCCTTGACCAAAACACATGGTATCCGGTTGTTAGTATGAATACCATTCCATATGGTGGACTACGCCATATCAAATGCAACGTCCAACTAAATAGCGGCTCAAAACCATCTTGGAGTACCCACAGCGCTGGATTTACTGTAAATCTTGACTTGTTAGTCACTGCATTTGGTTAGGGAACAACATATGCGAATAGTATTTGTTTGAATAACGATAGTAATTGGGTAACATCTGGCGCAAATCCAGCAGGATATAGTCAAATGGGGAATGGCTCTGTTGCAGTATTCTGGCTTCGTGGTGGTGGTCAATATAGACTTTATGCAGATTGGGATGCTGACTGGACTGTTAAAACCAGCACATACACCAACAATGAGCAAAGCGTTTCCCCTACAACGTCTTATCCAGGTGTAAGTATAAATCGTTCTACTATTACAGCGCATATAGACGGGGGAGTTATTGATTACAATGATGGAAACAAAGCAATTCGAATCGGTTTCGCTGGCGATGGTCTTACAACTTCAAATTTAAATTATATTGCAGGCTACACAGACAATGGCACGAAGATCAAGGACGTTAATAAGGATGTTTTGAAAAGTTGGCTGGGTGTAACCACCATTATCTCTCAAACCAGTGACCCTGGTGCAGGAAGTAGTCTTGCGACCGGTACAGTGCTTTTGGTATATGCGTAAGGAGGATTGATTATGGCGATTTATACAGGAGTTGGCGGAAGCGCCAAATCAGTTTCAAAAATTTATACTGGAATAGATGGTGTAGCAAGGCCAGTGCACAAGGGCTATATCGGCGTGGACGGCGTGGCCAAAAAGTTCTATGACGGTGGCAATCCCATCAGCTCCTTTGCATTGGGGACGGAATTTGGTATTGCAGACCCGAGCGGCAACACCTACTGGTATAAGCTGGTCCACAAGGGCGTTCCGGGCGGCGGATTGTACGACAGCACGGCCAACGGTGCATGGCTCTGGAGGACGAACATTGCAGGCTCAACAGCGATCGATAGCAGTAACTACATCTACGGTTACGAAGGATGGGCGCTGGACAACTGGTGTGTCAACTACCCGGGCGGAAATATCAAGTCCAGTGTGGCAAACCGCCTGATGACCGTGCATCTGCCCTACGTGAAGCAGGCTGATTACAATTCAGCCAATGTTTCTTCCGGCTCAAATGGCCTTTCGAGAAAGTGCTTTCTGCTTTCCGCTGTTGAGATGGGTGTTTATACATGGCAGGGTGTGGATGGCCTGATGGCGCAGGAGGGTGCAAAGCTGGACTACTTCGACTACACGACTGATGCCACCAGCAAGCGAAGCGCGAATGACGAATACTGGACACGCTCCAAACGAACCCACAACGGCAACTATATGTATACGTTCTATAAGGATGGTAGTTTTTCCAGTGTAGGCCGCCACCGCGAAGATTCTTATGGTCTGCGCCCCTGCATCGTGCTGCCGCTGAATACGCTGGTGACAACGGTTAAGGGTACGTCTTGGTGGTAGAGCGACAAGAATTATATTATCTGAGCGCCCGGAAAGGAGATCTCAAAATGGAAGAAACAATGATCCGCCCCGGGTACACGGTACCGACCGAGACTGACGGCACGCCAGCAGATTACAGCGCGATCGAGGCTGCTGTGAACGCGCACAACCAAAATGCACAGCCCGGGGAAGCTTACTGGGGCATCCGCCTATGCGGGACGGAGTATGAAGTGTATGAATACGGGGAAGTGCCACAGCCGCCGACCACTGAAGAACTTTTTGAACAGCTAAAGCTCTATAAAGAAACAAAAATTAAAGAAAGTAAGATGTGTCTTTCTGAATATCTTGCATCTCATCCAATTCAATGGACTGATGGCAAATATTACAGTGTCACCAGCGAGAAGCAAGCTTTGCTTACAAGCAACCTTGCCCTATATCAGATCTCTACTGCCGCCGGGCAGCCTTTTAAACTGACATGGAATTCTACTGGTGATGAATGTACTGAGTGGACTTATGACAATCTTGCCGCTTTGGCATTAGCAATTGGTTTATATGTAAAACCATTCGTTTCACATCAACAGGAATTGGAGATTGGCATCAAAGCATGTACGACAAGTGAAGAAGTAGATTCTATCGCTATCGTATATGGTAGTGCTGATGATTCTACTGAGAATCCTGAAAGTCCTGATAAATCTGATACCACAGATGAAACGATCGATACAGGGGTAAAGGAGGGCATTGATGAGCAACAAACTTCGTGAACTAATCAAATGCGGCATCCTCTTTTTGATCGGAGGGTGCCTTTATTATTGCATTGAAATTCTGTGGCGCGGGCACTCTCATTGGACAATGGCTGTTGTTGGCGGCATCTGTTTTTTTGTGATTGGTGGACTGAACAACTATATTCCCTGGGAAATGCCGCTTTGGAAACAGGCTGGTATTGGAGCGCTCTTTGTGACCGCCATGGAGCTTGTGGTGGGTATCCCGCTGAATTTGATGCTTGGCTTACATATCTGGGACTACTCTTCTCTGCCGTTCAATCTGCTGGGTCAAATCTGCCTGCCGTTTACAGTGCTATGGTTCTTCCTTGCGCTGCTGTGCATTTTTGTTGATGACTGGCTACGTTACGTTCTATTCCATGAAGAGCGCCCGCATTATCATTGGCGTACTGTATGTGATGGCGGAAAACGCACATAAAGAGAAAGAGCCCATGTGACGATGGCTACATCACAGAGACTCTAACTCATGCAACAACTCATAGAAATGAGGTTGTACTAGCCCGATGGAGGGTTTGTACTGCTCTCACTATATCACGTTGATAGGAATTTGTCAATTGAAAGGAGGAATTATGGCGCAGGAAATCTTAAAGCCGCTGTTATTAGACGAAACAGGCAAAGAAATCGTGACGGCACTGAACGCTATTGTTACACAACTAACTGCGATCAATGAAACACTGAAAGCCAAAAACACAGACAGTGGTATGAATGGTGGTGAAAAGACATGATAGGAAGTTTGAATGCCGCACCTCACGTCTATTCTTTTACCATACAGCAGCTGTAGACTATGTTGCTGAGTATCTGTGGTGGCATCACCGCTATTTCAGCCGCTATCGCTGTTATCATCAAGGCAATCAATCATGCGAAAGCCCCGGATGACAAGCAGAACGAGCGACTGAATGCCCACGATACAGAGCTTGAGAAGATCAATAGAAAACTAGGTGCAGATAAAGACAGGCTCGACCTGTTTCAATCCAAGCTGGTCTCATTAGAAGAGCACCAGAAAGAAAACAGTATTACGCTGGAAGTACATGACCGCAAGATCCTCGAAGCAGAACAACGTATCGGCCACAGTGAGCAGGGCAACAATGTCACCATGAAGGCTCTGCTTGCACTCCTCAGTCACGGTATCGACGGCAATGCGATCGAGCCAATGAAGGAGGCCAAGGCTGCACTTGAGAACTATCTGATCGATGGTCAGAACAACACAAAGAATATTACGAACTAACCCGAGACCGCGTGTCCCGGGCTTTTTATTTTGGAGGTTTATTATGATTGATATTATCAATGAGCTGGTTTCCGTTATCGTCCGCCTGGTTATCGCTGGCGCTGGCACTGCCTTTATGGCCTATGGTATCCCCTATCTGAAGAAGATCGGTGTGTACAAGCTGGTACAGATTGCTGTTCGTGCTGCAGAGAAGCTGGGCGCAACCGGCGCTATCGAAAAGGCAGACAAGAAGAAATACGTTATGGAAGCTCTGGAGCGTCTGGGCGTGAAGATCACTCCGACCATCGAGACCATGATTGAGGCCGCTGTCAAAGAGATGGACATCCAGAACGATAAAATCAAGGACGAGTTCAAAAAGAATTGAAGGTGTGATGAAATGGGTATTATTACATACTCTATGAAGAAGGACTGGAATAAAAAGGTGTCGGCTCATTTTTCCGTCTATGAGTTCTCCTGCTCCGATAAGAGTGATACAGTTCTGGTCGATAGCCAGCTGATTGAGGTGCTGGAATAGATTCGCACTCACTTTGGCGCTCCTGTCCATATCAACTCTGGTTATCGTACTCCTGCCTATAATATCTCCATCGGGGGAAGCCCTCGTAGCCAGCATTGCCTTGGTACAGCCGCTGATATCTGGATCAAAGGCGTTGACCCGATTCGGATTGCACTGTATGTATCTTCCCTGCCTTACTTTGCAAAGAGTGGTGGTATTGGATATTATAGCCGTGCT